CAGCGCCTCCAGCAGCGCCTCCAGCAGCGCCTCCAGCAGCGCCTCCAGCAGCGCCTCCATCCTGTTCACCTTTAGCTGGCGATGAGTGTTTCTGCGCTGGCTGTTGCGGAGGTAGCGGTCGCCTAGCCAGAAGGAACTGTTCTGGAGGGTGCCCTTGTGGAACTTGTCCACCTTGTACTCCAACACCACCACCTCCACCACCACCTCCACCACCACCGCCAACAGGTGGCTCAACACCTCCAACCACGCCACCACCTTCTGGTGGATGTAATCCTGGGTGTCGAGATGCACGTGGACGTTGTAGATGTTCTGGAGGATTATAAAATCAACTATGATAGGATATATAAATGGATAATGACCTACCACAAGGCAGTGATTTAGCGCAAGCAACTCATAAGTTTGCCTTTATCGTAGACGGAGATGTATTTGGGGTTGTTTCTTTAGATATAAGAAATCCTTTTGATGTCAATGATGTAGAAAAACGTTGCATAGCAGGATTATCTTCTGACCCTAAAGTCATACCTATAGAAGTGAATAGTCCTGTGGTATTTGGGTGGACCTATGATGCTGAAAAAAACGCCTTTTATCCTCCAGTCACTCCTCTTCCTCCTGTAGAGTTCACACCTCTACCAGAACAGGACGTGATTGAATGAGCGAAGAAAAGCCTGTAAACGCTTGGCAAGCGTGGAAAAAGAACCTTGGTGAATCCAGACCTTGGCATTTATTTGACCCAGTTCAAAGAGTGTCAGAGGATTTAGCAGCTAAAAGATACGACCTTTGCAAAGGCTGTGAGCACTTTATCAAGGCAACTACGCAGTGCACTAAGTGCGGTTGTATTATGAAGGCTAAAACTTTGTTAAAGAATGCGGAGTGTCCAATAGGAAAATGGGGACAAGACCTGACACCATCTTTGTAACAATTGCTTGTTATAGGGACCCCGTTATCCAATCTACTATAGACGACCTATTATCTAAAGCAGATAACCCCTATAGAATAACTGTAGGGGTATTTCTGCAGCAAAAATCACACGAAAACCTTATTACTGAAACCTATGGTAATAGGGTAAGAGTAGACGTCCAAGAACCTGGAAAAATATTTAGTGTGACCGCCTGTAGAAATAGAGCCGTGTGTCTTATAGATGACGAAGATTATGTCTTACAGATAGATTCTCACACCAGGTTTGACCGTGGTTGGGATACAAAACTACTTAATTTGCATAAATCTTTAAACAATAAAAAAGCGTTATTAAGTATTTATTTACCAGATTGGTATTATGCAGAAGGTAGAGTAGAAGCCTTTACAATAAGAAGTGATGAGTTTGCTAGTTTTTCATTTAACACACAAAAAAGTGAAGAAGTTTTTTATGAGTTTAACGAACTTGTTCCTATGCCTGTTGACAGCTTGCTTGCAAATGGCAAAAAAACATTATTAAGTTGGTATTTGTGTGGGCATTTTATATTTGGACCACGTGACTTTTTTACTAAAATCCCTCAACCAGAGTGGGTTGGGTTTTGGGGTGAAGAGGTGATAAATAGCGTAAGAGCGTATACGGCAGGGTGGGATGTATACAACCCAGCAAATCCGCCTTTATACCATTTAAACGAAGGACGTAGCGTTAATTGGTCTAGACAAAAACTGTGGAACGATTATCCTGCCGAACATGTGGCAAAAAGAGAATCTACTACCTACAGAATTATAAACACAATATATAACAATACTGTAGGTGAGGAAGACCTTTTTGATGTTAGGCCATTAAAAGGTTTGTATGACATAATTGGCTACAACCTTGGCGAACTATTCTATGGATGGTATAAAAATGGAAATTGAGTTTTATCACGTATTTCCTAAAGGAAAAAGGTTACCGATAGAGCAAAGCCCTGTAGACAGGGAGTGGATGAATCAGCTAATTGAATCCTATGCCTATAGGTGTCTTCCTATGACATACGCATCCCGACATGGGTGGTGCATTCGTGCGCCAGAAGATATACAGGTTGTGTGGAACGGGGGATACGAAGCCAAGTCAACTACTTTTATCTGTGGAACATCCAATTTTGCTAATGGTGGAACTGGTAATGGTGTCGTAACCTTTCATTTAAACGCTATACCTAGAACATCTCCAGAATGGAACCTATGGTTTATGGGAGCGCCTAACCTAGTAATACCTGGCGCTACCCCTTTATCTGGAATAGTTGAGAGCGACTGGATATACATATCTCCAACCATGAATTGGAAAATTACCGAGGTTAACAAGGTGGTCACTTTTAAAAAAGGAGACCCCGTTCTATTTTTTATACCAATACACAAAACCCAATTGGAAGAATTTAAGCTAATACATAAAGATATTCAGGATGACCCTGAGATAGCCCGTCATTACGAGGAGTTCCAGGCCTATAGACAAAAAAACGATGCCGAAGGTAAGAGCTCATTTACAAGAGATTACTTAAGAGGCGTCAGGTATGACAAAACTAAGCCTGACCACCCCTACCACCATAAGACCAAACTAAACCTGCATGCCCCCAATCCAAATGAGTAGAGGCTGACAGTACCCAAGTTCTCTTAGACAATAGTACCCAACGCCCCCGATATCAGGCGTTATTACCACTCTAGAGAATAGGTACAAAATGTCAGTAGACTCTTCAGGTCGACAGGCAGTCGATTTTGTATGGGGCAACATGCCCATGCACCCAAACGACGACCGTGCAGCGACCATTACAAACACAGGCGGTTCAACAGGCGACTACGGCTGGTCACAGACCACCAAAGTAGCCAGCGCTCGCCTAGATGCGGCACTTGATAACCACGTAAATGTGGAATCAGGCTGGGCAGGTTATCCATCATTTCTAAAGGCAGCAGGTAACTACATTGTTACTTCAGCTGAAGGAAACGGAACAACTGTTACATACACAGCTTTTAACTTCCTTGCCCCAGGCGATGTTGTAAATATCACTGGTCTTACAGCTTCTGCATACAATCTCTCAAGCGCAACTGTTGCCACAGCTAACCAGCAGCGCTTTACAGTTACCAATGCAGCTAATGCAGGCCTTATTACAGGTCAGCGCGGCAAGGTAGAGAGCACAACCGCTCTAACAGCATACGACGGCGTAGGCAGTGGAAACATCATTGTTCCTAACGTACTAGGTACAACCACCGCATTTGCTGTTGACGCCCTTCGTGATGCAGGCTATGAATTGGCTAACATCACCACAGCAGCTGGTGCTACTAACACACGCACCGACATCACCCGCTTCAACGCTACCAGCGCTACTGCGGCTGTTGTTTACGCGACTAGCGCACACACCAATTACCCAACAGGTACTAAGATTACAATCGTTGCAGGAACTCCAGCTGGCGAAAGCCCAGTTAACCTTCCAGCATACGCACTTGGCACTTGGACCGTCACAGGCTCTGCAGGCGCAGGTCAGATTACAATCTCTGGCTCAGGCTTCACAGTAGCCGATACGACTGGGGTAAATGCTACTGGAACTCTCGGTGGAGCCAACGGCACCATCAGAACCCAGAGCACTGCAGCTAACGCTGCTGGTGTTGCTACAACTGCAACCATTACTATCACCCCATGGGCTAACGCTTCTTAATAGCGGCCCAATAAAAAAGCCCCCTGCTGGTTTGCAGGGGGCTTTTTACTTTAAAGGTTATATTGTCGGGAACTCCTTATAGAAGTTCTCGAATCTTTCTCCGTTAATCTGGTTTGGATACACTTTCCAGGAAGACCAGTCTTTTCCACCGTTAGTCATGTGAAACGCTATCTGAGCGTTTCTTACGGGGTCAAAGAGTTCCTTGTTATTTAGTAGGTTAAATTTTTCTCGCCTATCAATACCCAGGTCACCTAACATGTTGATTTGGAAGATTCCATAAGAGTCATCTCCCGTGCCGATATCGTCGTTGTGGGCTTTAGGACGGCCGTTGGATTCTTTCATCGCAACAGCCCAAGCAGTCCTGAGGGCCTTTCCCTCAAATCCAACTGCTTGAAGCAATTCTTTCAGCTCTACCTTGTCTAAGGACTTAGCGTCTCTGAAATCAGCTAGCGGGTCTTTTGGCGCTTCAACAGTGACTGTAGCTCCGTCTGTGGTTTGGTCTGCCCATGCATTTACAGCAAAGGGAGCCCCACCAATTAGGAGTACGTACACTGCCATTACAGCAATTACCTCTAGCTTGGTTTGCTCTTTTCTGATATTAAGCATTTTATTGCTCCTCTCAGTAGTGGCAAAAGGCTCCATTGCTGGAGCCTTTCAGGTATTAGACTGCCACAGTGTTACAGCCAAGGTCAAGTTCAAATAAATATATTTTTTATACTGTGACAAAATCGTTATTTTAGTATGTACTATACATACGTATTTCCGCATTTTATTTGCGTATCGGACAAAACATATCTATAATCTATATTAGAAAGAAGTTTAGATATGTCAATTGTTGAATGGGCTGCAGTACTCTCAGGATTCGCAGCTTTTGGAGCTTCAATAATCGCAGCTACGTCCTGGATATTGAAGTCCTATTTAAAGAATTATGTCCATGAGTTGAAGCCCAATGGAGGCTCCTCGATGAAGGACACTATCAACAAGATTCACACGGAATTGACAGACCTAAGGGTATCGGTGGCTCGCCTAGAGGGCCGTTTTGACCAACACCTATCCTCTCAAGAAAAATAGTAGTACTATTCTCCTAACCCCCTAATCACATGGGGTAAAAGGAGAAACATGAACAAAGAGCAATTAATCGCTGCGGCAGGGTCTTATATCCGCGCTGCGCTAGCTTCAGTAGTAGCTCTATATATGGCAGGTCAGACAGACCCATCAGTGCTTGTTAACGCATTTGTTGCTGGTCTTGTCGGTCCTCTAGCCAAGGCGCTAAATCCTAAGGATAAGGCGTACGGAATCGGAGCTTCCAAGTAAAATGGTGGGAGGGCGGCAAACCGCCCTCCCATTATTATTAGGAGGACTCCGTGGCAACAAAAGCCAAGTGTGATAATTGTGAAAAAGATGCTCTATATACCTGTGCAGACCCTGGAGTAAATCCTGTTAATTACTGCGCGACATGCTTGCCTCACTGGTTGCAGTCTCGCGCTGATAGTGGCCACTTCCCTCTTGTAGAAGCTATTGAAGAGAAGCCTGCTAAAAAGAAAAAAGAAGAACCTAAAGAAGAGGAACCTAAGACCGAGTAATGTTTGACGAGCCAATCTACGCTGCACGTGTAGAAAGACGACAGGCCGTACAAACTCACCCAGTTCCTAAAAAGGTTACGCCACCTCAAGGACCCTTTCCAGCAGAGATGTTTGCTGAACCTGAGATTATTAATAAACCTGAAACTTCTGAGTTTGAGCCTGGAGCTACAGTGCAAAACAACTTTAAACCAGAAAAATACCTACGTTGTGCTCGTTGTTTAGTTAGGGTGCGCGAAGCTGAAACTGAGGACCATATCTGTGGCTAAACGTAGGTCTGATAGGTATTACGAAAATACAGGTGACAAAGCCAATCGCATACTAAACCTAGCTTTAGGTATGGCGGAAAAAATTGGTGTCGAGGCGCCCGTTGACAGCAGATTTTCAGTAGCTGTACCTGCAGAAGGATTTAAGCAGCAAGCGGCTAATACAACCAACCCAATTCGCCCAAGAGCAAAGGCTGTTGGTTATAACTTTGACAATAGGTCTTTGTATGTAGTCTTTAGAGATGGCACATGGTGGGAATACCGAAATTGCCCCGTATCTCATTATGAAAATTTAAAAAGCACAGATTCTACGGGTAAGTATCTAGCGTCTAGCGGATTAGATACGTGGCCAGATATGGGTCCTGCAAATTTAGATGATATTACAGATGAAAGAAAAGAGCGCCTCACATATGCGGCCGAGGCTTCTGCTAGACTTCAACAGACATTAATTTTAGAAGATGATGAGACCCAGCTCCGAGGACAATAATGCATACATTCGGACCACTATATGTTGGAAAACTAAGGTATTGGCATAAAAAAGCCCTGCCTGTAATTGAGGTAGGTTCTACCCAAGAAACAGAGTACCCGTATCGTAAAGGTAAATGCCTGGTATTTAGAACGCCTTTTACAGAGCCTGGTTACTACTTAGGGGTGTTTTACAGCAAGCCTAAAGTGTCGCCTGATGACGACGAGGCTATTGATAGGCTATTCTTAGACGCTATGAAAGGTAGAAAAGCCTGGGCACCTGAGGATGGTAAATATGATGAGTTTTTTTAAGAAGAAACCTTGGGATAAGCCCTTCTCAGAAAAAGTAGCAAAAAGAGTGTCTAGAATACCCACTGGTGAATTAGAACAGTGGATTGACCAAGCTTTGACTGAAGTTGGTAAATGCGTAAGTATGTATACTAAAACTAGAGATGTTTTATATTTAGATGAGGCTGTAAAAGGGGCAGAGGCTGTTCATGCCGTCACCCACGAATTGCACCAACGCATGACTCGCTGATATACTATTCCTGCCTCTCTCTTCAACCTCCGTGTGATGGTCGAATGCCCTGTGCTTACCAGCACAGGGTTTTCGTTTTACTCTAGAATAGCCCTATTATGGACAACAACAATGTGTTAGAAGAAGATGACGATGAGTTCCTTCCCGAAATCCCAGAGGAAGAAGAAACCCCTGAGGACATAGAGATTGAGCTGGATGAGCTATCCGCTGCATTTGTAAAAAAATTAACTGACCGTTGCATCCAGTTTATGGATGCTCTAGTAGGTCACACTCTTCACCCATATCAAATGCCTTTGGCACGCCGTATTATTGAATCTGTATTAATAAATGACGGTGAAGAAATAACTGCGTTAGCCGCACGTCAATCAGGTAAATCTGAAACAATTGCTAATACCGTAGCAACGCTAATGGTTCTATTGCCGCGCCTTGCAAAAATGTATCCAGACTTGCTATCGAGATTTAAAGATGGTCTATGGGTTGGCATGTTTGCTCCTGTTGAAGGTCAGGTAGAAACCTTATTTGGTAGAACAGTAAACAGGCTCACCAGCGAAAGAGCGCAAGAGATTTTAGGTGACCCAGAAATTGACGATTCTCTAGGTAAGGTCCCTGGCGTCACACGACAGATAAAGTTAAAAAATTCAGGCAGTAGCCTTATGATGATGACCGCTAACCCACGTGCAAAGATTGAGTCTAAATCTTTCCACCTTATTGTTATTGATGAGTGTCAAGAGGCTGACGACTTTGTTGTAACTAAGTCTATCTCCCCTATGCTTGCATATTACTCAGGTACTATGGTTAAAACTGGCACACCAACTACATCTAAAAACAACTTCTATCGTTCTATACAGATAAACAAAAGAAGACAGACTGGTAGGGGTAGAAGGCAAAATCATTTTGAATGGGACTACAAAGATGTGTCTAAAGTCAACCCTAATTATGAAAAATTCATACGTAAAGAAAAGCTTCGCATTGGTGAGGACTCAGACGAGTTCCAAATGTCATACTGCTGTAAATGGTTGCTTGAGCGCGGCATGTTCGTTACTTCCGCAGTTATGGACGACCTAGGCGATACCTCTCAACAGGTTGTAAAAGCATGGCATCGTTCTCCAGTTGTTGTTGGTATTGACCCAGCTCGTAAATTAGACTCTACAGTTGTAACAGTAGTTTGGGTAGATTGGGACCGTCCAGACGAATTCGGTTACTTTGACCACCGTGTCCTAGATTGGCTGGAACTACAAGGCGATGACTGGGAAGACCAATATTTTCAAATCGTTAACTTCCTTAGTGGTTACGACGTACTTTCTGTTGGCGTTGACGCTAACGGCGTGGGTGATGCGGTTGCACAAAGACTCAAACTCCTCCTCCCAAGAGCAGAAGTACATGCCCTAGGCAGTAGCCAACCTGAACAATCGAGACGATGGAAACATCTAAAAGCTTTAATTGACCGACGCATGGTTGGATGGCCAGCGCACGCCAAGACCAGGCAACTACGTAGATGGAAGCGCTTCTATCAACAAATGGTGGACCTAGAGACCAAATTTACTGGCCCTAACTTTTTAGCCCATGCACCAGAAGAAGCCCACGCCCACGATGACTACGCGGACTCTTTGGCTATAGCTTGTTACTTGACGCTTGACCTAACTATGCCCTCTGTTGAGGTTTCTACCTCTCCGTTCTTTAGTAGATAGTCGTTTAGCCTGACTTTACGCCCAATACGTAGGACACTTTTACACGAGGTCCTCAACCTTTAATAAGGAGTATAAAAATGGCAATTGCCCCAACACCTAAGTTCCCTGAGCGTCCAGGTACAGTTTACGACCGTAAGATGTCACCTGCTACCCCAGGACAGCGTGGCCCACTACGTTTTGAAGAAGGCGTTGCAACTGACACAGACATCCCAGCACAGTTTTCTAACGGTGCTATGCAGGGTTATGAGCCAGCTGCAGGTCGTCCAAACCGTAACAAGCCAGTTCACACAAAGACTGCAGAAGAGACAATGCGTGAGCGTGCTCACGTAGGTTCTGCTGCATGGGTATCTGCACCACAGAATCTTTCTGATTTTTCATCTGGTGCGTTTGCTGACCATGGTGACAATCGTTTCGAGGAAGTAACTCGCAGCGGCGGTCCACAGAAGTCTGGCAACCCAGCAGTCGTCAACGACTAGTTAGGCTCCCACCCCCGTTTCGCATATTTGAACAGCAGCGGGGGTGGGCTTCCTATTTTTCTAAGGAATATTTATGGCACTGATTAGAGGAAAAGAAGCAAAGGAAACCGAAGACCGAGAACCCGCTAATCCTAAACTTTGGAATATGGTTACGGCCCAAGCGAACGCTAGGTTTTCTAAAAACTCCCCTGCTCGTGGACACTGGATTCATTCTAAATATAACGCCCTAGGCGGACAGTACGTCAACTCTAAGCGTGAGGTAGACCCTCGTCTACGAGACTATGTTGAAGAGGCTAAGCAGAAAAAAGAGTCTTTGCAGAAGAAAAAAGTGACGAAGCCAGTAATGAAAAAAGTGACAAAATAGTGAGAGCGGTTTCGTTAATTTAGATTTAATGGTACCCTTTGGTTTTAATATAGAGAAGGTGACATGAGCGGTATTGATTTTTCGCCCCCGTCGTATAGGGCGGCGTCTAGCGACCTTACTATATCCATATCCCCGTTAGGATTGGTGGAACTTGCAGATGAAGAATTCGAAGTTCATGGTCCGCGCCTTAATCGTTATTCTCTTAACTGGGCTATGTATCTTGGCCACCATTACTCCTATAGGCGCCAAATTGGTGACAGCCAGCTGGTACTTAATTACTACCGCGCCTTCTCAGATTTCATTATTAACTTCACCTTTGGTAAAGGCGTAGATTACCGAAGCCCTCGTGAGACCGAGGCAATTATCCCAGACCTTCTAGAACGTGTGTGGGAAGTAGATAACAATAAAGCTACAGTCCTATGGGAAATGGGTCAGCAGGGCACCGTATCTGGTGACTGTTTTGTTAAAGTCGCATACGAAGAGCCGTGGGAAGACTCATCTGGAATGAAGCATCCAGGACGTGTTCGCATCCTTCCACTTAACGCGTCATTCTGTTTTCCAGAGTTTCATCCGCATGACCGCGAGCGCCTTATCCGTTTTAAATTGAAGTATCGTTTCTGGGGCACATCTTTAGAAGGTACACGTCAGGTGTTTACCTATACTGAAATCCTCACTGATGACATCATTGAGGAGTATATCAATGACGAACTTATTGACTCGCGCCCTAACCCGCTTGGTGTTATTCCTGTTGTTCATATTCCAAATGTTCGTATCAGCGGTTCTCCTTGGGGTCTTTCTGATTGCTTTGACATCATCAATATTAACCGCACTTACAATGAAACTGCTACTGATATTGCTGACATCGTTAACTACCATGCTGCGCCCGTCACAGTCATCATCGGTGCTAAGGCTTCTCAGCTTGAAAAAGGTGCTAATAAAGTCTGGGGTGGACTACCAAAAGACGCAAAGGTAGAAAACTTAGAAGGCGGTTCACAAGGTCTTAAAGGTGCTATGGAGTTTTTAGCAGTTCTAAAGAAATCCATGCACGAAATGGTGGGCGTACCAGAAACTGCTCTTGGTCAAGCAACTCCTATCTCTAATACATCAGGTGTGGCGCTATCTATCATGTTCCAACCTTTGATGAACCGATACCACCAAAAGATTATTCAGTACGCACGTGGTCTAGAGCGTATTAACGAACTTATTATCCGCAGCCTTGCAGTCAAGGAACCAGAGATGCTTATCTGGGACCCGACCCGTAATGTTAAGTTAAAGTCTGGTCAGATAGACCGCTTAGACCCTAACGACCCGCTTACCTATCAGACATATGTACATTTCCCACAGCCTCTACCTCTAGATAAGCTAATTGCACTTAACGAAGTTCAGTCAATGCTATCCCTAGGTCTAGAGTCTAAAGAAGGGGCTTTGCGCTCTCTTGGTGAGTCCTTCCCAACAGATAAGCTAAATGAAATCCGTCAAGAACTTATGGACGACGCAGTTGCAGACGGGGCGCTTAAACTTTTACAGACCCAGATTGAGCAAGAGATTGCAGAACTTACAGGCACTCTGCCTAATCCAGAGACTGGTGGAAAGCCAGGACAACCTCTACAACCAGGGGCTACAGCAGGCGCCCCAGCAGTACTACCAGCAACAATGGACGAGGCACTAGCCGCCGCCGATATGGGCGAGGCTGACCTACGCAACAAGCTGGTCACAGAAGCTTATGGCACGGTCCTCCCACAGAGGCGCGTACCAGAAGAATACGAAAAATAAAGGTTTACCCTGACATTTTTTGTATTAAGAAAGACAATATAACCAACGTTTGGTCATTCGTGCAATTAATTCGGACAACGACCCCTAGGATGTAAAGGAATCTTGTATGGCAGAAACAGCATTAGGAAACGCTGAAGCCTTTGCGGCTGAAGCAGGGACAGTTCCAGTCGTAGCTGAGTCGTCAAGCGCAGTTGTTGCTGACGCACCTACTACTAAGGCAACTTCCAAGTTTTATACGGAAGATGACCTGGCAAAAGTAAGAAGCCAGGAGAAGGAAAAACTCTACCCTCAGATTGATAAGCTGAAGGAAGAACTAGATAACATTAAGAAAGAGCGTGAAGCGGAACTCGCAGCACGTGCTGCTGAAGCAGAGGCTAAGGCTAAGCAACAGCAGGAAGCTCTTGAAAATGATATGGATGTTCGCTCTTTGCTTAAGGCTAAGGAACAAGAGTGGCAGGAGCAGTTGGAGCGTGAGCGCCAAGAGCGTGAACGTGCCTTTGCTCTTCTGGAACGCGAAAGAACTTTTGCTGACCTCCAGAACTACCGTCAACAACGAGTAGAACAAGAACGCGATAACATTATCCCAGAACTTGTAGACCTGATTAGCGGCAATACCCGCGAAGAAGTAGACGCAAGTGTTGAGAGTTTGAAAGAGCGTTCTAACAAGATTCTAGAGTCGGCGCAGTTTGCAATGCAAAATGCCCGCAAAGAAATGACGGGGACCAGGGTTACCACGCCCCCGCTCGAACCAATGGATATCAATACGGACTCACGCTCGTTAACGGCTGAAGATATTCAGTCAATGTCGATGAACGATTATGCAAAATACAGAGAGCGTATCTTGGGCGCAACAGCCCGTGGTAAAGCTCGCGGTTTGTTCGGGTAAACCCACAATCCAAATCCAACCTACTAAGGAGTAACAAGCTACTATGGCATCTGGTATTACGGGTACTGGCAATCTAGCCGCAGCCCCAACAGCATACTCAGGTACTAACACCCAGCTTACTCAGGCGATTCAGGTTATCTGGTCCAAGGAAATCTTGTTCCAGGCAATGCCTATCCTTCGCTTTGAGCAGTTTGCAGTCAAGAAGACTGAACTTGGTGTTGCACCTGGTTTACAGATTAACTTCCTGCGTTACAACAACCTCGGCTTCGCTAATGCGCTCGTTGAAGGTGTTCGTATGCAGACCAACGCACTAACTGCACAGCAGTTCTCAATTACCGTTACAGAGCATGGATATGCTCTTGCGGTTTCCGAACTATTGCTTAATGCATCCTTCGATGACGTAATGGCATCAGCCTCACGTCTACTTGGTCGTAACATGGCTATCTATCTAGACCAGCTATCACGCGACACCCTCTACGCAGCGACTTCAACCGTATACGGTGAAGACCGCTCTAACCTCTCAGCAGTAAATAACTGGTACGCATACGGAACCAACGGTACAAACCGTGCTTCCATGACAGGTGCTTTCTACCTAACACCACATACTGTTAAGGACATCGTAGAGACCCTAGCAACAAAGAACATCCCACGGTTAGGTGAGACCTATGTAGGTTTCATTCACCCACACCAGAGCCGTCAGCTTCGTGATAACCCAGAGTTTATCGAAGTAACTAAGTACGCTGCTCCTGGTAACTTCATGCTCGGTGAAGTCGGTCGTTTGTATGACTGCGTATTCATTGAGACCACTCAGGTTCGTAAGGTTGTTGGCGGTGCTGGTTCTGGCTATTCAGCAGATACAGCAGTTGCTAACCCAACTGTTACACCTGGTGGAGGTTACATCACCCCAGCACAGTTCACAGGTAACGGTAACCGCGACCGCTATGACGCTATCTTCATTGGAGATAATGCATTCGGTCACGCTATCTCACTACCAGTCGAACTTCGCGACGGTGGTATTCTCGACTTCGGTCGTGAGCACGCGCTTGCTTGGTACTCAATCTTCGGTCTTGGTCTAATCACTGACCAGTCTGTAGTTATTGCAGAAACCAACTAGTACTGAGACCTGGGCACGTCTGTAAACTGCCCACTTTAACAGATACTAATTAGGAGAATATAAATGGCAAGACAAGTAAAGCCCCAGGATGTTACAGGCCGCGCCCGCGAGAAGCAGATTGCTGATAATCAGGAAGCTCTTCAAGCACGTGCAGCTGAGATGTCTATGGCGTCCGCTGAAGCCCAGATTAAACTTGATGAAGTTGTAGACGCTACTATTCCTAACAGAGCAACAGTAATTGCTGATGAGGTAACAGTAGTAGCAGCAAAAGAAGAAGAGTCAGTTGTCATTCGTGTTGTAGAAGACATCGAAAACATGACACTTGGCGCAGGAAACTTCTATAGCTTCAAAGCTGGACAGAAGTACAAAGTGTCCAAACATGTAGCTCAACACCTACAGGAAAAGGGCTACCTCGCTGGAGTTATCTAGCATTTAATGGGCGAATCAGCGGGCACACTAGTGTTGCCCGCTTTTTCGTTACTACGTTAGGAGTAGTTAGTGGCCCTCTTATCGGACCTGATTTCTAGAACTCGCCTTGAGTTGGGGGACCAGCCTAAGGAATTTCAGTTCGTCACGACAAGTGACGGAGCTACTACCGCCTACTATTTAAATCAAAAACCTGTAGACCCTTTTACTCTTTTAGTTAGAGTATCCCAAACATTTATCCCAGCCCCTACTGGCTATAAGCTAGAGGTTGATACTGGAATTATTAGATTTTTAAATCCTATTGCTGCAGGAGAAGTTCTGACGGTTAATGGCACTGCTTTTCGTTATTTTTCAGATACAGACATTACTCGTTTTATTAATACCGCGATTGAGCAGCATACCTACGAGAGAACAGATTCATACGGGAGTAGAGTAACTTTAGCAACTCTTCCAGCTGTAGAAGAGTATCCGATTGCTATCCTTGCGACTATTGAAGCGCTATGGGTATTAGCAACTGACGCTGCATTTGATATTAATATTACTGCTCCAGATGGAGTTGTTATTCCACGTAGCGAACGATATGCACAGCTCACGAGCATGATTGCACAGCGTCAAGAACAATACCGTCAACTATGTGCCCAGTTAAATATAGGTTTATGGCGAATACAGGTAGGAAACCTACGCCGTGCGTCTAAGCGCACTAATAAGCTTGTTCCAATCTACATGCCACAAGAGTTTGATGATGGGCGTAAGCCAGAGCGTGTGTATATACAGAACGACATGATTGGTCGTCAGGTAATGCCTTCTACTATTCAAGTATACGACCTAGTTATGAACCAGGGAGATAGCTATTCACAAGAGTTTATATTAGGCGCTTCTATAGCTAATCTAGTATTTACTTCAGAGATTAGAACCTATCCAAATTCACCCACAAGATGGGCGGCTTTTACTGTTACAATACTAGACGTCCCTACTGGCCGTATCAGAATATCGCTCCCACAACAGCAAACACGTTATCTACCAGTTAGAGGATTTTGGGATTTGCAAGCCACATCATCTGTGGATAACACATTCCAAAGAACCTTCCTAAGAGGACAGACTTTCGTGACCCAGCAAGTAACAACGGTGGAGTGATATGCCAGATATTATTATAGTTCCACCCGATAGCGGTAATTGGTACCCACAACCTACAGGTCCTACTGGACCACTTAATGGTCCAACTGGCCCAACTGGTCCAACTGGCCCCACAGGTCCTCAAGGAGATTACTCTCGTTATCTTGGAATCTTTGACACTCTTGCAGACCTACAAACAGCTCACCCAAGTCCAGTACCAACTAACTGGGCATTCGTACGTGTAGCAGGTAGCGCAACCACATTAAGACTTTATCGTCGTAGTAATAACGCATGGGTATTTGACACTTTAACTTTACCTACAGGAGCTACGGGAGCTACTGGTCCTACAGGACGTACAGGAGCAACAGGCCCACAAGGAAATCAAGGAGCGGCAGGACCTGCTGGTCCTACTGGTGCTCAAGGTGTTTCAGGTATTGCTGGTGCAACTGGTCCTACAGGTGCTCCTGGTCAAGGTTTAAATATTCTTGGTGAATACCCAACGCTTGTCGCATTACAAACAGCAAGACCAACTGGCAATCCTGGTGAGGCCTATCTCCTTGCTAACGGTAATTTAATAATTTGGAATACAGTAACATCTGAATGGACTAACGTTGGTAACTTAGAAGGACCTACAGGTCCTGCTGGTGTTGCTGGTCCTGCAGGTGCAACTGGTCCTCGTGGTGTTCAAGGTTTTCAAGGTGCACAGGGACCACAAGGAGATACTGGTCCTACTGGACCAACGGGCCCTACTGGTTTAGCTGGACCCCAAGGTCCTACTGGACCGCAAGGTGCACAAGGCTTTTCTGGTCTTCAAGGAAACACTGGTCCAATAGGTCCAACTGGTGCAACGGGTCCTACTGGTGCACGGGGTCAAGGTTTTGCTGGAATAAACTCTGTATCTGCAATAAGTTTAGGTCTTGGATTAAAAACATTTACTTTAAACATTTCTGACCACCCATTTATAGTTAACTCTATTATTAGAGCAGTAGCTAACGATAATGTATTTTTAGATGGACTTGTTAAAACTGTAAACGGCGCCCAAATAACTGTAGAAGTAGAAAACTTTACAGGTGCTGCAGCAGGCGCAATCTTTAATAACTGGCTATTTACCGTTACTGGTGAACCAGGCTTTACTGGTGATACTGGTCCAATAGGACCTACTGGACCAACTGGAGCTGCTTCTACAGTACCTGGACCTACTGGTCCTACGGGTGTATCTGGTGGTATTGACCTTACTATAACCAGAAGCGGTAGTACTTATGTAATTAATGGATTAACAAATCCTAATATTACAGTTATTCGCGGACTTCGTTACCGTCTTGATATAACAACTCCAGGTTACACATTTAGGTTACAAACAACCGCAGGTGCTTACAATGCGGGGTCTCAATATACCTCTGGTCTAAGCGCTAACCTTGTAACAGGCTTAGCAAATGGAACTGGTTTCTGGGATGTTCCATTCACTGGTCCTGCAACTTTATATTTTGTTTCAGAAGAAGATTCTGCACTTAACGGCTCATTTACAGTAACTGCTGCTGGACCTATTGGACCAACTGGTCCAACTGGTGCAACAGGTGCCGCATCTACTGTAACAGGTCCAACTGGTGCAACAGGTGCAACTGGTCCACAAGGTATTCAAGGTCCTACAGGTCCTCAAGGTAATCAAGGTATTGCGGGTGCTCCTGGTGTTCAAGGAGCTACAGGTCCTCAAGGACCGCAAGGTATTCAAGGTGCAGCTGGTACGCCTGGTGCTGCTGGTGCTGCTGGTGTTACTGGTCCTACAGGTGCGACTGGTGCGACTGGTCCAGAGGGCGCTGGAATATTTATTCTTGGTTCGTACAACTCACTAGCAGAACTTCAAGCTGCACAACCTGTTGGTGCAATTGGTGACGGATATCTTGTAAATGGTGTTCTATTTGTATGGGCTGGTTCTCAATGGGCTAGCGCTGGAGCAATTCAAGGTCCAACTGGAGCACAGGGTCCACAAGGTATTCAAGGTTTATTGGGACCAACAGGTCCACAAGGTGACACTGGTCCGCAAGGTATTCAAGGCGTTGTTGGTCCTGTTGGCCCAACGGGTGCAACTGGTCCTGTATCAACTGTTCCTGGCCCTACTGGTCCACAAGGTATTCAAGGTGTAACAGGTCCGCAAGGTCCGCTTGGACCAACAGGTCCTCAAGGCCGTGGCCTAAATATTTTAAATGCGTTTAGCACATTCCAAGAACTTATTGCTGCTGTTCCTTCTCCTGTAACTGGTGACCCATACCTTGTAGCTGGAAACCTATTTATTTGGGATGGCGACCAGTGGATTAACGCGGGCGCTGTTCAAGGACCTACTGGTGCAACTGGACCGCAGGGTCCATTAGGACCTACGGGTGCACAAGGAAATTCAATTACAGGACCTACGGGTGCGACTGGTGCTACTGGTCCACAACCATTTACTATTGTAGGAACTTGGCAATCAGGAATTTCGTACAGTCCTGGACAAGCAGTTTTTTATGACACTCCTACATTAAAAGGTACGTATCTTCGTAGAAACAACAACTCTACGCCAGGAATAACTCCTCCAGAAGATACCGCAAACTGGTTAATTATTGTTGCTGCAGCAATAGGTAATACTGGTCCTACTGGAGCCACAGGCCCTACGGGTGCTCAAGGTATTCAGGGTATTCAGGGCTTACTTGGACCTACAGGTCCACAGGGTAATCAAGGTTTACTAGGTCCAACAGGCCCTACAGGCACTACACTACTTAACGTAGATGGTGGTAGCCCTGTAAGTAATTACGGTGCAGTTATCAACATTGACAGCGGAGGAGTGGTTCAGTAATGCCAATTAAGATTCAATTACGCCGTGGCACGGCTAGCGAATGGTCAACTGCTAATCCAGTTCTCTCAGAAGGTGAACTAGGTCTTGAGTTAGACACTGGAAAGTTTAAGGTTGGCAACGGTACTGGTGCTTGGAATACGCTAGTATATGCATCTGGTATTCAAGGACCAACAGGGCCGCAAGGTGTCGCAGGTGCCGCTGGACCAGCAGGTGCTAACGGAGCAGCAGGTGCTCCAGGACCAACTGGTGAGCGCGGGCCGACAGGTATCCAAGGACCTGCTGGTGATGGTGGAGTAGGCCAACTACTTCTTAACGACGCACTACTTCAAACTGGTATTTATTTTCCAGTTGGAGCTGTTACTAGATTTACTAACGTGGTACAAACCGTGATACCACCGATTACGTTAATATAGGAAGGTAAGTGAATGGCACGCAATATTGCGCCTGAGTACTACGAGTGGAACCCCACCACTAAACAAATCACTATTGACCGCTACATTAAGCGTGTTCACTTGTTCCTTATTGTCAACTCAACCCGCAATAAGATTTTATTTAACTTTAGCGACCCAACTCAGACAATCACAGTTAGCTATCTGTATCCTGACTACAGCATTGCTCACCCTATGGGTGAAACTTCTTATAGAACTGTAATTACTCTTAATGCATCTGTTGATACAACAGGCATGTTGTCTACAGATACTCTGCAAATTATTGTAGACGACGAGCACCAAAAGGTTACATTTGATGACACCTTTATCGATGGTGCACAGAAGCTTCGTACATCAGAGCCGCAGTCCCTTATGGATACCGACTTTGAGTACTCAGTACAGCCGTCTAAGTGGGAAGCGATATTCCTAGCAAATGGTTACCCATCATTCTTCCCTAAGGCATCTGGCGGTAACTCCTTTGACGTTGTTTCTATTATTGGTAATGGAGTACGCCCGCGTTCATCAATGACAGTGACAACCGCTCTTCCTCACGGCTTAACTCCAGGTCAGATTGTTTCTGTACAAGAAACTCTTAACTATCTTGCCGAAGGAACTGCTTTAGTAACCGCTGCGCCAACAACCACTACATTTACATACACCGCTCGCGGTGCTGTATCTGGTGACGTAGCTTCTGGAACTCTTACTACTGTATATGGTGGAGACATCTTTGACGGCGCACATATTCCTGGTGGTAACTTCCCAATCGGTGGTATAAACACCCTTAACCGTTGGAGAGCAACAGTAGATGGTGCTGCTCCTATCTCAACAGTAACAGCCATTTTTGACCAACCACACGGCATCTTTCCAGGAAATCTTATTGTTGTCTCTGGTACAAACAGCTTTGACGGTAACTGGCAGGTAACTAAGGTTCCTACTCAGACCACTTTAGAGTTTTCTCTCGACCGTCAGCAGTCTGCTGTATCTGTTCCTACCACTGCTCTCATCATTGCAAAAGGCGATGGATACGTTATTCAACGTCCTTATGATGGCGGCGTATCAATGTCTACTGCTACAAACTCTATGGGCTCTCAGACAATCCGTCAGACCCGCCGCTACTTCCGTTACCAATCAGGTAAAGGTCTTCAGTTCTCAACTGGCGCACAGCTCACTCCTGTATACGATGTTGAGCAGCTGTTTATTAGCGGAGGTTCCGTAGGACTTAATACAGTTACAGTAAAGACTGTTCAAGACCACGGTATGCAGGCAGGCGTTACGGTTGACATTGAAGGTGTTCGTACCCGTTTTGCCTATAACCCATTCAACGGAAATAACTTTATTGTATCTCGTGTAATTGACGTAAATACTTTTGAATACCAAGTAACTCTAACTGAGACGTTACCTCTAGTTGACCAGAATCCAGGCGGCACTAACGTGTATGTCCACGCTCGTAAGTGGTTTGGTGCTGTTACTCGTTGCGGTATGTTTGATGACCAGAACGGTTTCTATTTTGAGTACGACGGTCAGAAGATGTTCTGCGTACGCCGTCACTCTGAAAAAGAAGGTATTGGCCGCGTAAACGTAGTAAAGAACTCTAGCTTCGTTACTGGTCTTAACACTCAGTTCCGTAAGCAACTTACTGTAGGACAGTCCATTGTTATCAAGGGCTCTTCATACCGCGTAATTGCTGTTAACAGCGCAACCTCTATCAACATCTCTCCTGCATACCGCGGAGCTACTGGTAACCGTACTCGATATCTAATTACTCAAAATGACCGATTCCCTCAAGATGAATGGAACGTTGATAAGTTTGACGGAGAAGGTCCATCGGGATATCTGCTAGACGTTGGTCGTATGCAGATGGTGTTTATTGACTACACCTGGTACGGCGCAGGTACTGTTCGATTCGGTATGCGTGGTCCTAATGGCAAGGTTTACTGGTGCCACAGACTTCCACAGAACAACGTAAACAACAGCGCTTACCAGCGTTCAGGTAACCTTCCTGCTCGTTACGAAGTCTCTAATGACCCATCAATCTTCACCAAGATGGTTGCAGGTCCTTCAGGAAACTTAGGTTCGCAGCTAGGTCCAAACGATACAGTCATGTACGTTGAAGACGGGCGTAACTTCCCAACATCAGGATTTATCTATGTTCGTGATGCTGTCAACTGTGAAATCATGCGCTACTCATCAGTAGGTGCGTTTGACCCTGTAAAGCGTGGTTATCCAATCACCATTGCTCAGCGTCGTGCATCTATCACTAATATCTATCCAGATACACCGTTTACCTTTAGCGGCACCACAACGCCAGTTACATTTACCCCAGACTCATCTATTACTGGTGTTGGTGGAGATGCTCAGGTTGCAGTTCAATCAATTACTCAGAACTGCGCCCCAATCATCAGCCACTGGGGTTCATCGGTCATCATGGACGGCCGCTTCGATAACGACGAAAACTTTATCTTCACTGGTGGTATGACCAAGCTTCTCAACGTAGCAGCGGGTGTTACCCGTCCGCTTCTAGCGCTTCGTCTAGCCCCATCTGTAGATAACGGTATTGCTCGTAACTTTGGTATCCGTGAGTTGACCAACCGTATGCAGCTTCAAATGAACTCTATCGGTGTTACTACTAATGGACAAATGCGTATTGACGCAATTCTTAACCCTAACCAAATCTTCTACAACACTTATGCTCCAGCAACGCTAGCTGTTTCTCGTTCCTGTACAGGTGCCTCGGGAAGTATTCAGCTTACTGTTACTGATGCTGCTGGTACTAACGGTATCGTTCCAGGTATGATTGTTACTGGCGGTAATGTTGGACCAGGTGCTCAAGTAGCTACTGTTACAGCTAACATTCTTACACTGTCTGTGCCTAACGCGGGCGCGGTGTCAGGCGGTATTACGTTTACGCCTCGCACTGGATACGTAGGTCTACCTGATGACTGGTCTCGTGATTTGGTTGGTTCTGGTTCCCTTGCTCAGATTATCTACTTTGACAACTCGGGTCCTGGAGCTGGTGGTGTTCAAGCTGCCTCTGGACGTATTTCTGGCGGTGACTCGGTTGCCTCCTTCTACTCAGAAAACGGCGGTGGTTCCTCTAACTTCAACGTCTCTAACTTCGACCTTAGAGATATCCGAGACCTAGGTAACTCCATCATTAGCGGCGACGGCAACGTGTCAAGCCCTAGCTACCCTAACGGCCCAGACATTATCGTCCTTACAGCCACCAACATCGGTACTGCGGCGTCTAATATTTCAGCCCGTATCTCATGGATTGAGGCCCAGGCATAATGTCAGCGGTTTACGGTGACCCTATTATTAAAGACGATATACTTTTAATGACCTCGGAAGGTAGGTAAAAACCCACATGCCAGATTACACATCGCTTAGTACGCAGATTGATGCGGTTAAGGCAGAAATTACATCTAGCTTAAACGCTAGCACTTACACTGCTCAAGATTTAATCTATGTAGCTAAGGCCCTTGAAACTATGGGCACTCTTCTGGGTGTCAATGACATCGTTGCTGCAACCGCGGACCGCGTAACAGCAATCACAACCGCTGGTACAACGCAGGTTACTGCTGTTAACACAGCGGGCACCACACAGGTTTCTGCAGTAAACACTGCGGGAAATAATAAGGTCGCTGCAATCGCTGCAGAGGCCGCTAACTTAACCGTACTAGCGTATATAGGAGTACTCGACTAATGCCTACAACCGTAACCCGTTTTAGGGCACTTACCGCTGGAACCACGGATGGCAGCGCTTATTCGGTTCCTGCAAGTAACACCGCAATTATTACAAACGTGGTCTTAGCAAATAAGACCGCAGCAACAAGAACAGTAACAGTTACCACTGGTGGCTTTGCATTCTGTTCAGGTCTACAGGTTCCAGCAAATGGAACTGTAAACTTTGATGCTCGCGTAGTTTTAAACGCAACTGAAACAATCTCCGTTACAGCAGACGTAGGGTCTGCAGTTGACGTTTTGATTTCAGGCGTATTGATTTCTTAATAAAAGGAAAAGGACAGGTAACTATAAATGGCAATATCCTCAAGTAAAGACTTTATCGTCTTCCCGAACGACAATTCGGGTCGTTTGTTTGTCAATGAGGCCACCTTTACAGCCAGTGGTACCTGGACCGCGCCTGCTGGTGTGACCTTCGCCCAAGTTGTACTCGTCGGTGGTGGCGGCGGTGGTGGCGGCGGTTCTCAGAACGTCGCAGGTGGTGGCGGTGCTGGTGGTCAGGTAATTGTTAAAAACATTGCTGTAACCCCAGGAACAACCTATAACATTACTATTGGTGCTGGTGGACAAGGTGGTCAGGGTGCAATTAACGGCGCTACTGATACTGTTAACACACTACCTGGTGGTAACGGTTCTGCAACTATCTTCGGTAACATCACAATTGCTAACCTTCTTGTAAACCCAGACTTTGATTACAGCGTTCAGTCATGGGATTCAGCAACCTACTACCGCTCAGCAACTGGTATCTCTGGTCAATCTTCGATTACCGTATATCCAAATGCTGCTGGTCTAACAGTTGGTCAGCGTGTAACAGGCACTAACATCGGTTCTAACGCACGTATTGCTGGTATCTCTGGCAACGTAGTAAGCTTGAACGTAGCTAACACAGCTACAGTAGCTACCGTAATTGGCTTTTCACAAGGTGAGTCTGTAGTACGTCCTTCTAACGTATTCTTCTACAACATCTCCTCAGCAGCTTCTGACATCACAACGAACCCACAGACTGGTAATACTGCAGGTTCTCCATACTTCAGAAACCTATCCAACAACCTCTTGCAGCCAAACATTGCACAGCTTGAGGATGCAGCAACCCTATCTGGAAACTTGCTACGTCAATTTGGTACCTCTCTTTCAACATTTGCTATCAACAACGCTGGTGTTCCTACCAAGCTTCCAGAAATGGTTGGTGGTTATACCAAGACTGCTACCACAGTCCTAAGCTCTACCACTGTTACTCTTAACAACACTAATGATGTATATCCAAACATGTACATTGTTGGAACTGGTTTTGCTTCAGGTACTGTAGTCCTTAGCGTTGATAGCGCAACTACAATTACAATCTCACAGGCAGCAACTGCTAACGGCACCGTTACAGCCACAGTCTCCTACTCAGGAGCCTTTGGTATCAACGGTCTTATCTGCGGTACTAGCTCTTCAACATCAGCTGGTGCTCCAACATGGGTTCAGTTCTCAAACATGAACTCAACAACAACCTCTAACGGTACGCAGACATCTACAAGCCAGCAGGGTGTTCCTTACATCCCAGGTGCTACCTATACCTTCTCTGCTTATATTTCTACAAACGTAAATATCAGCACATCTACACCAATCCTCTTCCAGCTACGTTCTGCAGGCGCTTCCCGTAACGCGGTTTCAAGCACCTCTTACCTAGGTGGTTCTAACTCAGGTACAACTGACTCAATTGATGCGGGTACAGCTAACGGATTCTTCGTACGTCAAGGAATTCCAGCAACCCTTACTAACTACGGTGGGGCCTTTACAACTACCGCTAACGCAGCTAACGGCGCAACCACAATTACCGTTGCAGATGCAACAGGTATCTTGATTGGTATGGCTATTACTGGTTCTGGTATCCAATCAGATACAATCGTATCTAACGTAGTCGGAACTACCATCAGCATCAACAAGACCACTAACGCAACTTTGACTGATAGCACTGTTAACTTTGCTAACCCAGCAGGTGTTCAGATGCTTGGCTCTAACGTAACTGTTGGTCAAACAGGATGGCGCCGTCTTTCAGCGACATTTACCACACCAACAATTGCTTCTGCTCTTGCTAACGGTGTCTATGCGTTCGGTTCTACACCTCAGTTCGTACACCCAGTTATTGTATTCCAGCAGGGTTCTGTAAACTTCTGGATTGATAACCTACAGCTTGAGGTTGGTAACACAACCACTACATGGCGCCCACCTGTCTATCGTGAGGCTCAGTCAATGCTTATGCAGACTAACTCTGCGGCTGGTGCAAACCTCGAAACATCACACCGTTTCGTACGTGTTAATCCAAGCACTCAGTACTCAGGCTCTGCCTTCGTGGTAGCAACTGGTACTTCAAACCAATACCGTCCAGTACGTGCTTACATTGAGTACTTTGATGCAGACTTCAACTCTGTACTTCGTACCGAAGGTAACAACGTATTCTTGCCAATCTCTGGTGTAGCAACATCAAACCAGCAGATGCCAGCAGTAACTTACCCAGTTCGCGTAGTAGTTAATGGTGCTAGCTCACCCGTTAATGCACGTTACGCTAAGTTTGGCGTCATGGTTCTTGAAGCTGCACAAAGCGCTACAGGTTCTGCAATCGAACACCACATCATTGCTCCTCAGCTTGAGCCAGCAGCAGTTGCAACCACCTACAAGAAGGTTGATAACGTCAACTACTTCTACGCAGGTCAAGCTGGCCTAACCCCAATCGTTTCATCTCTTGGCACTCTTGCCGCAGAAGGTGGTGGCGGTGGCGGTACCTTTAACACCAACTCCACACACTGGCAGTATGGTCTCATCGGCGGTAACAACGGTGGACACGCTGCTAACAACTCCAGCACTACTACCACTCTTGCAGGTGGTGGCGCAGGCGCAGGCGGCGCTGGTGAAACAGCTCGCATCTACGGTGTAGGTGTATCTGGTGGTAACTCTATCGACGGTTTCCGTACAACTGGTGGAGGTTCACAACAGATTTGGCCAATGCGTGGTCACCAAGGTGGATACGCACTTTGGAACTCTGGTACCAACAACTCACACCCAATGGGCGAAGCTGGTAAGGGCGGACCTGGTGTTCTCCTCAACGGCTTGAGCTCTGGTTCTCCACTCGGTCTACCAGTTGCTGGTGGCGGTGGCGGTGCTGGATGGTCAGCATCTAACTCTATTAACCAATCAATTCCTGGCATCGGTCAGAACGGTGGCGGTAAGGGTGCTCCAACATACTTGGTAACCCAGGCCTCAACTACAGCGGATTACTACGCACGTGGTCTTGACGCTGTAGCAAACACTGGTGCAGGTGGTGGCGGTGGTGGTTCTAACTGGACTAACACTCCTCAGACACTTGCTAACCACAACTCTGCTAACGCAGCGTGTACTTATGAAGCTATCTCGTCTGAGTTCTTCAAGTGGAACCCAATCTATAATGCAAACATTGTTATCTCAGCACAGGCTGGTTTCTATGGTTCAAACGTTCTACGTACAACCATCCAAGATACTGGTAATGCAAAGATTACAACTTCATGGCAGTCCTTCCCAATCCTTCCACGTATCCCGCTAGTATTCCCTGGTGTGGCTGCACGTCTAACAACTGCCCCAGGCGGTGTGACCTCTGCACAGTTCACTGGTCTACCAAAGCGTGTACGTCCAACAGTTCGTTGGAAGAATGAGAACAACGTAATCATTCGTGAAGACCGCCCTACATTTGATATCCAGTTCTCTGGAACTAACACAATTACATACCTTGGTGCATCAGGCGCAACCTCTGGCTACTGGCAGACACATGCCGCTCCAGCAGGCGCAGCTTACTTCGATGTGACATGGGAATTCCTATACATGGATGCTGGTGACGTTGTTGACGTTGACTTCGGTGGCTGCCAGTACTACGCATTCTCATCCTTTGGCGGAAACGGCGCAGATGGCTATGCTATGGTTCGCTGGTTCGACAAGGCAGTACTCTAGGAGGAAATGAATGGCTAAATACGCACTAGTAGATAACAACCGAATCACACAGGTTCAGGTTGCAGAGAGCGAAGACGCTCTCGGTCCATTGGCTCTTCTTTTTGAAGTAGTCCAGATTGACGGTCTAGACCCAGAACCATCTCGTGACTGGGAACGCGTTAACGGAACATGGTGCCCACCAGGAGTACCAGAAGCTGCTAAGGCACTTTGGAACGGAACAGGCTTCGAAGGAGTAGAAGCAATTGAAGCTCCAGAAGAAGACGAAGAAGAGGAAGCAGAGGACGATAAGTAATGGCCATTTCCTCACAGCCAACGGTCCTTGCACAGTCTAACGATGCCTACATCAACGTAGGTGTCACAGGCCGTCTTCAGACCTTTTCGGCAGCAACAGGCACCTTAACCATCAACCCAACTAATGGTTCGTTCATTCGAATCACTAACTTGGTTGGCGCTGTAACTGTAAACTGGACGGGCATCCCATCTGGTTACGGAACCCGCTGGCAGGTAGAGGTAAGAAACCGTGGCGCTAACGCAGTTGCCTTCAACGGTGTGACATGGGATGGCGGCTCTGCCCCAACCATCGCATCTGGTACTGCAGCCTCAGTTCTAGATTTCTATTCACCAGATGGCGGAGTAACAATCTTCGGCAAACTAGACTACGCAACAGTAGCTTAATTTAAATTAGAGACGCCCCCAGGTTACAACCTGGGGGCTTTCTACTTTATAATAGACTTATGAAAATAGCCGTATACACCATCGCATTAAATGAGGAACAGTTTGTAGAACGCTGGTATGAATCAGCTAAAGAAGCTGACTACCTGATGATTGCTGACACAGGCTCTGTTGATGAGACTGTGAGTAAGGCTGAAGCCCTAGGAATTGTGTGCCACAAAATTAGTGTGCGTCCGTGGCGGTTTGATGATGCCCGTAACGCAGCGCTCGCCCTATTGCCAGATGACATTGACTACTGCATCTCTTTAGATATGGATGAGATACTCGCCCCAGGCTGGCGCGATGAAATGGAAAAGATTCCTGTTGGGTCTACTCGTATACGCTACAACTATACATGGAACTTCCAACCAGACGGCTCTCCAGGTCTAACATTTGCTGGAGACAAGATTCATGCACGCCACGGGTACCGTTGGCAACATCCTGTACATGAATGTTTATATACAGATAGGCTTGTAGAAAAAGAATATTGGTCTCAACTAGGGCTGTGGCATAAAGCTGACGACCAAAAATCTCGTGGGCAGTATCTACCCTTACTTAAATTATCTGTAGAAGAAGACCCTACGAATGACCGTAATGCGTATTACTATGCTCGTGAACTATTTTTCCACGGGCAGTATGAAGAGGCCCTTGTGCAATTTAAACGCCACCTGTCTTTACCTAAAGCTGTGTGGAAAGCCGAACGTGCTTCTTCTATGAGATATATAGCTAAGTGTTCTACTGAGGAATCTGAAAAACTTAAATGGTGGAAATTAGCTGTACAAGAAGAACCAGCTAAACGTGAAGCTTACGTTGAGTTGGCGCAATACCACTATGACAAAGGTAGATTTGAAGAGTGCTATATGTGGGCTAAGAAGGCAGTTAATATTAAAAACAAAAGCATGGACTATTTAAATGAAGCCTTTGCTTGGGGCGCTACTCCTTACGACCTAGCTGCTGTATGTGCATACTGGCTAGGAGAGCGAGAAAAAGCGCTTGAATATGGAACTATGGCTGCAGAGTTAAGCCCTACAGATGAGCGAATACTGGGTAACCTAGAGTTCTACAAGCAGGGAGTTAAATGAGAGCTCATGCCCCAGGCGGTCGTTTTGACGCAGATTTTGAAACCGACAAGGTTCTAGACGGTATAGATAAAGACCTAAAGAGACCTGTTGGAACTATTGCTAAGTGGTTTGTATGGGACCCTGCAGCAACTGTACTTGACCCTATCTATGATACTGGTGTAGACCTATCTACATCTACAGGTGGGCGTATATGGAAGGGCCCATTTGACTTGCCCGTTGTTCGCGCTGTTATTAAACAAGGAAGCATTAAGAATAGCCAGCGCGGTTACTATGGCGCAGACTCCCTACACCTAACCCTAAACGCTGAAGACGTTGAACGTGTAGTACCAGGAGTAATTGGCAACCCAGACCTACAGGCCCGTGGCCGTATTCTATGGAAGGGCCAGGTCTACCGTCCATATTTTATTCAACAAGCTGGCATTGTTGCTGAAAGATATACACTGATAATTGTAGAATGTATGCAGGTCATGGCAGACGAAATGGTCAACGACCCTCAGTTCCTTGCCTTGGCTGGATATATTAAATAGGAGTTCATATGACCCATACAGGTAACTTACGCTCTACTCCAGCAGACTCAGTTATTAATTCAGAAACTTTTACTTCTAAAGATAGACTTAAAACATCAGATGTAACCACAACCTACTTTACTAGCTTTCAGTTTGGTCAAACAGGTGATTGGGATTCACAAGTATCTAACGGTGGAACCAAAACTTACAATGCCACGTTAGGTGGTATAGACCTAGGAGTATCTAGCACTTTAGATTCAGAGTCTATATTTCAAACTAGACGTGTAATGAGTTATGTTCCAGGTCGTGCAAGTGGTTTAAGTGGAGCCTACAGACTGAGCAATCTTACTTCTGGTATTAGATATCGTTGGGGGATATTTGATGAAAACAATGGAGCATTTGTTGAAGTAAATGGTAGTAATATTTATTGTGTAGTTAGAAGCAACACAACAGGCAGCGTTGTAGATAGTAGCGTGCCAAGAAGCTCATGGAATGAGGATAAGCTAGACGGCACTGGACGAAGTGGAATTACACTAGACCTTACTAAACAACAATTAATATATATTGAATATGAGTGGTACGGGGCTGGGGAAGTTAAATATTACTTTGTAATTGATGGACGTAAACGTTTAGTACATGTAGCTAGCCACGCTAATCATATATCAACAGTGTATTGTAGAACTCCATTTTTACCTATTAGAGCAGAGGTAAAAAACCTAACAGGAGCTACTGGCGGTGGCATCTTGTATTTTGGTTCTGTTTCTCATGTTAGCGAGGGCGACTCTGCCCGCAGAGGCCAAACCCAAAATATAGCTAGCCCTATAACTGGATACTCATGTGCAACTGCTGGTACTTTTTATCCTGTATTTAGTGGTCGCTTAAAATCTACCGCACTTAACGCACTTGTTAAACCACTCAGTATGAGGCTGTCTTCACTAAATCACACAAGCGATGGTTTACATTGGAGAATTATTTTTAGTGGCACGCTAACTGGTGGGACATGGGTAGACTTTCCTATTGCCGACCCAGTAAGTCAATACAATACTACTGCTACAGCAATATCCAGCGGATATACATTGGTTGCTGGATTTCAACCAGCGTCAGCAGCAGGTCAACTAATTACATTCCCTCTTGAAAATAATCCATTAGGAAGAGGTCTTTTAGGTACAGTTAGTGACCAGATTACGTTAGCTGTAGCAGGCGTCAACAACACTACAACAGTAATGTGGTCTATCGATTGGCTAGAAGAAAGATAGTAAAAGAGTTAACTAATGCCTTTTAAGTCCAAGCAACAGCGTAAGTTCATGTACGCTAAGCATCCAGAGATGGCTAAGGAGTGGGAAGAGAAAACCCCTAAGGGTAAAGCCCTTCCTAAGAAAGTCAAGAAAAAAGGAGCATCAAGTGGCAAAAAAAGATAAACCAGTATGGGATAAGAAGGACCCAACCCCAGGTAAATCTAGTAAACTTAGCAAGAAGCAGAAGTCCTCTGCAAAGGCTAGGGCGAAGGCAGCAGGCCGCCCCTATCCTAACCTCGTAGACAACATGGCTGCTGCAAGAAAGAAGAAAAAATAATGTGCGCTACTTGTGGTTGCATGGGCAAGAAAAAGAAGGCTCCAGCTAAGAAGGCTGCTGCTAAGAAGGCTGCTCCAAAGGGCATGTCATCTAAGCAGAAAAAGCTTGATGTTGATAAGGACGGCAAGTTAGAAGGCTCTGACTTTGCTGCTCTCCGTTCAAAGAAAAAGAAGAAATAATGTGTGCGACGTGCGGCTGTGGTCAACCGAAGAACAAGCACGGAATGAAGACCCTCAAGGCGGCGAACAAAAAGTTTGCTGCAAAGAAGGGTGCACCTGCAAAGGCTAAAAAAGCCTCAATGGTCCGTAAGAAAGGCATGTAATGAAGAAGCCTCCTATGAAAGGCAAGTACACAGAAGCGTCTGATAAGAAGATGGATGCCTACCTGACTAAAGGTCTTTCTAAGAAGGAGAAGGCTGAGTTCAAGAAAAAAGACACAGCCCATGGCAAGAAGAAAAAGCCTAAAACTCTTCAGGAAGACGCCCCAATTGATAAGAAGATTATCAAGGATATAAAGGCAAAACGTAAAAAGAAGTAGTTCGCTTAGGCCCCCGAAAGGGGGCCTTTGCTTTATCCTAGTAGTGAATCCATGCGGGATTCAAAGCTTCACCCCTGCGTTATACCTTGCGATTAATAGGACGGCCATGTCTAAAAAAGTATCCTCAGCCTCTGATAAAGAGTTTAGGAAAGAGATAGGCAAAGCCATTCCTGGTGTCAACGCATTCTTAGCTTTGACTGTCGCAACATACGCACTGGGGAGAACCGTTGCAAAACGTAGAAAATCTAATTAAGTCCAAAGCCGAGAGCGGCTCTCAGGACATGACTGACGCCTTGCGTGATAGGGCAGTTGGTGCTGGTTGGCCTGCGGACGTAGTCTCCAATTTAGCGGTTGAGTTTGATGGCGCTAATATTAAATTTCAATTCCCTAGTCATCTTGCCGATACGGTGTATGACCTAGAATACGGTAAGCCAGGAACCCCACCAACCTCTGTAATGCGTGGTTTGTCTTACCGCATAAACGGGTTTTTAGATGAGATGATTGACGACGAGCTGCTGGATACCATGGTCATGTCTGAGGAAATTCTCCATGGGTAATCAGTTTTTAATAGCAGAAGACGAGGCCCTAAAAGCATATCTACAGGGTATGACAGTTGCAGATGAAAAATCTGCAGCAACTAACGGTCCTACAGGAACAGTTAAAACCCGTCCTGTAAAAGTGTGGTTCGGATATCCCGATGTAGAAGTAAGAGCCCAAGAGTTTCCTTTTGTAACTATAGATTTAATAGACATAGTTCCTGCGAACGACCGACAAATGCAAGGTAAATTAATTGATGGGGATTATAGAGGAACTATCCCCGCACAAGCTGGTTTTGGTTATGAATATGATTATCCAATTGCTTATGACATTATCTATCAATTAACGACTTATGCACGTCACCCACGCCATGACAGGGCTATCCTGTTTCAAATGTGGAATAAATTTCCAGCCAAGTACGGAAAGCTGTTGGTAAGCAATCAGATAGATACTGAATCTTACCCGCGCTCTATGTTCGTGGATGGATACGCAAAAAGAGACACGTTTGAGGATGCGGAAAGTGGAAACCGACGCCTCCTACGTAATGTCTTTACATTACGAATAGTTAGTGAGATGACACCAGCAGTAGCCGCAGATAGAGTGGCTAGAGTTGAATCAGTTCTCATTAACCTTCCACCAAATCCTCCAGGAACATCAAACGTTCCTACGATATACGAAAAGTTATAACAAACGTAGCCCATGTATAACCTAACTAAGGAGATTATCTAAATGGCATTTCAACGCCCTGGGGTATATGTACAAGAAGTACTTAACCCTGTACAACCAGTTCCTGGAGTAAACTCTCAGTTCGTAACCGCATTTATTGGTGAGAACGACCGAGGTCCAGTCAACACCCCTACACTTATCACTTCCTGGAATCAGTACGTAACAACGTTTGGTTCTTGGAATAACTACACACTAAACACATTACCTATTGCGGTATATATGTTTTTCTCTAATGGAGGAAGCGCTGCGTATATTACTCGTATCGCTAACTCTGCGACTACCGCAGTTCGTTCTCTAAACGACCGAGCTGTTAGCCCGTCAGCAACGCTATCTATTACGGCTAAAAACCCTGGACGTTGGGGAAATGATTTAAATATTTCAATCTCTAACTCTATTACAACTGGGTATTTTGACCTAATTGTTTATCAAGGCGGAACAACAGATGCTAACATTGTAGAGACATTTACTCAGCTATCTATGACAACTACAGACAGTAGATATGCTCCTCTAACTGTTAACCCTATTTCAAACTATGTTACTCTAATTGATTTAAACTCTGCTAATACTGGTACTACAAGAAACCCAGCAGTAGTAGCAAACCAAACGCTAACAGGCGGTGGAACTGGTGGAAGTATTACCGTAACAGAATTTTCTGCTGGTCTTGCTTCACACGACATTCTTCAACAGTCTTTGGTTATCAATCTTCCTGGACAGACAGCAGCTAATATTGTAAACTCTGCAATTAGTTACGCTGAAGGAAGAGATGATGTATTTGTAGTAGTTGATGGTCCAGATGACACACCAGCTAATGCTCTAACTTTAGCTGCTACCTATACGCCAAGTTCTTTAGCAGCTGTTTATTACCCACAGCTTGTTATTGCAGACCCAACAGTAGGCGTTGGTGGAACACTTGGAAGAACCCTTACAGTCGGCGCAGGAGCTGCAGTTGCAGGTCTTATCGCGTCAACTGATGCATCACGAGGAGTGTACAAAGCTCCAGCTGGTTTGCAAGCACGTCTTGCAGGGGTTGTATCAACTCGTCCATTAACAAATGCAGCACTTGATTCCTTAAATACCGCGGCTGCGCCTGTTAACGCTATACGATTTATTCCTGGCTCTGGCCATGTTGTAATGGGTGCAAGAACCCTCAAAGGCGGCTATGTAGATAAGTATGTTCCAGTACGTCGTACTCTCATTTATCTACGTAAGTCTTTAACTGACCTAACTCAGTTTGCAATTTTTGAACCTAATAATGAAAACTTATGGCGACGTTTGGAGTCATCAGTTAGTTCATTCCTTACACAGTTTTGGTCACAAGGTGGGCTTCGAGGCACCACCCCAGACCAAGCGTTCTTCGTTAAAGTCGATGCTGAGAATAACCCTCAGTATTTAATTGATAATGGCGAAGTACACATTGAGGTTGGCGTTGCTCTACAACGTCCAGCCGAATTCGTAGTCATTAAGATTGGTCAGTTTGACGGTGGAACCACCGTTACTGTGGCGTAAAGGAGAGCCAATAAATGTCAACACCATCATCAATCAGAAACCGCTTCTCTACCCTGGCGACTGACCCGTTACGTTCGTTTCGGTTCTATGCAGAATTTACTAAAATTGGAAACGACGAACCATTTACACCAAAGATTACAACCAGCGCACAGCTATCGCCAGCAACAAACGGTAGCTCTACTGGTTGGATTGGGGGCTTCTCCCAAATCTCTGGTCTAAGTATTAACACTCAGTCTATCCAGTATCGTGAAGGCGGATACAACACTACGGTCCACCAGGTACCTGGTATGACCACATTCTCACCAGTAACCTTCCAGCGTGGCGTGCTATATGGCAACGACCAAGCTATTACCTGGATGCGTGGCTTATTTGCTGCTGCATCAGGTGAAGGTATTGCGATGCGTAATGCAACTGCAGACCGCAGCTTCCGTGTAAACATCAACGTCTATGTAATGGACCACCCAAATACCAAGGGAACCCTTGCTGGAGATGACGATGCAAACATTCCACGTATGGGATTCAGGATTCATAACGCCTGGATTACTACGCTAAACTATACAGACCTAAATGCTGCAGACGGCGCAATTCTTTACGAATCAATGTCTTTGGTACACGAGGGTCTATCTGTGTTCTTTACAGACGAAAAGTTCAAGCGTAAAGACAACGTAGTATAAACTAACTAATAGGAGTATTAGATGTCAGACATTATTACAGACGCACAATTACTACAACAATTTGCGGAAAAACTTTCAGAAGAGCCCGCGGCTAAAATACAGACGCGGGCCCCTTCTGAGTCAGAAGTAGACCTGCCTGGTGGTTATAGAGACTTAGAAGACAAACTACATACCACAGCAGAGGTTAGAGAACTTACAGGAGCTGATGAAGAGGCGGTAGCTAAAGCTGGTTCTTCAGGAAAAGCTCTTAATGTTCTTCTAGCTAGAGGCTTAGCAAAACTTGGAAATAGAGAAGCTACAGCCGATGACCTAGACATGTTGCTAGCGGGCGACCGCGATGCAATCCTTCTAGGCATACGAAGAGTTACATTTGGAACTACATCTACTTTGCGAGTACGTTGTCAGAGTTGCTCAGATGAGCACGATACAACTATAGATTTAGTAGAAGATGTTCCAGTTAAAAGATTAAAAGACCCAAGTGAACGCCAGTGGACTATGGAAACAAAGCTTGGGCCAGTAGTCGTAGCTCTTCCAAACGGTATAACACAAAAGAAGCTGATGGAAAATTATGACAAAACATCAGCAGAAATTAATACACTCTTACTATCTGGATGTATTGTTTCACTAAACGGAGCACCATCTGTTGGAGCAGGTACTGCACTATCTCTTGGTATGGCAGACCGCACTCGCATAATCGACGAGATTATCAACCGCAACCCAGGCCCACGCCTAGGGGAGGTGAAGAAGGCTTGTAAGGCATGTGGAGAAGATATACGTCTACCACTGTCCTTGCTAGATTTGTTTCGTATATAGCGAAACGGATTACGAAGACCTTCTAGACCAGTACGAGATTCTTACTAGAAGCTTTACTGGTTGGACGCTAACAGACATACGTTCTTTATCAGTTCGTGAAAGACAGAATTGGTTAGAGCGTTCGCAACGATTTAAACCTAAAGGATAGTAATGGCAAAGGAAGACCTAAACCTTGGCGGCTCTACAGCCGCGTCATTTATTTCCTCTTTAAGAACTGGCATCTCCTCTATACGTCAGGAGATGAATCTTCTTAAACAAGATACCTCTGGTTGGTCCAGCGCTCTTGGTGGAGCTATGTCCAGACTTGGTGGACGTGGTGGTGGATATGGAAGCCCTGGTAACAATGTAATTGCTCCAGTTCCTGTATTTAAAATTACATCGCTTGGTGAAGCTGAACAAGTCGATATGTATCGGCAAGGCGGCTATAACCGAGTATTTTCTTCTCCTGGTATAGAGCCATACAGACCGTTGCCTACTGGATATATGGGCGATGGAGGCGCTGCTGGCGGCGGCGGCGGCGGTGGCGGTGGCGGTGGAGGTTTTGGCGCCCTAGGAAGACGCGCTATTACAGGCGGAGTTGTTGGAGGTATTGCCTCTTTACCTAATGCAAGAGAAGCTGTTGAATATGAACTAGCTACAAAGAGAATGATTTTTTACCAGCAACAAGCAAGTTTTCAAGCTGGTAATGCTGGACCTTTTGGAAAGACTAATCCATTTGGTATTTATGGACTAGGTACTAGCGGCGGTCAAGTTAGACCAGGTGGCGAATACGCTACGGCTACCACTCTACTACAAGAACTAGCAAAGGCTGGTACTACAACAGGTAAGTTTGACACAGTAGCTGCAATGGAAGCGGCTCGTCAACTTGGTATTGGTGGCCCTAACTTTGCACAAGTAGCGTTTGGTGCGGCGCAGATGTCTAACATAACTCCAGGTATTGGAGTTGAAGGTTCTATGCGTGCTTTTGGAGCAGTACAACAGGCTCGTAACGTTAACATGCTACGCGGTATTGGCATTCGTATACGCGGTGAAGATGGCTCTATGAAACCTATGCCGCAGATTATTGACGAGATTTGGGCCAAATTAAATAGAGAAAAGATGGGTAATGAACCCATTACTGCACAAGACGTACAAATATCTTTGCAACCAGGTAACGCCTTAGCCTCAATGTTAGACCAATACTTTGGCAATGACCCCCTACTACGCAAGCAGGTAGAAGACGGACTTATGCTTAAAGCACGAAGCGGTGGAGCACGCTTTGCAGGTAGGGATATGAAAAAGCTTGCAGAACAATATGGCGCTACAACGCCTGCGGTTAGTTCGCTAAGCCAACGTATTACTGAATCTACTAAAACCCTACAGCAAGCAGCACCTGCTATGGCTGACGCGTTTACCGCAGCTAACAGAATTGTCAGTCAGATAACTGGCGTTATGAATCTTATTGATAGATTTACAGGAATGTTTACTGGATTGTCTGCTATAAAAGCTGGAACATCCACTCTAATGAGTGGTGGTCCTGGAAATATTATTGGCGGAATAATGAACTTTGCTGCCAACATCCCTTTTCTTGGCGCCCTATTACCTGGCAAAGCTGACGGTGGTCCTGTTGGCGGAAAGATGCCATACATTGTAGGTGAGCAAGGACCTGAGCTATTTGTACCTAAACAAGATGGCGTAATTATTCCTAATCATGAGATAAATAAAAACAACCCATTCCGCCATGAAGGCGGAGAGGTGCATAACAGAACTCATAATGCTCCTGACACTCGACCAAGTGGAGCAGGTAAAATTTTTAAATCAGAAGAAGAAATGAGAAAAATTTTACAACAAGCTGGGTTTGAAGGAGAAGGTTTAGCTAACGCAATGAAAATTGCTAAAGCTGAATCTAACTATAGACCTTGGGCATGGAACCCACACGGTGGCGATTTATCGTATGGTTTATTCCAAATTAACATGCTTGGTGATTTAATGGATGAACGTTTAGGCAAAACATGGAAAGCTAAAGATGGTAGTACATTTAAATTAAATAGACCTGAAGATTTATATGACCCGCTAACTAACGCTAAGGTCGCATACCACATGTCTCAAAAAGGATACAACTGGAGTCAATGGTCTACAAAAGGTGTGTTAGGGGGAGGCAGCGCAGGCGGCTCCGCTAATGCTGGTGAAGGTGGTTCTGGAGTAACAGAATCTAAAGGTTTTGAACCTGGTGAAAAATTTAGTATGTCTAAGTTTTTTTCTGGCGCTGAAAACAGCAATAAAAATCTTTTAAGTGAGTTTTTTAAAGGCTTTACTTCTTTTGCTACCCCATCCCAAAAAACTCAAGCTCAAACAAATGCTACCACCTACAACTACGGCGGGGTAACTGTGAACTTAACTGGTGGGACAAACCCAGAAGCAAATGCAGCAGCTCTTAAAGCAGCATTAGCTAACACCGAAACACTATCAAAGGCGGCGAATAACTAATGCCATATTTCATACCTCCACAAGCGTTACAAAATAAAAACGCTAAAGTAAAAAAAGAAACTTTAACTGATGCTCAAAAAATAAAAAGAATTAATAACCTAAATAATGCTAGCGTTGCCGCAACCACTGCTGGCAGTATAACCTCGGCCGCTGCTCCCACAGTTGCTGCTGGCGTAGCCGCTTCAACAGTTGCTGGTTCTGGTATTAATCGACTTGCTATAGGAGTAGCTGCCTCACGAGCTGGTTCCGTACTAAGAGTTGGAGGATTTCCAGGTCTTGTTGCTGGAACTGGACTTACTATATTAGGAAAAGTATTAGAAAAAAAAGCTGTAAATGAGTACAATAAAATAGTAAATACTGTTACAGCAGATGCTAAGGAAAATGTTTCTTTCCCTCCATTAAACTATGAGTATAACCTTCCACCACATTCTTGGAGTTTGCCTATACGTCCTCATACTATGGATGGCCTTCGTCCATCGCACAACTTTGCACAAAATAATCACCCTGGAGACTTTCATAGACTTCGCCGCGGTGTCATATGGCACTGGGATAACGGAAATTATATATCAAGAGTTGATGATTCTAGCGAAAAAGGTTTTAGAACAGCTGCTGAAGTTCAAGCAGATATTGCAAGTAAAAACCCACTTGCAATAGCAGCAGCTAAAAAATCTCAAACTAATCCTAATAATTTTAAATATGGTTTTCAATTTTTGTGGAATCCAGAAACTATTTCTTCTGCTATCTCTAGAAATATGGACGTCACGCCATCTTCAGCGGATAGGTTTCGTTCAGTTGCTGGCGCTTTTCCTGGACAAGAAACATATCAATTTCAAATTATGCTAGACCGCGTAAATGACTTTGCTTGTATACGTTCTGCTCTAGGAGACAGCTACCAGGGAACAGCTAAAAGAAATGTAACTAATTATAATAATCCTAATACTAGACATATCTATGGAGATATACCTCAAGAGTATTTGCAATATTATAAAAACGGTTTAGGCAGCCTAACCACTCAAAAGATTGCTGATTTAGCAAAGTTTGGAACAATGGCTGACCTTGAGTACCTATTCAAAGCGCTAAATGGGGACGGCGCTAGCCAAGATAGTGGTTCATGGGCTACTCTTTTAAGAAAGAAAACTGCCAACATTGGATTCTTATCACCCAGCCTTTTGGCTTTTAGATTTGGACCTAATGCTACACAACAACTTTCTTTTGTTGGTTGGATAACTAATCTATCTATAAATCATACCTTTTTTACAGAAGACATGATTCCACTACGAACAACGGTGTCGTTCAGTTGTGATGCATTTGCAGGTTCTACGGTTATTTAGGAGAGCACTATGACTATATATGTAGGTTCTAGGTACGAGTTTTCTCTTGTAGACTTCTTTTCTACCACTGTTGGTGGCGGTGAAAACCCTGTAGTATTTTATGATTTTCCTGATATAGGAACTCTTTCATACTATGACCATACAATAGTAGAGGGTGAGAGGCTAGACCATCTTGCTAATAAATATTACAGAAGGTCTTCTATGTGGTGGATTATATTGGACCACAATCCAGAGCTTAAAGACATCTTTAATATACCAGCTGGAACTATAATAAGGATACCTCGTGTTTAAATTTGCTAGCGTTAGGTTTCCTGAATCTCCAGAAGCGCCAACATATGTATATAAAGCTGTTCTTATGCAGAACCTATATCAACATGAACTACTGCTTTTGACTTTTAAAGACTGGAATCCAGAGTATGAGACAGTGCGTCCTGGCACACCTGTTGAGGTACAGTTAACAGCAAACACTACACCTAGAGATTTTTTTGGATATGTCCATCACATAACTCCTGTTGCTAGTCCAGGAAAAATGTTTACAGAAGTAGTGTGTATAGGCGGCTCGTTTCCTATGAAACAAGCTAGTCAAAAAGTTTATAGAGACCACACAGCTGACCAGGTTGTTAAAGAAATGTGTATAAAGCATCGTTTAAAATTTGAAGGAGTACCGCATCCAAGAGTATTTGATATGATTTCTCAAGCTGGATATACAGACTGGCAATTAGCTGTCAGATTAGCTAAGCAAATTGGGTATACGCTTAGAGCAGAAAATACAGAAGTATATTTTGAACCTATATTAAACGACTATTCTTTGTATAGGGAACAAGCTAAAAGATTTACATTAAGGGATGCGGGTTCTCCAGATGGTTCTACCCTATACTCTTTTAAACCTATTATTGGTGATTCTATAGAATATGACGGAGATATGAAAGCCGCCGTTTCTGTATCTGGTGTTGATAGATTTGCTAAAGCACCTATTGCACAGACTAAACAAAAAAGAAATAAAACTACAAAAAAGAGAAAACAAGATGAGTTCTTTGACCGTTTTAACGGTTTAGTTGTAGCGCCTTCATCGGCAATTGCATCATTTGAAGCCGATGCTGCAGAAGCAAGAAACTCCTTTCCCTATAGAGGCACTGCCACGGTCCTTGGTGACACCACTATACGACCCAATATGCCAGTGTACTTAAGTGGTATTGGCGGCACCTACTCTGGATATTGGACGGTTCTTTCGGCAGAGCATGTGATAACAGAGGCTGAAAGAAACACCGCGTCTTATGTAACTAACCTTGTACTAGGAACTGATTCTTTAGGAGGAGCTTCTACATGGGTAGATGGGCGAACTATTGGAGCCCCTTCTGCTATTCCAAAGAGAGTGGTTAAGCCTGGTAAAAATAACACGGCTAAGCGTAGAGAACGACCTAAGTTAAAAAGAGCATCAAAAAGGACTAATAATAAGAAGACAGCAAGCTTTGGTTCTATTGGTAATAGAAAAAAAGATACTGCTAAAGCAAAGCAACCTTCTACTTGGGCATCTGCTAAAAAAACCGCAAAGGTGACATTTACAGATAAAAGGATAAAATCTCCTGCTGTAGCCAACAGAGTTAGGAATAGGGCGCTGCGATGATAGATGATAAAAGGTTTTATGGTATCTATTTGGGCATTTGTATAGACGTAGAAGACCCTGAAAAAGATAACCGTATACGTTTACAGATACCGCAAGCTTTAGGTCAGTCAGAAACTGGATGGGCTAGAGCCTGCCTGCCTGTCACATCTAATAGTAATCACCCTGACCATAAAAAGCATTTGGCATCAGAGGTCGCAGCCCTGCTACAAGCCCACGCTACCCACGCTACCCATAGCGAAACTATCACCTCTAGTCCAGCAACCGTTAGCACCTTTGGCTCCCACACTCACACCGTAACCATCAGTCTTGCACACGATGCTCACACTAATAACCATACGGGCAAGACGCCAGACTCTACATGGAACTTAGACCATGAACATGAAGAGGATGAAAACGCAGATAACAAGTGGAATGATGACCAAGAACAGTCGCTTGTCAATACAATGGAGCACACACCGCATAGACTAGTACCTAAACTAGGTCAAAAAGTCTGGGTAATGTTTGAGGGCGGAGACCCCAACTTCCCAGTGTGGATGGGAGTTGAACTATGACAGACCGCGCTATCGCTCTTCCATTCTCATTTAATTCATCAGGAGAAGTTAGCTACAGCAATGATGAAAAGAAGATTATCCAAGACCGCATTGTATTAGCAGTTATGACCCGACCAGGGGAACGTGTTATGCGCCCAAGCTTTGGAAGTGCTATATACAATACTTTATTTGAAGACGAGGCTGCGGCTCTAGATATTGCTAATCAAGCTGTATCAGCATGTTTTGTAGAAAATTTTCCATACTTAACTTTAATAGATGTGCAACCAGATTTAAGTACAGAAGATGGTACTTTAGAACTTCTTATTAGATATAAAAAAGGTGAACAATCTGCTACAGAGTCTTTAACAGTGAAGACTAAAGTATTCTCCAGAGCTGGAGAGGTAATTCAGGAGGTTATCTAATGGCTAACGAAAACTATGTTCCGCAGGTGGATTACACCTCACGAGATTACCTGACCCTTCGTGAGGAGATGGCAGCTCTTATACCCTACTTTGCCCCTAACTGGACCAACCGCGACCCCGCGGACTTTGGTATGACCTTGATTGAACTGTTTGCCTATATGGGTGACCAGCTTAATTATTATATTGACCGTTCACTAAACGAGGCATTCATAACCACTGCTAGTCAGCGTGATAACGTATTAAAAATCTCTAGATTGTTAGGGTATACCCCAACTGAATCCACAGCATCAAAGGTATTGTTAACTTTTCAAAATTCAACAGCTAACCCTATTACTGTACCTGCCAAAACTAAGGTAGCAACTACGGTTGTAAACAGCGGGGCTACTACTCAAATATTCTTTGAAACTAACACTGCTGTAACTGTACCTGCAAAAGTGGGGGCTACTAACGGTTCAATTACAGTAAACGCTACGCAAGGTGAGTCTAAAGGATTTGGATTTGACCCAGATGACGGAGTCATTGGAGTATCTGATGGTACATCTAATCAGTTTTTTGAAATTCCAGATTCTCCTGTAATTGGTGGCAGCGTAGAAATTGATGTATCTGGTGTTAAGTATACCTACGTTCCATTTTTAATTGACTACCAGTCCTATGACCCAGTGTTCACTACCTACACTGACTCTGACGGAAACACATATGTTCAATTTGGAGATGGTATTAGCGGACGTATCCCAGCAAACCAAGCAGAGATAAAAGCAACATATCGAATTGGTGGAGGCAAAATCGGTAACGTAGCTGTTAATACAATTAAATTTATTATAACTAATGCTGTAGCTGGATTGACAGTCAATAATCAAGACGTCGGGCAAACCTCTGGCGCCGCTGCTGGAGGAGCTGACCCAGAAACTACGGATTCAATTAGAGTAAACGCTCCTAAAAGTATTAGGGCTTTATCAAGAGCGGTATCTTTATCTGATTATTCAAATCTAGCTATTCAAGTACCTGGTGTTGCAAAAGCAATTTCAATCGCTGATGTTTATAGCAGCATTACTATTTTTATTGCTCCATACGGAGACTCGGGGCTGCAATCAGATAACATAACAACCTCAGACGTATTTAATAATCTAGCGGTTAATATTGCAGCCTTCTTTCAGGACAAGACCCCTCCTGGAACTTCAATCACTCTTCAACCTCCAGCGTACGTGGATACTAGAGTTAAAATAGATTGCACTATACTTCCTCAATTTAGAAACTCGCAAGTCACTGCTTCTATTATAGAAGCTATAACTGAACTATTTGATTTTGATAACGTATCTTTTAACGACAGAATTACAGCTTCAGATGTATTAGCTGCTGTAAGAGATGTTGAAGGTGTTGCAAGAGCAAGTTTAATAAAACTAATAAGAAAAGATTTAGATAAAGTCTGGTCTATTAATAATAAAGCTATAACTAGTAACGTTGCTACTTTGACAACCACTGCTACTCACAACCTTAAAGTTGGAGAAACTGTTTTAATTAGTGGAATGCTAGCTCCTTTTGATGGCACCTATGTTATAACAGGTGTTACCTCAAATACGTTTAGCTTCTCTTTGATTAACGACAACGTTAACTCTGCTCCAGTTAGTCCAAACGGAAAAGTTGCCCTGATTGATGTGCAGGATATTATTTGTAGTGTAAATGAATTACCGCAGTTAGAAACAACAAAAGTATCTGGTGTAACCTCTATTATAGGTATTGACCTTACTACTAGTGGGGGTATTAGTTAATGGCACGCTATGGCCTGGATTATTACTCAGCGTCTAGTTTTCCTCTAAGTTACTACGGTAGTGATAACCCTCTTAACTATGACGCTTCTCCTGTTTATGCACTAGCTTCTGGGTACAATCAAATAACTTTGTTTTGGACTAGCCCTGTAGGAGCTTGGGTAAAACTAAGAATTATAAGAAGTCCGTACGGTTTTCCTGTAAACATTACAGACGGAGACAATGTATTTGAAACAACACGTAGAGCAGACCCACAGTTCTACATAGATAAGACCTCTTTAACCAATGCCGACTCTAAATTTTTCTTTTATTCTATATTTGTATTTGATTCCATACAATTAACCTGGGTTTTAGCTGGGCGGTTATCAGGTATATCAGTAAAAAACTACGGTACTTCTACAAATATGTATAACTATCTACCTCAGATTTATAAATTAACCACCCCCTATGTTGCGTCTGAAGCAACAGACAACAACGACTTAGCCAACTTTTTAAGCTTGTTTGCATTTGAGTTAGACCAGACAAGGGCTCTAGCAGAGCTTATTACAGAACGTTATAACTTTGAAAAAATTACAGCAGCCACTATTCCTCTGTTATTAAACCAGTTTGGTCTTAGGTTTGAGCCAGAAATTGGTTACCAACAATCCCGTATTCTGGTACGAGACTCAATTCAGTTAACAAAAGAAAAAGGCTCTGAACAAGGTTTGCGAGAATACATAAAAGGATTTACAGGTTGGGCTTGCCCAGCACCTGTAGCTGGAACGCCTAATCCAACAATAGATGGAATTCAAGTTAGTCACAACCTAATGCTCGACTACAATGACTCATCTTTTGAAGAGGGTATTGGACATTGGACAACCCCAGATAATACAGCTTCTATCAAACAACTTGGTAAAAAAACTGTAACTAGCTATCAATCTAATAACAATAACTTACGATTAATTGTAGGAGCGCATGGGTATCTTGTTGGAGACCAAATAACTATTAGCGGATTTAAAACTCCTAAATACAACACCAGTTCTCCTATCTCAATTACAGGTGTTGACTCAACATCTTACATAGAAGTTATTGTTAGTGGTCCAGATATAGCTCTTGTTTCCGCTTACAATTTAGAAACTGATTCTTACCCAGTTATTGCTCCAGTTCCAGCACCTTATTCTGAACCAACTGCACCTGCTTTATATCCAAACAAGCAAAATGGGATTCTTTCTGTAGCTAATAGCACTGCTAGTCCGCAGGTTGTTACCGTTTCATGTGGCAGTTCATCTCCAAGAACCTTAGGTATACCTGTTAATTCTGGAGATACTTATACCTTTAGCATCTATAGCGCAGCTCGAACTTCAACAAGAAGCTTTACTGCAGGCATTAGTTGGTACGACCGTTTTGGTACCTTTATGTCAACAACTACAGGAAATCCAGTAAACAATACAACAGGAACCTTATCTACAAGAGCAGTTGTTACTGCAGCGGCGCCCGCTTCTATTACTCTTAATCCTTTCTTTGCTACTGCTGGCACTGGATATGTAGATGGTGTTTATACAAATGTGCCTTTAACTTATGTATCTGGAAAACAATTTAGCATTGCTCCTATTGCAAATATAGCAATATCTGGAGGCGCTGTATCTTCTGTAAACATCACTAACGGTGGTAAAGGCTCCGATACTACAACGGTATTTTCTTTTAATAGAACATCTATTGGTAGCCCTACTGGTTCTGGGTTTCTTGCAACGGTCTTTCGTGTGCAAGAGTCTTATTATGCCGCTCCAACTATTTCTATATCTAGCGTAGCAAATGCCGCTAGTGGTGAGCGCCATTATTTTGATGGGGCTCAATTTGAAAAAGCTAATGCGGTAACAGACTTTGATGAGGCTAGACAAGTTCACATAACTATGAAAGCCAATCGTATTAATGAAATTAAAAATCCTACATTTAATAGCGCAAGTAGCTTTGCCCCTTGGGGATTTACAAATGGAACAGCTACTGCCACAACTGCACAATCAGACCCTATATTAGATGAATTAGCTATTGAAGGCTATCAACAATTAGGCGCTACTGCATCTATAAGTTTAACAACCGTACATTCTTATAAAGTAAATGACGTTGTATTAGTATCTGGATTGCCGTCCCCATACTCAGGAGTAAAAACTGTTACGGATGTAACAGACTTTACTGTCAGTTACACAGTAAGTCCTAACGCAACTGTTTCTTTTACAACAGCATCTGGAACTATAGCTAAAACAGGTAGCTCCTGTTTAGTTTCAAAAACTGCAACTGGAAATACAGAAATTGTTGCTGCAGCTACCTCTGCTGGATATTTAGATATTCACTATCCATCTACCTACTACACGTTTAGTGTGTATGCCAGAAGAGTCACAGGAACTGCTGCCCCGATAGTAAGGCCTGTTATATATTGGTATGACAGCACTAAGACTGCAATCTCAAGCACCCTAGTTCCAACTACCACCCTTAATAGCCAAACTTCATGGACACGTGTTAGCGCTTCAGCGATAGCTCCATCCAATGCCGCGTATGCAAACGTTTCTTTAATATGGACTAATGGCGAAGCGGCAGACGAAATAGCGGTAGATGATGCGCTATTTGAAAACAGCCCCTTTGTTTTAGATTACTTTGATGGTAGTCAAGGATTTGGTTCTACGGCTGAGCTGTTCTGGGAAGGTCAAGTTCCTAACAACTCTAGAAGCCACTACTATAAAAACCGTGTAGCTATCTCAGACCGACTAGCTAAGGGAGCCCTAAACGAGTGGTTAATGAGTGGCTCCAGTTACGCCCTGTACCTCGCACAGCCAAAAACGTAGTAGACTGCTCCCATGCTGGAGCTGTTATTGGTCGGATGCTTTACAGGGTTCTTCCTGGCTACAGTTCGTAACCTGGTAGACATCCTAAGTATCTTCATGCCTACTTCCGTAATTAATGCTGTACTTTCAATTATATTCTCTTCTATCGGTGTCTTTTTAATAGATATCACAGCTGTCCGACAGTTTGTCATATGGACAGTAGCTGGAGCTTTCTTGGGCGCAGCCCTCCTAGCCATCGTAGAAAGAGTGTCTGTTTATAAACCTGCAGTAATTAACACGGCTAGAGATTAGTGATAGGGTACTAGGGACCAAAGGAGGTCCTATGAGTAAGTACTACGTTCTGGTAGCGGGCAAAGGCTCTACCAGCAGACAAAACGTTGAAGCCCTGATGGAAGACCATTACTATGCCAAGGGCGCTGATGGCACATTGATTATGCCTATAGAAAAGCAGGCAACCCCGTCGCAAGTATTTGTTGCACAGTTTGCTAAAGATAAAAATAAAGACATTGTCATTGTTGCTAAAGAAGATGTGGATTTAAGTAACATGCCAGCGGCCTCTGTAGTACATGACGCAGACCCATTTAAAAAAGCCGTAGAGATAATCGCAGGAACAGACGTATCCGCTTTCTTACTGTGGGATGATGGTGATGAATCTCTGCTATCAACCCTATCTTCTTGTAAAACCGCAGGTATAAAGTGCTACGACCTAACTAACGGACTATCTGAAATTACCCCATCAACAACAATCCAGGAGCCACAACCAACCCTGTTTCCAGAGGCTGAGATGGTCTCAGAAAGTGAGGAGGACGATGAGGAAGAAGAAGACCTCGAAGAGGGTGAAGACGAAGAAGAGTACGAAGACGACGAAGAAGAAGCCGAAGACGTGGAAGATATCTACGCGGGGGTCGAAGCGATAGCCCGTGTTTTTGCCAAGGTCCTTATTGAGGAATGGAAGAAGGCCCAGGATGAGGCTAAGTCCTAAAGCCCTAGGTGTACTCCTAGAGGTGTCTGTATACGGGGCTCCAAGGGGCGTTAAAGGCCTTTGTGAGGCCTTTGGCGTGGGCCGTGACCAGATTAACTCTGCCCTAGCCGAACTAGCCTCTATGAGGCTTATAGCCCTTTCTAATGGCAAGACCTCTAAAGGTACATATTGGCATAAAATAGAACTAACAACAGAGGGTAAGGTTTACTCTCATGACTGGTTAACAGGTAACAGACCGTTGCGGGTTTTCCCAATCGGTGAAACCCCAACCTCCATATCACTGAATAGCAGTATGGCTGATACCTATAAAGCAGATATTCCATATAGCCAAGAGCAGTATGGTTTATACGCTAATTCAGTTAACCAAGGCGTGAAAACGAGTTTTCACGCACTGGAAAAGAAAAAAACGAAAGGAAAAAATATGGGCTTAGGCGAACTACCACTAGACCCCGACGATTTAGAAGCCGAATTAGAGAAGGACGCTAAACGTAAAGCCGAGGAGCGCAACGAGCAGTCCAGGGACTATTACAAGAAACGACAAATTGCTAGGTCTAAGAAGACTCCAGACCGCTGGACTCCTACAGATATGGTTAATTATTTTGCTGAAAGATGTAAAACCATATGGCAGGTGGAGCAGGTCGCTCTTACTCAGCGCCCTAGGTTAGTGAAGGCTATGTATCAGTTCCGTGTAGACAACAACACTAACGGTGAAATTGATAAGCGTTTACTAGATATGTTTATTTCTAGTTACAGGTTTGAGCATAGAAAGCTATATAACCCTGAACAATTGTTTTGGACTTTCTTAAACTATGCGCCCTCTAAAATCGACGAGGTACGACGTGCTATGAAACCTGAGGACTTGGATGTAGTATCAGCAGCAAGAGAAAAGGCACGGGCAGAGCGCGAAGAGTATTTAAGGAGCATTGGAAGATAATGTACGTATTAGAAAAACAAAAGATAAGACGCCGTGCATGGATACAGGCTGCTGGGATACCTAAATCTAAACTTGGTTGGACCTTAGACGATTGCACAGACTCAGACCCAGCAGACATAGACGAGATTCGTGGTTGGTTGAGTATCTTTGACGACGGTTCTATTGTTAGGGCATCAGGTAACCGTTATTGCGGCAGGGGTCTTTTATTAGCAGGCCTACCTGGTCGCGGAAAGTCGACAGTTGCAGCAGCAACTATCCAGAGTATCATGCTTAATTCTTCTTTACAGGCTTTTGATGTATCTGATGAGTCTGTGTTAATCAGGCCTTGTTATTTCATTACCTTTAACGATGTATTAGCACTTCAAGGTCGCATGATGGATAGCCCGACAGACTGGGAGGAGGTGCTCTACCATGGGATTCTGGGCGACGCTCATGACCCTTATAACATCAGAGTCTTGGTGATTGATGATGTAGGTAAGGAGCACGCTAGCCTCAGTGGATGGCAGAAGAACGTTCTCCACCATGTATTGCGTACGCGATACAACCAGGGTCTGCCAACCATCGTGACCACTAACGTTATGCTTGAGGACTGGAATAGTCTTTATGGTGACGCTACCGAAAGTTTTGCTAAGGAAGCGTTTACATATCTACCAATGGTTACGAGTAAAGGAGACTTACGAGAATGAGTAAGGTGATGGATACAAAACTAGTGCAAGTGTTTCTAAGTCAGACACAGTCGCCTGGGCCTGGAATCTACGAAGTGTCCTGCGATGAGAGCAACAAGTTGTACTGCACCTGCCCAGGTTACAGAGGCCGTAACACTTGTAAACATATTAAGTTTGTCAGCGCTCGCATTAAAGCAAATGGCGGAGACACCTATCCTCTAGAATTTTCTAGCAGAGCGTCAGCAGAAGACGTGGCTGTAGCTAAGACATCAAAGGAAGCCTTCAGAGACTTTGTAATAAAGTTTGGCAAGATTGAAGTCTTTTAGTGCGAAAAGGGGACATCAGTAACGAACTCCCCAAACGGATACTAGTTACCACAGACATTATTATGGATGTGGAGATTAATATAAAGAAAAAGTTATTAATCATTCCCACCGTAAAAATACAAAAGAAGTTTAGACGGGACGCTTTGTCCTATCTATACATATTTACAACCAGGGCTGGTTTTACCCTGGAACTCATCTCCTTTGATTTAGGGGATGCGGACTTACAAGAAGTTATGGATATGCTTGACAACATGGGCACCAACCCATTTAGATACTACACGGCGTACGAATCGGACAACCACTTGCTCAGCGAACTTCCCTATAGACCTGAAGTAGTTGGCGTAGTTGATGTAGACTCCCGCCTCCTACGATACGGACATTGGGGAAGGACATTCGCTGATTTACAATGAACAATGAATATAAATTATTAAGCAAGATATTAGAAGAGCGTAACCTTCCGTATTTATACGAACTAGGCATTAAGGATGCTTGGTTTATTGATAAAGATGTAAAACGTGTATGGATATTTGTTCGTGAACATTTTACAAAGTATGCAGAGTGCCCAAGCCTAGAGGTTATTGCTGAGAATTTTCCTACATGGAAACAGTATCCAACAGACGACAACATTGAGTATTTAGTAGACACGGTTATAGCTCACCGTAGAGCTGGCTCTGTAATAAAGATGCTAGAAGCAGCGGCTACTGCTTTAGATAAAAACCGTGACCATGAAGAAGCGTTGCGTATATTCCAGGCTGGAATTATTACTCTTGAAGAGGACGGCCTTAGTAAAACCAGCGACTTAAACCTAGTAGAAGACCCTAAGAGACGATGGGAAGAATACCTGTGGCGTAAGAACAACCCAGGTCTACTTGGCGTTGGTACTGGGTTTCCTAGCGTTGACAAAGTTACAGGCGGTCTACAACCAGGTCAGTTGATAGTTATTGTTGCTCCACCAAAGACTGGTAAATCCACTCTTGCCTTGCAGTTTGCACAGAACGTACATCTGCAAGATAAGTCGGTTATGTTCCAATCCTTTGAGATGAGTAACCACGAGCAACAGACTCGTTATGATGCCATGCGTGCTCGCATATCTCACACAAGACTTATTAACGGTGCGCTAGAACCTGAAGAAGAAGCGCGTTATAAAGCTAAATTAGATGCGATGGAAAACATGCGTAAGCCTTTCCATCTTGTCGATTCCGCTAATGGCTCTACCGTGTCAGGTATTGGTGGAAAAATACAAACGCTTCATCCAGACGTAGTATTTATTGACGGTGTTTATCTTATGATTGACGAGCAGACTGGAGAGGCAAATACTCCACAGGCTCTTACTAATATTACCCGTTCTCTAAAGCGCATGGCACAGAAGTTTAAAGTGCCCATCGTTATTACTACCCAGGTTCTTAACTGGAAGATGCGTAAGGGTCAAGTAACTGCTGACTCTATTGGTTATTCCTCATCATTCGTACAAGACGCGGATGTTGTGTTTGGTCTACAGCGTGAGGATGAAAACGTAGATGACACACGTGTTCTTAAAGTTCTTGAGAGCCGTAACTCTGGACGTATGGAGATATCACTTATCTGGGCCTGGGATACAGGTACGTTTAGGGAGATTGATATCAATGACCTCTAATATAGAAGACACGCTAGAAACGCTAGGTCTTAAGGTAGTGTCTATTCGCGGTAACGAGATACAGCTTCACTGCCCTGCTCATAAAGAGCGCACAGGCAAAGAGGATAACAATCCATCTTTTTGGATTAATGGAGACAGTGGGTTATTTATTTGTTTTTCCTGTGATTGGAAAGGCGGACTTAAAACTCTAGTCAACTATCTAGGTGGCGGTGCTGTAACCATAGAAGACGTAGACAACACTGTGTCTAGATTGACTGCCAGAATACGCCAGCTTGTACAGGGCGGAAAGCCTGAGAAAGAAGAGATGGTTCCTATACATGAGTCTATGCTCTTTGCTTTTAAGTCTGTTCCTGATGACGTATGCATCAGTAGGGGTCTGTTACCAAAAGTGGCTGAACAATATGGGCTTAAATGGAATTCTTTACAGGGTAATTGGATTATTCCTATTAGAGACCCGATGACTAATAAACTTCTTGGGTGGCAAGAGAAGGGCCACAAGAGTAGGTTTTTTAGAAACACTACTGGTGTAAAGAAGAGCGAGGCTTTATTTGGCTATGACCAGTATCGTGGCGGGGACATGATTATTGTAGAGTCTCCGTTAGATGTAGTGCGTCTAGCTTCAGTGGGTATACCTGGTGGCGTGGCTACATATGGATGTGCGGTATCAGATACGCAGTGGAGTTTAATTCGTGGGGCTACCAGACCAGTCTTTGCTTTAGATAATGATGATGCAGGCAAGGCTTGCACCCGTGATATAAAAGACTGGGCTCTTGACATGGGGCTTCCTTGTTGGTTTTTTAATTATGACAACACTGACCAAAAAGATGTGGGCGGCATGTCTAAAAAAGAAATAGAGTGGGGTTTGCAATTTGCTAAACATCTAATAGGGTTTCAGCCATGAGTGGTACCACTAGATGGATGGCCGCAGGGCCTCTTAGAGATTACCTTGAAAAGGTATCAGCGGATAATAAAGAGAGGGCTAAGTACTGTCACGCATGTGATAAGAAGACTGCTGACCACTGGGAAAGCGTTAGAGGAACACCAACATTAGTTCGTTCATGTAAGGAGTGCTGCTCATGCCCAAAGTAATTGGTTTATCTGGATATGCACAGGTAGGCAAAGACACCGTAGCTCAAGTGCTAGTACAAAAATATGCGTTTGAGCGCATAGCCTTTGCTGATTCTATTAGAAATTTTCTATACGAGGTTGACCCTATTGTTGGACACGTAGCAACCGAGCCCCTATATCTATCTAGATTAGTAGACAGAGACGGATGGGAAGCAGCTAAGAAAAACCCTGAGGTTCGTCGTATGCTACAACGCACAGGAGTGGCTGCTAGAAACCAGTGGCAAAAAGACTTTTGGATTGCCCAAGCATTGAAGAAGATGCTGCCTGCAGGTCCTAGGCAGTACGTTATAACAGACGTGCGTTTTCCTAATGAAGCCTCGGCTATTAGATTACTTGGCGGTGAGATATGGCGGGTCACTAGAGGTGATGCAAAGGCCGTCAACTCCCATGTATCAGAATCTGCCTTAGACAACTTTAAGTTTGATAAGGTTATTGAGAACATAGGAACTATAAACGATTTAGAAAAAATTGTAGATAAATATGTGGGATAACCCAAGAAGAAGTTATACAGCCCATCACTACCCTAAAGCCTGCGCCCATTGTTGGGTCTGGGTTAAGAGAAACGTCAACTGGGAAACAGAAGAAGGAGAACGCTTTATAGGCGACTACCTCACCATGGAGTGTGGACACTGTAGGAAGATGGGAAAGATTACTTGCCGTTGGAATGATGCATTGCATTCTCATATACCAGAGGGTTCTAAACGCGGGTTTTATAATGTTCACAATACGCTCGGGTGCCCACCTCGTGGTGGTAAATCTAAATCCAGTGAGTTAGAGTACGCAGATGACTTTTAAAGGCACCCTGCTTCCCTACCAACCAGAAGCCGTTGACAAAATGTGTGAGCGCGGCAAGGTCCTGGTTGCCTATGACTTAGGGTTGGGTAAGACGGTTCTGACTATTGCAGCCATAGAAAGATTGATGGATGAGAAAAAAATTAAGGAACCAGGGCTTATAATTTGTCTATCCTCATTGAAATATCAATGGGCTGGACAGATTGCGAAATTTACCAATGGAACTTCAAACGCTTTGGTCATTGATGGAACGCCAAAGCAACGAGATAAACAGTACGCCCAAGCGCTCGACTGGCGTAATACAGGCGTTGATTACATCATTCTTAACTACGAGCAGATTGTTAACGACTGGGATACCGTGTCAAAATTGCCCAGAGGATTCGTTGTCTGTGACGAAGCCACAGCCATTAAGTCCTTCAAATCCAAGCGGTCAAAAGCAGTAAAGAAGTTAATCAATGCGCCTTTTAGATTTGCACTCACTGGTACACCTATTGAGAATGGTAGGCCTGAAGAGCTGTATAGCATTATGCAGTTCGTTGACGCCAGCGTACTTGGTAGGTTTGACATCTTTGATGCAGCTTTTATTGTAAGAAATTCTTGGGGTGCTCCTCAGTACTATCGAAATTTATCAACTCTTCACAATAAGATGAAGGAAGCTTCTGTGCGTAAAGCGCAGAAGGACCCAGATGTTGCCCCTTACTTACCTGACACAATTCACAAAGACCCAATCACTGTCGTATTTGATAGGGCTTCTTCAAAGTTATACACACGTATTGCTCAAGACCTGCTTACTGATTTAGACGAAGCACAAGATTTATTTGGAAGTAACTTCAACATCATGGCGCACTACGGTATGGAGTCTCGTCGAGGCGGTCCTGAGGATGAGATGCGTGGCAAGATTATGTCTAAGATTGGCGCACTTAAGATGCTTTGTTCACACCCAGACCTATTAAGAACTAGCGCTAAGAAATTTAAACAGATGGGCGGGGAAGGTTCGGCGTACATAGCTGAGCTTGTAGACAATGGTGCAGTAGAAGATTGCAAAGACTCTCCTAAATTAGAGTATCTAGTTAGATATGTAAAAGAGTTCTTAGAGCAAAGTGATGATAACAAGGTTGTTATATTTGCTACCTATGTTGACATGCTTGATAAGATTACGGATGCTTTAGGGACAGATATCTGCCGTCAATACTCTGGGAGAATGGATGCTCGTGCTAAAGAATCTAACAAAACTGACTTCAATACTAATCCCGCTGTACGCGTACTGGTTAGTTCTGACGCTGGGGGTTACGGTGTGGACCTTCCTGCTGCTAATCTTCTTATCAATTACGACCTCCCTTGGTCTTCGGGAAGTGCAACGCAAAGGAATGGCCGTATCCAAAGAGCGTCATCTACATGGCCCTCAATCGTAATTCAGGATTTAATTATGGCTGGCTCCATAGAGGAAAGGCAGCACGATATGTTGCAACAGAAGTCTTCTGTAGCCAACGCCATCATTGATGGCAAAGGTATTGAAGATGGTGATAAACTTTCTATGACTGTTGATAGCCTTAGGTCCTATTTGACTAACGGCAATGTTTAATAAGGTGGGTTTATGGTTGATATGCTTTTATGGTTCGTACTTGGGTTAGTAGTAGGTTTAGCTTTAGATTGGGTATTAGTAAAAATTATGTTGCGTTCAGTTAACACAAGGCTCATGGCTCTGGAGGTTAACCAGCGTAGACAAGACGTAGTTTGTAAATGTAACTAAGCAATTGGACCATAGCTCAGTCGGCAGAGCGAGGAGCTGTTAACTCCTAGGTCCCTGGTTCGAGCCCAGGTGGTCCAGCTTCGCGGACGTAGCGCAGTTGGTAGCGCGGAACCTTGCCAAGGTTCAGGTCGCGGGTTCGACCCCCGTCGTCCGCTCCAGTGCCCTCTCGTCTAACGGTAGGACATCGCGCTCTGGACGCGAGAGTTGAGGTTCGAATCCTTGGGGGGCAGCTTTAGCAGTACATACAGACCTATAGTAAATACACTATAAGTATGCCTAACTCACCAAAGACCCCCACACGTACTATCCGTGTGTCAGATAATCTATGGACAGCGGTCCAGAAGAAAGCTGCAGCTGAGAAGGTTACGGTAACCAGCGTTATCATCCGTGCTCTTCAAAACTATATTAAAGAAGATAAATAAATGGGGAAACACCACGATAAGGTAGCTGCTGCATTGGAATGGCGTATTAAAACTATGCCTAAGGGTTCTGGATTTAAGAAGCCTGGGTCTATGAACCCACGCAAGACTGGCTACCGCAGCATCAATGCGGCTGAGGCTAGAAAAGCAATTAGCAAATAGACTTGACACCGTCTTAGTCATCCATTAGGTTCTGCCTAACAGCTAAACGTTAGGAAACTTATGGACATTAATGCAATCAAAGAAGATGTACGCCAATTTAAGGCACTCAAAGATAATGTAGACCTGTTAGTAAAACGTCAGACTGATATTAAAAAAAGACTGACAGATAACATTGACCAGTTTGGTTCAGAAGACGAAAAAGGTCACATCGTTCTTGCATTAGATGACGAAGATAAAATCATGAAGCAAAAGCGTGTAACTAAAAACCTTGACATTTCTGCAGCAGAAATTATCCTTACTAAAAAGGGTATTAGAGAGACCTGCATTAAGATGGTTCCAACATTAGATGAGGCAGCGATTATGGCTGCGTTTTATAACGGTCATCTATCTGAAGAAGATATTGATACCATGTTTCCAGCAAAGGTGACGTACGCGTTTATTGTAGGAAAGTAATATGTCAGATGAAATTGACGCAATGTTTGCGGACCTTGATACCTACTATCCAGGCAGTAAAAAGAAGCGTCGTGAAACAAAACCTAAAACTAAACGAGTAACTAAAGATGGTTCGGACTGGACTACCACTGCGGTGTTTAGAAAACTACCATCGGGAGAACTACACGAGTTTTATCAGGTAGGTGCGTTGGCACAGGCCTTGGGCAGACCCCTTGTAACAATTCGTTACTGGATTAAAGAAGGGTATCTACCTCAGGCGCCATATCGCTTGGCTGATAAAGAAACAAAAAATGGCGAGAAGCAACGAGGCCGCAGGTTATACTCGCGGGCTCAGATTGAAAAGGCTGTAGAATTGTTTGGAAAGGCTGGTATTCTTGATAAAGATAGGATACACTGGCCTAACCAGCAATTGACTAACGCAATCGCTGAGGCTTGGGACTCAATAAAGAGTGCCGAGCTTAACTTATGAAACAACTGAAACAAGGAGAAAATAAATGGCAGTAGACCGTACTGAAGAGTACATGCCGACAACCGACGCGTTTGCAACCACCAGTGTTGAAGACCGTCCAGCAACACCATCAAGTAATGCAATTCAATCAGGTTGGGCAGCGGCAGAGTCGCTTACAACCGCATCAGGTGACTATCCCACAGAGTTTAAGTTTAACGATGGGGAGTTCACTGTAGTTAAGTTCATTGACCAGTCTGGTCCATTCGCAATCTACAAGCAGCACTTCCTACAACAGAAGACTGTTGGCAAGAAGTCGTACGTCTCACTTGGACCTAACGACCCATTGTGCACCAAACTTGGAAGCAGGCCTGAAGACAAGCGAGCATTCACTATCGCAGTGGTTACTCCAACAGCCGTTGTACGTCAGATGTTGATTGCTAGCCCACGTCTTTATAAGACTTTGCACTCAGCAGAGTTTTCCCCACAGGGTCCTCTGACTAAGAACTTCTGGGCAATTAGCCGTACTGGCAAAATGCAACAGACTGTTTACCATCTACAGGCAATCAAGCCACGAGACCTCATGGAAGACTATGGTATTGACCAAGCCTTCGCCGAGGCAGAGGTAGCAAAGATTAAGCCTTACGAGCGCTCTGTAATTAAAGAGCACACATGGGAAGAGCTAGAAGAAATCGCTAATTCCCTTCTCTAATCAATAGTGTTAGGCTGGGGGTAGAACGTGCTCTACCCCTGGCCTTAACCATTTTAGGATGCGATGAATATAATAACTACACGTGAGCAACTAGATGAGATGGTTGCTTACTATATGAAACAAGATGCGTTTGCTTACGATACTGAGACTGTTGGAGAGCGCAGGGGTGTACCTGTAGTCAATGAAATTATGTGGATTAGCTTTGCTACACATGGACGCGGTGATGTAATCCCTTTAGGTCATCCAAACGGAGAGTTAACCGAAGTTATTAAACCTCTTACTGGGCAGGGAGCAAAGCGTGCCGAAAAAGGTTTGAATATAACTGATGAAGATTATTCTAAAAATAAAAAATTACATACATATAAGTTTACTGAACCACCTACACAGTTGTACCCAGCAGAAGTATTTGAAGTCTTACGTCCTTTGTTTTTTAATCAGGCTACCAAAGTTGGTCATAATCTAGTATTTGACTTATGTTCTATTGCTAAATATTTTGGTGGCGAGGTGCCTGCTGGTCCCTATTTTGACACTATGGTTGGCTCGTTTATATATGATAACCGTAATAAGAACAAGTGTGGTCTTGATGATTGCCTAAAGCGTGAGCTGGGTTATGATATGGAAAAAGGTGTCGGAGCACAGGTAGAGGTGCATGCCTTTAGTGTTGTTGCTAAGTACGCCTACTTAGATGCTAAATATACCTTTATGCTTTACAAGGTAGTAAAACAAAAAATACAGGATTCTGGCGTAGCTAACATCATGGACCTAGAAATGGACGTGCTAAGAGTTCTCTGTGATATGAAACTTGCAGGCGCTCCTATGGACCAAGATGCTCTAGCAAAATTACACGTGCAGTTGGAAGAGGACATTGAACGGGTACGTGGCGATATTTATAGCGCTGCTGGAACCGTATTTAATATCAATTCCAACAGAGAGAAGCAACAGTTGCTTTATCTTCCAGCGCCAGAAGGTCGTGGTCTAAAGCCAAAGTTGTACACAGGAAAAGGAAATAAGAAGGAAGCAGAAGGTTTAGAACTAACTACTGACGACTTCTCTGTATCTGCTGAGGCTTTAGAACCATACCGAGACTCAGACCCGTTAGTAAAAGGCCTACTAGAGTACGCAGACCTTAATAAATTATTAACTACATACGTAATACCATACCTAGGAGGCGAAGTTGTCAGAACTACAGCAGGAAAATCAAAGACTGAGTATAGAGATAGTCTCCTCGTCAACGGTAAAGTACACGGTGACTTTATACAGCATGGAGCGGAAACAGGTAGATTCTCGAGTCGTAACCCTAACCTACAAAATGTCCCCAACCCAGCCACAGCGCACGGTAAGGCTATCCGAAACCTGTTCTACGCTCCAGAAGATAGCAAACTTGTCGTAGCTGATTACTCGCAGATTGAGCCACGCATAATTGCTTCTATGTCTATGGACCCTATTATGATGAAAAACTATTTAGAAGGTGGGGACATATATACAACCGTAGGTGATGTCATGGGTGTCGACCGACAGGCTGGTAAAGTGTTGGTGTTGTCTATGGCTTACGGTGTAGGTCCCGACAAGATTGCCCGTTCTATCGGTTGTTCAGTAACTGAGGCTAGAGGGTTATTACAAAACTTTAGTGACAAGTTTCAAAACGTTAGTGCATACAGGGCAAAGGTAGTAGGTGTTGCTCGTAAGGTTGGTTATGTTTCTACTATTTTTGGTCGCAAACGCTACATACCAGAGATAACAAGTCGTAACATAGGTGAGCGTGCGGGTGCTGAACGTCAGGCATTTAACACCCGTATTCAAGGGTCTGCTGCTGACATTATGAAGCTTGCTATGATTAGGGCACATAAGATGATACCTAAGGGAGCTAGCCTCCTGCTTACAGTTCACGATGAGTTGGTAACTATCACTCCAAACAGCTTAGTCGAAGAGACTAGGGAGGCAATTAGAGAATCTATGGAAGGTATCAAGGTTTTAGATGTACCATTGATTGCTGATGTCAAGGTCGTACAAAGATGGGGTGAGGCTAAGTGAGTTTCTTAGATAGATTTTTTAGACGCAAGAAAGAGTCCCCCTTTGACTTTGAGTTAATACAAAAAGATATACCGCTATCCACCCTTACCAGGTGGTACATATATGACACCGAGTTAGCTGAGCCTAATGAGATAGCAAGTTTACTTGGACTTAGTAACGTAAGCGAAGAGGGTAATGAAAAGGAACGAGAAGATAGCGATGTTCGTTTAGAAAATATCCAACAGCTTCTTCCTTATCTTGACATCATTGCTAAGATAGGTGCGGATGTTATAACAAATATTCAAGTAAAAGAGATAACAGATAGGAATCCAGAAGACAAGGAAGAGATAGCACGAGAGGTTGGGACCATGAATGTTCTTTATCGTGTTATTGGAATGTCTGCAATAATTGGTGCATTCTCGTCTGCTATGGAGATTGGGCTTATAAAGCCAGGAGATTTATCTGATACTCATACTTTATGGGATGAGACCTTAGAGGAAGGACACGACGATGAGTAACCAAAACTGGTGGGCACAGAAACTAGGTGGACAACCTGTAGCACCTATTTATGCACAGCCTGTGCAGCAGCCTCAGCAGCCTCAACCAAACAACCTCATTCCTAATGGGCAAAACAACAACACACCACCTGTAGTGGCTAGAGTTTCAGAACGTTGTCCAGGTTGTGGTAGCAGTAATTATGGTGGTGCAACACCAGAATCTCGCAAAAGATGTTACGACTGTGGGTATCCAATAGTACAATCAGGTAGTGGAATGGGCCGCGGTATTGTCTCAGGACAACAAACTGCAGGTGCACCACAGCCAGCCAAACAAGTTCAATCTGGTGGCTGGAACCCAAATGTAATCATAGGAAAAATTGAATAGGAATGAATATGAAAAACGCAGAACTTATTAAAACTATCGCAGGTATTAACAAGAAGTATGGTGACGGAACTGTTGTATTAGGTTCAGATATTATTGAACAACCGCCAAGATTTACTTCAGGTTCCCTAGCATTAGATGTAGCGCTGGGAGGCGGGTGGCCTGCAAACCAGTGGCATGAACTTATTGGAGAGGCCAGTAATGGAAAGACTGCTATTGCGCTTAAGACCGTAGCAGCTAATCAAAAGCGTGACCCAGAATTTACAACTGTATGGGTAGCAGCTGAGCAATGGGTAGATAGTTACGCCCAGATGTGTGGCGTTGACACTTCGCGTGTGTATGTAGTTTCAACTAATATTATGGAGGAAGCATATGAAGCCGTTGTCCAACTTACAGAAAGTCGGTCGGTGGATTGTATTGTTATTGATTCGCTACCTGCCTTGGTCCCTACAGCAGAGGACGATAAGGAGATGGAGGAATCTACTGTAGGCCGTGGTGCCCTCCTAACCAACAAGTTTTTCCGTAAGGTAGGCAAGGCCTCTAAGCGCTCGCTGGTAACCCCAGAGCGCCCATTTATTGGCATCATTATTAACCAGTGGCGTTCAAAGATTGGCGTTATGTACGGAGACCCACGCACAACCCCAGGAGGTTTGGGCAAGGACTACGCTTTCTTTACCCGTTGCGAAGTCCGTCGTGATGAGTGGATTGAGGTAGGCGCTGGACAAGAGAAGCGCCGTGTAGGACAGTCAATTAAAGTTAGAGTATTAAAGAACAAGTCTGCAGCCCCCTCACAGGTCGCTACCTTTGACTTTTACTTTGCTGATGGTGGCCTAATTCCTGCTGGCGAGGTTGACTTTGCCAAAGAAATTATGGCTATGGGTATCCTTAATAAGGTAATCAAGCGCACTGGCGCCTACTACAACTATGGGGATAGAAAATGGATGGGCCAAGATGGTATGCTTGGGGCCATACGGGAAGAGATTGACCTTAAGGAACTCCTTGAGCGCGACGTACTAGACGCCCTACGGGCAGGTTCGAAGTTCGTAGCCGATGAAGAGTAAAGGCCAAAGGGAATCTCAGAAGCACGAGGCTCGACTAGCAAAACGTGTCGGTGGTAAGCGCAATGCTGCCAGCGGTGCATTTTGGAGTCGTAAGGGTGATGTGCGGTCTAAGGACTTGTTAATAGAACACAAGTGGACTGGCAAAACTCAAGTAACTGTCAAGGCAGCAGTACTAGAAAAGATTGTCACCGAAGCCATCGTTGATAGTCGGACACCTGTCCTCGGGTTCAGTCTTAACAATAACAATTACATATTGCTAACTGAAGATGATTTTCTGGAAATGCGCCAGAATCTTCAGGAGCATAATTGTACGACGACACAGGTCACGTAGAAGGCTGGCGACATAAAGCCAAGTGCCGCGGTATGGATACCGAGCTTTGGTTTCCCCCTCGTGATAAAACTAAATATAGAAAAGTAGCAACGATATCTAAGGGCGTCTGCTTTGGACGTGATGGTCTGCCAGAGTGCCCTGTACGCAAGCAGTGCTTGCTGTATTCGGACCAGATGGATGAGCAGCATGGTATCTGGGGCGGCCTTAGCCATCGTGAGCGTAACGCTCTTAAAAGAAAACTAAAAAAAGACGGAACCACTTTAAAGGAATACCTTGATGATGATAGGGTGTAGGCATGAAAAGAAACATACAGAGCGAGGCGTTGAAAGCACTAGTAGACGTGGGTAGAGTCAAGACACGTGTGTTGGGTCCTCTAGAACGCCACTTAATAGCTGCACCTAAAGATAAAAGTCGTCGCACAGATGTTTTACATCCTTCCGATATGGTCAAGGCAGACTGGTGTCACAGGGCTTCTTACTACCATTTGTTAGGTCGTGAGCCTCTGTCTTCAAAGGTTCATGGACTAAATACCCAGAGCATATTTGCTGAAGGACATGCCATCCATGCTAAGTGGCAAGGGTGGTTTAAATCTATGGGTACTTTGTACGGCAAATGGTATTGCTATGAGTGTGGTGAGATATTTTGGGGCGGTTCTGATTGTCATGATGGGCCTATTGAGTATAAAGAAATTCCTTTGTTCTATGAACCACTACGTATCAATGGTCATGCTGATGGTTTATTACTAAACCTAGGTGACCCATTGATGTTAGAGATTAAATCCATTGGCGCTGGGACTATCCGTTGGGAAAACCCAAGTCTATTCATAGAACATAACGGTGACCTAGATAAATGCTTTGCTGCTATCAAAGAACCTTTTGCTAGTCACGTTAATCAAGTTCAGGTATACATGAAACTTGCAGAACTTATTGGTCTTGAGTATGTTCCGCAAGAGGCTGTAATTATTTATGAGAACAAAGCTTCACAGAAGGCAAAAGAGTTTGTAATACCAAAGAGTGATTTTACTGTTGCACCATTGTTTGACGCTGCTGCTAAGATTGTAGAAGCAGTTAACAATAAAATACCACCTGCATGTAACGTAGATGGTTGGGGTAAATGCTCAAGATGTGGAGGCTACAATGACTGAGCTAGTGGCTACAGGAGTAAGTGAACAGGTATTAAAACAGTTGGAAGAGCAAGGTCTTCCTTTTAAACGGTCCTTAAAGTTAGAGTTGCCAGACTTTCCTAGCGATATAACTTTAGTTGATGATGTAGAGCTTATGAGCATGGCTAGCAAGTACATTGAGAACATGAACTTCCTTCGCACCCAGGCGGCCTGCGCTGAGCTAGCAGAACTAGAGGCTGAGACTTTATACAATGATGCAGTAAACGCTGGTTTACTATCTAAGACCACAGGTAAAGCATCAGAGAAGGCTACCCTTCTTAGGGCACAGGTAGATGGCGACCCCGCAGTGCGTGAACTGGCTGACGCATACGCGTATTCTCGGGCCTATCATAAAATGATTAGAACTATCCTAGATAACATTGAACGTTACTACTCACTGACCAGCAGGGAACTAACACGCCGTACTTCTACCAGCCGAGTCACTGGGTTTAACAGGTATGCCCCTTAAAAAAATTGAAGGAGGTCTAGACCGCGAAAGCAGTAGCTTTTATTTAGGCATAGACCAGTCCTATACGGGGTATGCGATATGCGCCTATTATGAAGAGAAGTACTACATAGAAGTATTTAAATCAGACAAGCGCGGCATCAAACGCTTGGTAGAAATTCAAGATTACTTATATGAGTGGATGGGTTATAAATCTATATTAGATGTAGCCATGGAAGGCTACGCTATGGGCGCCATGGGTAAGGTGTTTCACCTAGGAGAGCTGGGTGGCATGACTAAATTAACGCTCGCCGTCCATAATTTATATCCATTGATAATCCCACCAACAACATTAAAGAAGTATGTAACAGGTTCAGGCACAGGGCAGAAGAACCAGATGATTTTGCATACCTATAAGAAGTGGGGTCAGACTTTTACAGATGACAACGCTGCAGATGCTTATGGACTTGCCAGACTATGCTCAGGCGATGGTAAACTAGCTTATGAAAAGGCCATATACCAACAGGTACAAGACCCGAAGTACAGGGAGATTTGATGAGTAAGAGACAAGAAAAAATAGCGCAACGCCAAGAAGAGCAGGCGGCTTTTATTAAACAGCGCAGATTACAACAGCTAACGCTTTTAGAGATGCAGTTTAAAAGAGGCGTAGAGCTTTATGAAGAAAACAAAGACAAGCTATCTGAAGAAGAAGTAAAGCTTTTAGAAGAAGAAAAACAAAAGTTTATGGATGCTTTATATAAGTTTAAGGAGGAAAACGGCCTTGCCAAAGAAGAAGACGACACAGCAAATAATTGACGAATGTACCACCGACATTACGGGTCGTTCAATACATGGGGATAAAGAGCTAAGACAAGACGGCTGGCTTACTATTGATGAGTTTATTGAACAACTTACCCCTGGTCTAACAAGTTGGCTAAAAGGTAACTGGGGGTTTAAAGGGGAGGATGACCTTCACCATCCTGTAGACCTATTCACAAACGCCTCCATTTATATGGACGTGGCATATCATGTAGCCGAGGGTTTTGAGTCCTGCCGCCATGTCAAAGAGCATTAGAGCCCTTAAACCCGATTACACGGGGACCATGGAATATGAGGACCAAGTCCTACACGAATGCCCCGTATGTGGCTCAGATATATGGAATATTAAAGCTAGTTTTGACGACTATGAAATAGCCCAATATTTCTTGGATATGGAGTGCAGCAGCTGCGGGACCTATGCCAAGGCCCCTACCCCTTTAGACAGACCAAATCTAATTTAATATAGATAATTAATACTCCAACCGCAACACTAATAGGAGTATTACATGTCAGAAGAACAAAAGGACGACCAGGTCCTACGCGTAAGCGCGGGGTCTAATCCACAAGCTGTAGCTTCAGCTATTGCTCATAGTATTTATGAGACCCGTGCTTGCAAGATTCGTGCAGTAGGCGCTGGGGCAATCAATCAGGCGGTAAAGGCAATCGCTATTGCCCGTGGGTATACCGCTCCAAGGGGTATGGACCTTATTTGTATCCCAGGGTTTACCAGTATTGAGAGCCATGACGGCCAGATATCTGCAATTGTGTTTGATGTCAGTGCACGTTAACCCTGTATTTCCCCAATAAATACCCTACTCTGTTTATACCTTCGGCCAAAGGATTAATATGACAAAAGACTCAACTAAGAACTCGAAGCCACTGGCTCCGACTTCTGCCTCCGCATCTAATGCGACGGGTGCAAAGCCTGCAAAGGTTGCTGCCCCTCTTAAAGGCAAACTTGTAAAGAAGACTGGAAATGCTAAGGGCGGAACTGACCCATATCGCCAAGCAAAGCCATCCCGCAGCAATGTCTCTGCAACTGGCGGAGCTCGTTACGGCGTTCGCGTTAAGTTCCAGAAGTCAGTCGCACCAGAAGCTAGCGCAACGCAGGCAAATGGGCGTATACTTTCCTCAGCAGTTAATCGTGGTATTCAAGCACCTCATTTCACTGAGGGTAAAGCTGACCACAATTAAGACAACTAAATAGCGCGAAGGCCCCCTGGCACGTACAGGGGGCCTTCGGCATTTACGGGAATAATCTAATTTAGATTACGTTACAATCTAATAGTCCTGCCAAACGGGGGACATTAACCTAATCATGTCTAAGGAGTGATTATTATGGCTTCAGGCTACCCAATGAAATGGGAAAAAGAACCTCACCGTGTGTGGGGAGAACAAAAAGAAATCCGCCCAGTTACACCGCAGATAGACCCCTTTACGGCTCTGCATAGAATGCTAGACCCGTGGACTGTAGGGTTCCAGCGTCACCTAGACTTCTTTAAAGGACTAGAGGACGTTAGAATTACCAGCAGCTATCCACCCTACAACATCAAAAACCTACCCGATGATAAAGCCCAGATTGAATTGGCTATTGCGGGATTCACCAAAAAAGATGTTAAGATTTCCTATAAGGAAAATATCATCACGGTAGAAGGTAACCGTGGGGAAGATGATGGGGATTACGCACACAAGGGCATAGCAGCACGCAACTTCGTACAGAAGTTTGCTATTGCTGATGATGTAGTAGTAAACGGTGCATCACTTGAAGATGGTTTATTGACTATCGACCTCGAACGTATTATTCCAGAGGCTAAAAAAGAAAAGTCCATCGACATCCACTGACGTTCACCTACGTACAATAAAAGGCCCGTGAGAATATCGCGGGCCTTTTGCTATACATTTGCACTTTTTCTGGTAGGCTTATGTGTTGAATCGCCCGCTAGTCAAAGAGAGGTCGAATGGGTACAAAGACACTAGGCGCTATATTAGACGGTTTTATTGCTGATTCTAAGCAGCCTAAAAGATGTAAAACACAAAAGTGGGTAAACACACTTGCTAAAGAAGACCAAACAAAACTTAATAATTTAGTAAATATTGACACCAAAGGCGTAGATTTTAAAAATCTATTTAATTCTTTGAATGATGCAGGAATTAAACTACCTATGGGACTAACCGCTTTCCGCTCACATTTTAAGGGGTATTGCACATGCCAGAAGTAAAAGAAAGTATTTCATCTATTTTAGATAAAGCACTGGTTTCAGTAACGGGTACTGATTGGCAATGGCCACCAATACAACAGGCTAAACCCACAATAATTAAGCCAGCTACATACAAAGAGCGCACCGCAAAAGCGAAGGGTGTGCGTTTAGTTATGTTTGTACCAGACCCACAGATTGGGTATCGTAAATATGAAGATGGAACATTAGACCCTTTTCACGACGAAGCCGCTATTGACGTACACTTTCAATTACTTGCTTATCTAGAAGAAAAATATGGCGTAGATGAAATCATCCATCTAGGTGATTACTTAGACTTACCTACTATGGGCAAATACGCTCAAGAAGAGATGTTTGCTCACACCGTACAGCCAGCTATCGAGTACGGTCATCAGCTGCTGGCTAAACAACGTGCTACCTGCCCTGATTCAAAGATTGTATTCCTTGAAGGTAATCACGACTGCCGTATGTATAAATATATAATTATGAATGCCATGGCATCTCGCGGTATCAAACGAGCTGGCTCAGCACCAGAGGATTGGCCAGTGCTATCCCTTCCATATTTACTACATATGAAAGACCTTAAAGTTGATTACGTTGGCGCCTATCCAGCGGGAGAATATTGGGTAACTAAAACCCTGCGTGCTATTCATGGCACAAGCGTTCGTTCTAACGGCTCAACTGCTAGTGCGTATATTAATAAGAACCCACACATATCTACAGTCTTTGGCCATGTTCACAGACAAGAAATGCAATATAAAACTGTCCACGACCAGGATGGTCCTATTCGCAGTGTGTCAGCAAGCCCAGGATGCCTATGCCGTGTCGACGGCGCTGTTCCTTCTTATGGTTCAGGGTTAACAGAGCAAGGGCGACCAGTAAAACACTGGGAAGATTGGCAACAAGGGGTAATGATTGGCTGGATAAAGCCCGATGACTCCTTTACTTTACAACCTATCCATATTATGGATGGTTGGGCCCTATACGAAGGCGTAGAGTTTAAGGCTTCTAACTAGATTACTGGGCGTATCATTTAGGTATGCCCAGCCCTAATCAAAATACACAGAACCTAGGCGCCAGTGGTCTATACGGAACGTATACCAACTATGGCGGCGGCGGTGTTCCTGTTGCTAGAAATGAACTTGATGAACTGCGCTTGGGCGTGGGTCGTGCACCACAAGCAGAATACCCAGATGGTTATTTAGGAACTATTCGCACACGTCGCGATGACCGTGGAAGACCTAACAGCGTATCTGAGAATGTACTCGACTCACTTAAAGTTAGAATAGGCCAGCGCTCCTATCAGCGTGGTGTTCACCGTGGTGAGCGCATTGACCAGCAGAGCTATTATTATCCAGCTGGACTAGAACCGCACTCTGGCATCCTGCGTCAAGCAGAAGCTATAAAAGATGGAAATGTATACCGCAGTCCTCGCCACGTATTCATGGCAGACATTGCACCAGCTCCTCACCTACCAAATGATGGTAAAGCAGGTCCAACTGTACGCAGCGATTCACCAATGTATGTAAACAATGCACGTCAAGACCAGATGGCGCGTATGCGTCCACAGTGGAAGTAACTTATGCCAGGTAGATATTCAGACGGTACCTATGGTCGTAGGCCATGGACTGATGACGGTCGTCAGCCTTATCACACTCCAGAAGAAGCCGCGTTTCCCCCACAAGAATACCTAGGACCTTTCCAGTCTAACCAGGACCGTTTACTAAATCAGGCGATGGCTGTGTGGACGATGTCTAGCGAAGAGATTCAGGAACATGTACGCCCTAATCTTCCACAGATTAACCTATTCCCAGACCGTTACGGGTATACTGAAAATGAACTAACCTTAGAAGATATTGTTCGCCTGCCTGCTGGTAGAGAACAGCGTGTGGAGTCAGACTACTCAAATACGCCAAACACTACACAGTCTACAAGCCGCAACACGTTAGGCTATGGTGTCTAATGGCCCGAGATGCAGAATTTAGGAGAGAACTTCCTGGAATTAACTTGGGGAGCGGTACTCGCAAAGACAGTAATATGGAAGATTTGATAGGTAATAATGAAAAAAAGGCTTTAACATCTACACCTCATAGAGAGAGTAGAGACCCTGTAGCTGAAATGGCTGATTGGGGAGAGGCCTATGAATATAGATATGGAGCGTAGTCGTGAGCAAAGACCCAGGATTATTTACAGATAGTACAGGCGAAGGTATGACAGGCGCTACTGATGTCCGTCTTTCTACCCAAAAGTCCTTAAAAGATACCCTTTATAACGGCACCAGGGCCTGTAAGGCATGTGGTTCAGCCATGAACCCTGTAGAATCATTACGAGACCAGAGCGTGTGCCCTAAGTGCAACCGTATCAAGGCCTCAAAACTAGTTAAAGGACGGATGGCATAATGGCAACCAATCAATCACGTTCCCTCAATAGCGATATGACAGAGGGCGCAACAGACGGTAAGTATCGTAAGCGCCGTCCAAATACAACAGTTCAACCAGGCATGGGTGACCAGACCGTACAGGCTAACCGTGCAGGCTTGCATCCATACATGAATTATGGTTTTATTAATTCAGAAGAGCCAAACAAGGTAAATCCAGGAGCCAACTAACATGCCAATTTTTCGTAGAGATAACGACGGACGTCGCGTTGTAAAGTTTCCAGACAAAGCAACTGCTCAGCAAACAATTAGCATGATTGCAAACTCTGGTGCATTAAGTGGTGGCGGTAGAAAGCCTAGCAATATTGAAAGAGCTGCAACACGTTCTGAAATTAAGGACATTCAGGCAGACGCTAAAACACTTGCAGATGCAAATCCTAAGTCTTATGCGGCAAGAAATCCTGAAGGTGAACATGATATTTGGAATGACAATAAGCCTAATTTTGAAGCCACAAGAGAAGCTCAGGTTTGGCCATCAAAAGATTCACCAACAGGTAAGCCTGGTCTATCTGAGTATAAAAAAGCTCCTCCTTCAGAATCCAATAAACCTAAAGACCCCTGGGCGTAGTTTAAAATGGAACCCGTAAATCGGCAGTTCCCAAAACTTAAGGACCCAAATAAAGAGGTAGTTCCTGGTTATTTAGGTACGATAGTAGGGCATACCACACCTGAAGATATTCAAGCTTCCTACGCTCACAACGTGCATAGAAGTAATGAGATGGCTATTCTTGACCATCATGAACCAGACTTTGAAGCTGGTAAAAAAGCTGTTGCTGAGTATAGAAAACGGTATGGTTTGGACTAGTGGGTCTAAAAGATATATCTAAAATTGTTGCCAATCAAACTGCTAGAGAAAAGCATGAGGAGGCAACAGCTGGCCTTGCCACCCCAAAAGAATCACCAAATGTTGATTTAAAACCTGGCACAAGTAGGCCTGCTAATGTAACTGGGCACCTTGGATTTAAATATGATAGTGCCAATCCTTTTCATAAAGACATGATAAAAACCCTGTTAAATAACGGGCAAATGGACAAGATAGTAATTCACGATAGTGGCGCGGTATCTATTCCAAAAGACCTTGCTTACGACGAAAGATATTCAGCCAAGTTTCAGACTGCCGCTGAAACCTCTGGTGGAGAGAAACGCTTTCAAGGAGAGGCTGCCAAGGTAAAACCTAGAAAATCAGAGACTAAGTCCGCTCCGTCCGTCAGACCTGCCCCTCCAAAAATTTCTAAACCGACAGCTGACAAAAAGGCAGTAGCCCCAGCAAATACGGCAAATAATATTAAAGAAGAAATGCGTAATATTTTTGGTGGAGCAAACGTAAGAACTGACCCTGAAATCGCAGCCAAGCGTGCAGCTGAAAAGGCGGCCGCTGAGGCAGCCGAAAAGAAAGCTAGAGCAGCAGAGCGCAAGCGTCGACTCAGAGGAGACTAGTGTGGTAGCCTTCTCACATGGTACTTGACCTTTCTAAATTAAATCCCAAAGAGGACCCTAAAGACCGTCCTAAGGTACTGCTACTTGCCTGTTATGATTGCAAGAGCGTAGACGAAATCCCTTACGACGACCGATACCCTCACGACAATAAGCCTGGTCACGACCAGAACCGAAACCCATTTTTACATGCAATGGTGGAGCGCCACCCTAATCATCGCGGCATGCTTGCAGATGCAGACTTAGTAGTTTGGCAACATCCAGATGGCAAAAAACAGATTGTAGAGCAGTTCCAAAAGGGCGGGTCACCTGGTCTCGACGTCTTCGGCACAAACTTCTATGAGACTAAAGAAAACTATTCCGCAGATGCTATGAAGTGCTTTTCACAGCATAACCGTCCAAAAGGTCAATGCTCAGATTACAAAGCCGCTCATAAGATTTTAAAGCCAGATACTTTAAAAGAACGTAAAGATGCAGGTTTGGACCCAGCTAAAATGCCCAAGATGTATCTATGCGATTTCTGCCCAGTCAAGTCCTACAACATGATGAAGCACAACCAATCAAAGGGTCTATACACCAAATAAGCCTATTACGGCCAAATGTGGCCAAACCTTAACCTAGTACACTAGACATATGCCCGTACAGCAGGGGTATACTGTATGTACAGAACTAGGGATAGAGGTGGGCACCGTGGCGTTCATCGAAATGACGTGCAAGTGCGAAGCAAGTTTTCAGGCCGATTTAAATACTGAAACCAACGAAGGTTTAGTAATCATGTGGGCTAGCCAATTTGTAGCAGCGCATTCAGATTGTGGATTTATGGGTACTGTTAAACAAGATAAACCAGAGATTCACCGTGTTATCGACTGGGATAACGATGTTAAGTACAAAGAAAGCAACAAAAAAGATATAGAATAGTCGCATGGATTACTACAAAGCGCTGGCACAGCAGGCACGGCCAGTGTCCGTAGAGCCATCAGAAACGTCCTACTTTTCAGCCCCTGCGGCGGGGTTAGACCCTAGATTATTCCGAAATGGGAAGATTATCCCATCCATCAGGGCATCTATATTAAGAATTGCATTATCTAATTTAAAACTTACCTGCACCGCCCCAGAAGCATACGTTACGCTGTGGCTAGCTGGGTCAGCTGTAAGCTACCAATGGTCAGCAGCAAGAAAACCAGCAGATTTAGATTGCTTGGTGGGTATCAACTACCTATTGTTCCGTCAGGCCAACCCTCAATATAGAAGCCTGAGCGATAAGCAGATATCTCAAACTTTAAACGAGGGGTTTCAAAAGGCAAATTCAGAAAACACCAATTTCATGGATGCCTTTGAACTTACATTTTATGTTAATGTACAGTCCGATATCAGAACCATTAAACCTTACGCAGCTTACAACCTGACGCAAGATGAGTGGACTGTTTCGCCAGAGGTACGCGGTGTTCCTAGGAACCAGATTTATGAAAGAAAGGTGGCACAAGATACGTCAATGGCTACCGAAATTTTATCTAGATATGCAGAAGCCTTATCTAATATAGGTGCGGCAACTACTGATGTTGCTCGTAGGAATGCTGAAGCTGCACTTAAGCTTGCGGTAGAACAAGGCTCCGCTTTATTTGAAGATATACATCGTGGCCGTAAATACGCATTTAGTGCCAGCGGTCAAGGGTACGCTGATATTCACAACTACCGTTGGCAGGCTGGTAAAGCTGCAGGAACTATACAAGCATTAAAAGCATTAAAAGAAATAGAAAAACAATCTAAACAAATATTTGAGGCAGCAACGTATGGACAAGAACTACCATCTGCCGATACGCTTATCAGGAGAGCGCTATCTAACAAACGTAACTAGGAGAACTAAGTCGTGGCAATACTTGTATTTATGGATGAGGTTATGCGTAACCACAAAAAGCATCCAATCGTAGAGGGCTTGGCCTTTTATAAAACTTTAAAAGAAAAGCACCGCGTACTTATCCTTTGTGAAGATAAAGATAAAGCAGACCACTGGCTTAGACAACAGCGCATTAATAATTACGACGATTTAGTAGCGCTTGAGGATGTTCCATTTCCAGGTGACAATCCAAAACTTAGACATGTGGAGTGGGTACGTTCTCAGGGACCCGTAGAGTATGTAATTACGTCAGACCCAGACCTAGCAGTTAAACTATTGGTCAGGGGTATAACAACTATAATGTTCCTTCACCCTATCTATACCAATGAAAACTTCCGACCAGATGGCCTAAAGCGTGGGTTCAAACCATGGGCGCAGATACAGGACGAACTAATAAGACAGCAGGACGAGTACGATAACGACCAGCGTAGAGACCGTATCTGATGCGTATTGTTTATATGGGATGTGAGGTCCCCAGCAATAGGACTTTGCTGGAAACTACAACAGCAAACCACCTTGGAGTGAGCTTTCAGGGTTTAGTACGTAGAGGCCTTCCAAAGACAAAAGAATATATATTTGATAACTATTTCCCCAAGGATTCCTATATTTATCTATACCCAGGACTACCCCTGAATGCCAAGCTGGGCCGCCTGGAGCTAGAGGAGTTTGCAGCTGCCTATGAGCACTTTGTAGCCATAAATATAGATAGATTAACTTTATTTGCAGAACTTAATTATGGATTTGTGGACCCAGCCTTTGTAGAGCAACAGCGCAAAACAGCTTGGGCTTCAGTCCCACCTGGCAAGTTTTTACCAGTCTGGAACCCAGACTTAGGTTTAGATAACCTCAATAGGCTTATAAATAATTATTTAGATATAGGAATACCAGGGGCATCCATAGAGTCAGAGACCAGGCTAGCCGCCACCACCAGAACCGCCACCAAACGTCAGGGAACCAGATTCCATGCATTAGGTTGCGCCAAGCCAGATAACCTTCGTTCAATACAAGCGGAGACCGCCCACACCCTTTCATGGCTATCGCCCATGACGCATGGTGAGACAATCGTCTGGGATGGTACTAGGCTTGCTAGATACCCAAAGCGTATGAAAGAACAGGCAAGAGCCCGTTACAATCATATTTACGAGAAGGCTGGCTTGGACGCCGACCTTATCGCAGAGGATGACCCAAAAGAAGTTTGCCGTCTGGCAGTGTGGTCATATGAACGATTCGAAGAGAGGATTAACAAGGTGGGCGAGTCTTATTATCAGGATGAGGAAGGTCAGCCAAATACGGAAATTGCACCCTTGGATGCTGATAATAAGGGTATGGAAATGCGGAAACTTTCACCACGCAATCCTGATGAAATTCGCAATCTTCCAGTGTTTGGATACGATGTTAAGACAGATGTAGACGCTGATGGTGTCATCTCAGATAACACCCATGTAACTTCACAGGCAAGCACCCTACGTCAGTGCGACACCTGCTTTGTAGCGGCTAACTGCCCTGCTTTTAAACCGCAATCTATGTGTGCTTTTAAGTTACCGATAGAGGTAAAGAGTAAAGAACAACTTAAGAGTCTTATCAATGCAATCATAGAAATGCAGGGCCAAAGGGTTGCTTTCATGCGTTTTAGCGAAGAAATGAACGGTGGATATGCAGACCCTAACGTATCCCAAGAGATAGACCGCTTGTTTAAATTAATCAAAACCGTCAAGGAACTAGACGATTCCAGAGAGTTTATTCGCATGACTGTAGAGCGTCAGGGCTCGGCAGGAGTGCTATCTTCCATCTTTGGAGATAGGGCCCAAGTGCTTAAAGAACTGCCTGATGGTGGGCTTACAGAGGCAGAAACTACGGAGGTAATACGCAAAACTATAGAAGATAAGTAGTGCAACTTATCCTGATAATAACGGTACACAATATTAAAAAACACACAGTCTGAAATAGGCTGTATCTCAGAACTAGACTTATCACCTTTCGCAGAAACGGAGCAACAAGATGCCATTATCTTTCAGATTTACAGAGGACTTCCTTAAGGAATATCGCAACAAGAAGGTACCTTGGGGATATAGGGATGCGGGTGGCAACTCCGTTGGAGAAGTTACTTTCTTACGCACCTACTCTCGACTGAAAGAGGACGGCACTAAAGAGACTTGGGTAGATGTTTGCCAGCGAGTTATTGAGGGTATGTATTCCCTACAAAAAGACCACTGCAAAACCAATCGACTTCCTTGGAATGACTCCCGAGCTCAGGCTTCTGCTAAAGAGGCCTTTGACCGCTTGTTTAATTTAAAGTGGACCCCACCAGGACGCGGTCTATGGGTTATGGGAACTCCCCTGGTCAATGAGCTCAAGAACTCTGCGGCTTTACAGAACTGCGCCTTCGTGTCCACTGCCAGTATGACAAAGTTAGACCCCGCTAAACCATTTGCATTTTTAATGGAAGCGTCTATGTTGGGCGTAGGTGTCGGGTTTGATGACAAGGGTGCTGATAAAGACTTCACTATCTATGACCCACATCCAGATACCGACCCAATCGTCATCCCAGATACTCGAGAGGGGTGGGTTGAATCTGTAAGTTTGCTCATCAACTCCTATTTAATGCCCGATAAGAAGTCGCCTATATTTGACTATAGCGCTATCCGCCCTGCTGGTGTCCCAATTAAGACGTTTGGAGGCACGGCGGCTGGGCCAGAGCCACTGGTCAGGCTGCATGATTACATCCGTAACATATTTAAAGGTAGGGCTACTCAAAAGTTAACTAGGGTAGATATTGCGGATATAGGTAATTTAATAGGAGTCTGCGTGGTGTCTGGCAATGTGCGCCGCAGCGCTGAGCTACTCATGGGTAGATTAGACGATAAAGACTTCTTAAATTTAAAGAACGCAAAGGTCTACCCTGAGCGTAACTCCTACGATGCATCCAACCCTGGTTGGGCCTGGATGTCTAATAATTCTGTAGAGGTTTCTGTCGGCTCTAATTTAGAAAACATAGTTGAGGGTATTGCTCTCAACGGGGAGCCTGGTGTTATCTGGATGGACGTTACTCGCAAGTACGGCCGTCTTATTGACCCGCCTAATAATAAAGACCATAGAGCCGCAGGTTATAACCCCTGCGCTGAGCAGTCCCTAGAGTCGTTTGAGTGCTGTACGTTGGTAGAAACCTACCTTAATCGTGCTGAATCTAAAGAAGATTACCTTCGTACTCTAAAGTTTGCTTATCTATATGCTAAGACTGTCACCTTGCTTCCTACTCACTGGGAAGAAACAAATGCGATTATGCAAAGGAACCGTCGTATTGGAACCTCTATGTCTGGTGTGGCTAACTTCGCTGATAGGGTTGGCATGCCTGTGCTTCGTGAGTGGATGGACGAGGGTTATCAGACAATACAAGACTACGATAAAACCTACTCTGAGTGGTTAGGTATCCGCGAATCTATTAAGACTACTACTGTAAAGCCTAGTGGCACGGTTTCTATATTAGCGGGAGAGTCTCCTGGAGTTCACTGGACTCCTGGTGGGAAGCACTTCCTTCGCGCTATCCGCTTTTCTAATGAAGACCCAATGCTACCTTTGTTTAAAGCGTCAGGTTATAAAATAGAAAAGGCTTCTGAATCACCAAAGACAACTAGCGTTGTTTATTTCCCGATTGAGAGCCAAGCCCTACGTTCAGAAAAAGATGTTTCTATATTTGAAAAGATGTCTTTAGCGGCTACCGCCCAGAGGCATTGGTCAGACAACAGCGTAAGCGTTACAGTATCCTTTAATTCAAATACAGAAAAAGACGCCGTAGGAACCGTACTGCACATGTTTGACGGACAGCTCAAAACCGTTTCCTTCTTGCCTATGGGGAACGAGACCTATCCGCAAATGCCATATACGCAAATAACTAAAGAAGAATACGATAAATACACATTTAAATTGCTTCCCATTGATTTTACTGATGTCTATGCGGGGATGGCCGCGGATGCTATTGGTGAGAAGTATTGCACTACAGACGCTTGTGAAGTAAGCTTTACTAAAATAGATTAGGAGAAAAATTTAATATGAATCCAACAATATATACAAAACCAGACTGCCCAGCATGCGACGCGACTAAAAAATACTTTAGTAAATACAATGTCGAGTATGTATCCGTTGATATTACGGAAAATGACGAGGCTCTAAACCTTATTAAATCTTTAGGGTATAACTACACGCCAGTAGTGGTGGTAAATGAATCTAACCATTGGCAGGGCTTTCGACCAGATAAAATTGCGTCATTAAAAACAATTAAACATGCTATTTAATAATAAAGCCTCTTGTGAAGGTCTTGAATCTGACATATTTTTTCCAGACGAAGCCAGTCACTATCAGTATTTATCAACAGTTAAAAAAATGTGTGATAATTGTTCAGCAAAATTAGAGTGCTTTGATTATGCTATAGAAAACGCGGTTCAGGGTATATGGGCAGGAACCACCTTTAATGAACGAGACGCGTACAGACTAAAACATGGAATAGTCGCTAAAGGCGTTGTGCCAAATAATTTAGTTTACGACCATATCGCTTAATTAAATAAGAAAGCCCCACGTGTCAAAGCATAAGCACGTGGGGCTCTCTCATTCCCGAGGAAGGCGCAGGTCTATCTCAGGCGAAGGGGTGCCTTCATGGATAGCCTTGGCGGGAGAGATAAGGAAACCGCCTTAACGCCGTTAAAAACTAACATGAACCGCATTTAGTATCTACCCTTATATTTCTTTTATCTACGACTAACATACGACCACAATGATAGCACGCTACGTACTTTACTTTGCTATTACGTTTATAAAGTTTAACTAGCGCTTCTAAATTAAGTTTAGTCGTCATCTTCTTCGTCCTCTTCAAATACGTCCTCGTCCTCTATATGGGGCATAGGTCTCTCCCACATAGGTTCGGGGATAATCGGGTTACTCACGCGTTACTCTCTTGTTTATAGATTAGAGTGCCCTGAATTCTTACAGGCTTCTCGCTCTCATCAATAGAGGTGACCTCTAGTTTAATAGACTTGCGAGGCGTGAGTTGTTGGACTCTCTCTTTAATATAACGCTTACCTGCGCTGGCGTTAGACCATGCGGTTACGTTGTTATCAATTTCGATTTCGTCATATCCACCTAAGCCGTTACTGCGTAATTCGGTAATGGTGTAAGTGACTTTCCATGCGCCACCCTTTACAGGGTTCTTTGCGAGCGTGGCTTTAAACGTACGCTCTACTTTTCTAGCCATTTAAGTTCTCCTTCGTAATAGGCCAATGGTAAGGCAGGGTTTCATCTACTAATGGGAAGTGTATCCTATAGTATTCGGGCAATTTTCGCACTAGGTTGGCTTGGTGCGATATATGTATGCGCTCGTCGCCTAACCATGCTGGCATATCGGGCGCGGGTTTGTGTTGGAAGTGCTGGATAAGATTATCGTTGTAACCGCGACGTATCCACTCTAGGCATATCTCTCTCCCATATAGTTTGAGAGCGTCAAGGTTATCTCTCCACATCAGCACCGCAGGGTGATTACGCCATGCGTTACTTTGTTGGGTACCGTCTAATACTCTTACTATTTGATAAGCCTCTACACGTTGCTTACCTAGACGTTTATAATCTAATACGCGAGCGACTTCTGTAAAGTCTGCGTATGGTAGGAAAGTTTGCGTAACTCTCTCCTTACGCTACGGGTTGATATTCGTATGGTAAATCTTTTACCTGTATTGGCACTAGTCCGTCGGTGCTATCGAAGTATAAACCTTTTAAGTCGTCCTCTACACCTGCGTCTAGGTGGCACGACTCCACTACTGGGTCGCTCTCATCTGAACCTATCCACGCAAGGGCTTCGGCTTCTGTATCGAATAGTTGTACGTCGTAGTACGAATAGCCTTTGGGTTCATCGTTATCATCAACGAATACGGCTTTTATTACCCATTTCTCTTTGTAGTCCATATCTCTCTCTCATTTATTAAACGGTTGCTGGATTACCTGCTGGTGGTACGCACATTACGCAGAATCCTAGACCTATCTCGCTGGCTTCGTCAAGGGCTTCTGTATCAATGGGCACGATTACTTCCCCGTTGTCGTACTCGATAAAGCATTTAGCGCACCGCATATCTCTCTCTCCTACTTCTCTATTCCATATTTATCTAAACACTCGTCGCACATCTTACCGTGGCAAGCGCAGATAACTTCTGGATTATCCTCAGAATCTACGCCTGGAATCGTGCCGCGTAAATCCATCTGGGCATTTTTGTTACTACTCACTCTTTCTCTACTTCCTCATTTGTTTCTTGGGTTTCTAACTTTAACTCTGTGCCGTAACCCTGATATATAACTTTACCGTCGGCGTCGGTAACCGTTACGACATCACGGTCGCTGGTGATGAATTGGTGAAGGTGGTGACTCTCCACGATAGCCTCTACGGTTGCGTGGGTGCTTCCCTTGTAGGTGGTACCTTCGGGTAGTAATACTTGGGTCTGCCACTCGCCTTTATTAGCGTATTCGATAGCCCTAATACACACGTCGGTCATGCTAATCGGTACGGGTGGGTAGTGGTTGTTGGATAGGTGGAAGGCTACTAACTTCCAATAATCGTTGGGTTCTTCTGTGAGGTCTGTATCCTCTACGAGTTCCGCGTCGATAATCTCATTGTTCTCCATTTAAGTCCTTATCTTTATATTTAACTTTCCTAGTGTATCGCTTTTTATTAGTTAGAGGTACTGAAGCATTACTACGCCGTAACTCAAGGATACGGCGTAGTTGCTCTCTTGTCTTTGATAGGCGCATTAAATACCGTCTAGTCCGTACCCGTTCTCCATGTCGCGTGCGTCGGCTTCGTCAAGGATAGGCGCTCTTAGTCCTAATCTGTCCATGTCGGCTTCGATACTGTCGATAGCCTCATCTATCTCACCGCGTACTTCGTGGTAGTCGAAGTAACTTTCTAGTCGTTCGTCGCCGTGGCTACGCAGTACGCATAGGTCTAACGAAGCGCCAATAGCGGTGTCTAATAGGTGAATAGCGCTTGGGTCGCCATTTATATATTTAAGTACGAGGTCGTTATATTGACCTGTCTTAGGTAGAAAGTTTGTGCTGGTCATTTGCTCACGTCCTCTAGGTAGAATAGGTAGTCACCTATAGTTATTAGTAAGTTTATTAGATACTCGTCGGTTGCGTTGTGTGCTTTGACGTGACCCTGCGCTTGGGCTAGTAGGTCGCGTACTCGTTCTTTATAATCTATTGCTTCTGTTGCTATATCCATATTTGTTTATCCATTTCTGTATTTAAGTCGGAATCCCCTGCCCCGTAGCGCTTACCACGGGGCGGAGAATCCGAACGCTTGTTCTAGTGACGGGCGCTCATGGTCGCCTTCACTATGTCCTTCGCTAACTTCACCATGTCGGTTGGTTCCGCAATATCGCGGAAGTGCTTTGCGCCATGACGATAGCGTGCGACGGCTTTGTCGTACGCTTCTTTATCGCTATTCCAACGACGTAGGTCGTCGAGATATACGACGGCGGTCTGTACGCCGTCGGCGTTAAGGTCGGAGATTACCTTATCATTTTCCTCGGTCATATCCCACTCGCCGTCGGTTACGATAAATAGCATACGCACGCCACGGCGACTAGATAGTAGGTGGCGTCGCGCTTCTAATAAGGCTTTGTAAGGATTAGTACCACCTGACGTATTGACGAAGCGGTATTCGGTAGGTTGCGCTTTGTCTGCCTGTGAGTAGATAAGCCTACTATCGTGGTTAAACTTATAGACCGCGACGCGACCGTTGATACGCTCGATACCGCGCTTGATAATCCATGCGCTTTCCATAACACGCTGAATCTGCCACGCCATACTGCCCGAAGTATCTACTAGGACTATTGCGTCTATGTCGTTGTTGCTATTGCCTTCGTGCCAACGGTCGAACACTTTGTCCATGTCGTTAATATCGGCACGCATGGCGCGACCTATATTTAAGCGACCCTCAGGTTGCTCTAATTGCCACGCAGGGTCGTTATCTATACGCACGCGCTCTAGGGCTACGGCGAAGGCGCGAGCGCTCGCAGATACTCTAGGGCTAACGGCTTGGTTGGAATAGTTACCTTGTTTAATAGCACTACGACGGTCACGGTTATCGTTAATAGCCTTACGGACTTCTTTAGCAGACCGTAATACTTCGTCGTTCTTGTTAAGGCTATCTAACCGTTCCTTAATATCTTTGCGTAGCACGTTATCGTCGGCTTCGTCCTTACCCTTGTTATCGAACGAACGGCTTGAGTTATCGTTATCAGTATCGGTATCGGCAGGGTCTTTCATATCCTCAGTACCGCTACCTGCCTCGTCCTTGTTAGCCTTATTCTGTTGGGCTTCCTGTTCACGGTTACCCTTCATGCGACCCTTATCTTGTACGTCGCGGTCGCCGTGTCCATGTCCGTCCTTAGGAAGCATAGGCACGCCGTCCTTCTCGTTCACTTCGTCGCGTCCTACTATGTCGGCTAATAGTCTTATTAACTCTAGTCCTCGGTCATAGTCGCGTGGGAATACGAGCGTGCGATACTCATGGATAATCAGCGCTAACGTCATGGCTATATCTTTACCGAAGTGCTTTATAAATCTATCTGCGATTTCCTGACGTAACTCTATATCTAAATACTTACGACCCGTGATAAGTGGGAAGTAACTAGCGTATTCCTCGGACTTACCCTTGAGTAAATACTCTAGGCATGACGCTTCTAAGAAAGGCGCAACGGACGGATACTTAGCGATAAGTAGCCGTTCGATACGGGCGTCCTCTAAGCAGTTATAGGCGTGTTGTAACCTCTCGGCTCTAATAGTCTTGCCAAACTCGCTACCGCTTCTAGGTGAATAAAGGACGTGGGCGACTTCATGGTAATTAAATCCGTTGAGGGAGATAATAGTCCTATCGTCCACTTCCTCTAATAGGTGGGCGTTAAACACGATATTTTTACCGTCGTTATAGGCGGTGGTATCCATTTCAGGATTATCCTCAACGCGTACCTCTACGGGTTCTGCCGTGAGGATACGGTCGGTGCGACCATAGACCGCACCGACCGCCTGTAATTTGTTGATATGTTCCTCGATACGCTCGGCTTCTGCCTCTGCGTCAAACTCAGTATCACGATAGTTACCGTAACGTACCTGTGCGATAAGGTTATCCATAAGGTCGTTATGGTTATCGAACGCTTTGCGTGAGGACATTAGACACCTTCCGAGATAGTGTTATTAAGTGCGTTGAGTACGCCATTAAATACGGGGTGAACGTTGCTTACGTTGTTCACGTCAGGAGTGGAATCTGCTGTGGCAGTTTCCATGCCTTCGACTACTGCGCCTACTTCTGTATTTAATATGGCTTGTTCGGTATTTGTATTGCCGAAGGTAGCCTTATTAGCAGTAACTTCCAACCCGAAATCAGTAGCGATATTGTCGCGGTGGGTTGTGAGTAATAGCCTTACTGCGCTACGTTCCTCATCACCCTCGAAGGAGTTGATATAGCAGTAGGACGCGAAGTCCATGCCTAGCGCCTTAGCGTTATCTGCGAAGGCTACGAGATTACGGGTTGAGATAGGGGTGTTGATAGTACCCTTATTAAACTCGTCGCGTAGTTGGTTCGCCATAACTAATAGGGCTTTGCTACCAATTAACTTCTGTTCGATAGCATTATCGTATGGGAATACTAGACGCTCAGGGAAGCGGTCGGCGAGCGCCTGATTTAGTGGGCGTGTGCCTCGGTAATCGGGGTTCATGTCTGCCACGATAAGTAGGTCGGGGTGCGCTTTGATAACCTCGCCACCGTTCTCGAGTAACTGAATCTCACGGCGATAATCTAATAGGCTAAAGATAAAGGTGAGAAACCGCTCAGGTGCGAAGTTAATTTCGTTAAATAGGAGTACGCCACCATTACGGACGATTTCAGTAACGGCGCCGTCCTGCCACCTAAAGTGTCCGTCGGGAGTAGGAATCCAACGACCGACTAGGTGTGACGCCTCAAGCCCGATATGGCATGCGACGTTAAAGTAGCGGTAGCCCCTAGCGGAAGCGTACGCCTGTACCATAGCGGTCTTACCGCTACCTGCGTGACCCTCGATAAGGACATTTTTCTTAGACGCCATAGCGTAATCCATAATCTCGAAGTCGGTTAGACCGCCTACGACCTTACGGTTGATATACGCCTTAGCGAACGCCTTGTCGGGTACGGTCACCATAGCGGTTACGAGGTCACTACTAGCCTTATTACTCATGGCTTCGATAGTGGTTGGTCGCACCTCGATAGGCTCGACGGTCGTGGAAGCCACGGTCGCCGAAAATTGAGGTACACCGTTAATAGGCTTGAGAGATAGACCCTGTGAGCGTCGCTTATCTGTGACGTATTCAGAGAGGGTGGAATCCCCACTAATAAGCCTGTCGCGTAACCCTTCTACGGTGAAGTCGTGAGCGACGGGTGTGATAGGTGCGGTTGCGCTTTCTAACGCATATAACGCCTTAATACCGACGTTAGTGATTTGACCCATGCCTAGCATTACTAGGTCGCGGTCGCTAAGTACGACCGCCACGGGAGTATGAGAGATAGGGTTAGTAGGTAGGTTGGTCGGGCGTTGCCATGCCTGTCCTCTACCCTTCGCCCCATTAGATACGCGGTGGTACGTCTGTACCTCGGTATCGGTGCCTATGAGTAGGGTCTGCGCTTGAGCAGGTTCCCCCTCTAATATGGCGTCACTCACTACGAGTAACGCGAGGTGTGAAGTCATAAGACCCCTTCGTATGGGTGGCGGTGTTGCCACGCCCCGAGCCTACCCTATTTCCGTATTTAAGTATCTCTCCTTCTCCAATTCTCAGGAAGTTATCCACAACCCCCTATCCTGATAACTCTCTGCGATAAGGCTATTAAATCTGGCCGTCCACCCACTCACTTAATACGGCTATTAAGCAGTAGCCTTCTCTCTCTCTCCTATCACGGCCGACGGCTTTTGGCAACTCTCTCTCAGGAACTTATCCACAGGGTTTGTGTTGGCTCAAGGCTTGCAGCGTTGAGCCAATAGCAATGACCGCCATTTCTATATTAGAAATGGCGACATTTAGGGTGGGTACGAGTATTTCGGTATAATTTAATACCGAAATACGAGAGGGTGGGCCAACACAAACTTTCCCGCAGCGGCAGCAGAGCCGTGATTTGGTCTCCACGGTCTCCACCTCACCACCAAAAAGCCCTACTAGATGGCATCCTGCCTGTCTAATAGGGCTTTCTAGGGGGTATGTCCGCTAGCAGATTTCGAATCCACCGCTATCTGCTAAGAACTCTGCGAACTCTCGTACGTTCTCTGTTGAGAAGGGATAGTGTTTCTCCCAAGGTTCCTTCTCACGGGTTCCATTACACGAATTACACGGGTCACGGAACTTTACAACGCCTTCTTCATAGTCAGGCCACTCAGGTTTTACCTGAACAATACCCATACCGTCACAGAAGTCGCATTTTACATTTGGTAGGCTTTCTAAATAAGCCTTGTATTCCTTCTCATAGGCTTCACATGAGCCGTCTGATAGTTTTATCATAAGGACTTGTGATAGGAGTTCTGCGCCTTCGGCGCCTAACCCGTCACCGTCGTTGTAGTGCCCACTCACACCATTGACTAGGTCAGGTGCTACACGCTCTACATAATCCCATAGTGGTCGCCACCACCATACATTATTACGGAAGTACTCCCCTTTCTCGGATTTGGGAGCCTTACCATACACGTCCATACCCATACTACTTACCTCGCTTTCTTTTCTTACCACCCAATAAGTCCTCGATAGTCATATCTAATAGGGCTATTGGGTCTTCTTTTTCGGCGGCCTCTACGATAGGCGTATTAGGGCGAAGGATTATTAGCAGGTCGTCAGGTGTATCCAACTCTAACTGATGTAGAAACTTGGCGTAAGTTCCCATTAGCATAGCCATTGGAGTAAAGGCGCCTACTACCCACGCTACATGGATAGCCATGCTTGCCGTAGATAGGTCGTCGTCTGTGACTTCCTCGTCGTTCGCAACCTTATCAGCAAGAGTCGAGAAGCCTGTGTTGGCGAGCGCATTTATCATATTGCCAATAAACGCCTCGTCCTCACGCATTTTGACCGCCTGTGCCATGATAGCGGTCTTTAGGTTGCCGTCTGATAAGCCTTTCGTACCGTCAGGCAACTTAGGGTCATACATATCGTTATCAGGGTCGCCCATAAGTTCTATAGACGACATAATCTCAGTAAAGCGCACCTTGCGCTCGCTACTGTTCATTTACTACCCCCTTTGATAGGTGGCGCAACTCTACTCTCACTCTCCGTCATATAGCCATAACACTCTCAGAAACTTATCCACAGGCCATCTCTCAAGCCTATTTTGTTTGTGCTGGGGGCTTTTGGGCATAGGTGGGTTGAAAACCGTACCTATGCAGAGATAGCTACTTATTACCAAAAGCCCCCAGCACAAACAAAAAGGCCGCGAGGGAAGTCGCGGCCTTCTTATGACTAGGGGAAGAGTCTAGTCTTGTTCCTCTGCAGAGAACTCAAGATTGCTGATGATATCGCCGTCATCATAATCAACCTCAACTGAATCAGAGGTACGTCCTTCGCCGTCGTATTCGATATCGAATGTTAGGCGTGCATTGTGAATGCTAAGGTTATCTTCTACTTCTGCGATAGCGTCTTCCTCGGTATCGGCTTTTACATCAGTTACCTCTAGAATGTTTTCATAGAGGTAGGAAACCGTAACAGTCCAAGTACGGATTAGTGTGTCGAGGGTAGGCCATGAAACAGAGCCAACCTTCTCAGCGATAGCGTTGTATATCTCAAGGCCTTGCGCCTCGGTAACAACCTCGTTAGTAACCTTATCTCTTAGTACATCTAAGGTTATAGTGTTGATAATGCCAACTGATTTCTCATGTTGGTTGTGACGTGTGGCAAAGACTTCGTTGTCTACCTCTTCTTTGGTATAAACTGTCTCACCGTTTATCGTATGTGACATTTTCTCTCTTCCCGTAGACGCACCTTGCGCCCACGGGTCGAGTCTAATATAACTCTTTTTACAGGTCTCTCACGCTCACAGGAAGTTATCCACAGGCTCTCTCCTAGCCCTATTATGTTTGTGCTGGGCTTGCTGGTATAGGCAGTGATGATAATCCGTACCTATACCGTGATAGCTACTTATTACAGCAAGCCCAGCACAAACAAAAGCCCCCGCATCTCTGCGGGGGCTTCGTAGTCTTATCTTAGAGCCATTGTGATACAGACTTATAGAGGCTCGCAGGAACATCAGGTTGTGCGGTCATACCTAGCAACTTGATAGTCTTACGGAGTTCCTCGTAATCGTTATCGTTGAACATGCCGTCAGGGCGGTCAGGGCGTTCTACCTGAGTAGGCAGTTTATCCTTATCTACCTTGAACTCAATTTCCAAAATACCATTCCACGAACGATAGTTAGTGTTATGGATTTCTAACTTACCTGACTTTGCCAATGCGATAATCTTACTAGCAAAGGCTTCTTGTGCTTTGTTGTATTTTTCCTCTGCCTTCTTGTAGTCGGCACGGAACTTGTCTTGCTCGGCTAATCTGCCGTTTAGTGCGTCTAATAGGACTAGCCTATCTACTTTGATGGTTGTAGCCATCTACCTTCCCTTTCTTATAGTTGTTGGTGAGCAGTTGTTCTACGACATACTCAGGTCGTTAGGATTACGCAGGTTTGCACCTACTATCCCCCTAACCCTAACGGGGTCTTGCCCTTTATTTTTCTAATCGTTGGCTACGATTACCCTTCCGTTCGGCGGTTCGCCTACTAGGCGGGATACTGATAAGCCTTTTATCCACTTGCTCAGGTGGTTCTCACGGGGGGTGAGAAAGTCAGAGTAGGTCTTTATCTACGCTGAAAAGGTCTTTTAGTGTGTTGAGTTGTTTAGCGTATTTGCGGGCTAGTGCCTTGTAGTAATCACGCTCGGCTTCTAAGTCCGAGATTAGTTTATCTACTTTGCTAATAGCCTTATCGGTAGTCATGCGCTCTGAACGCTTTGTGTATTTGCGTTTAGTGCGTTTGATAGCGTTAGCAGGATTATGTGTCCCTACATGTATGGACATCTGTGCCCTTGTTGGGGTCATGTGTCCGCAGATTTGGCAACCGAACATAGTTGTTCCGTCTAGCCATAGCAGTTCCACCATGTTGTGGAAGTAATGTCCCTTTGCCATTGGATTAGGCACGGGTTGGGATTGTAAAGGTGCGATGTTATTTCGCAAGAACTTTTGTTTGATAGTATCACCCCCCTCGTTCATCTCTTTAGTGTTGCTCCTTTAGGAGTTGGTCGGCGACCATGTTGCTCTCCCTTCGTTAGTGTGGGCTTGTTCCCACTGACTTATTCAACCATAATCTCAATAATCTATTTCATGGCACTCAGGAAGTTATCCACAGGTATCTCGTAAGGTTGTTTGTGTCGGGGCTTATGGGTGCATATATCTATATAGCACCCGTAACACACACGCCCATAAGCCCCGACACAAACAAAAAGCCCCGCCTTTCGGCGGGGCTCCTTGTTAGGCTTGTTAGACGCCAGCCAATTCGCGGACGGCGCGGAGTATGCGCCCCTTCTCGGCATTGACCACTGGGTCAAAGCCACTTGCCGCGCCCTTGAGCGCCTCGCCATTGGCGGTGCGACCAGTGCGGAAATAGTCAATGCGCTCAGTGAGAGCATTGAGAGCGCCCCAATAGGTGCCCTTGATTGTTGATTGCGTAGGGGATACATGGTAAATATCCTCTAGGAGGTCGCGCTTAGCCTGCCACTTGGTCATAACTTGTGGCGCAACCGCATTGGCGTCGGGTTGCGGATAAATGGCATTGACCAATTTATCCCAATCCGCATTGGAGAGAGGAGCCTCGAAAAGAGACTTTGCGATGGACTCAAAAGAATCCATGTGAGCGAAGGTGAGACCTAGCACGCGACGCGCTTCCGCAATGCGACCCTCGACCTTGAGAGTGTGGCGCAACTTGAATGATTGCTTACATCCAGCCAGCGCCATGTTGAGCGTATTTTGGCAGACAACACGAACGGGCGTGATTGACGCTTGAACGCTTGCGCTCCCGTCATGGGAGGTATGAACGAGCAGATAGGTGAGAGTCTTATCATTCGCCCCTTGAGGGTCGATGATGAACTCACGAGGAACGACAAGGCTACCGAAAACAACCTTGCCATTCTTGATTGAGCCAGCAGATTCCCAACTGGCGCCCCCGTCGAGAATGTTATCCCCGAATGTGAAAAGTTCCTCATTCTGGAATACGCGATAACGCTTACCGACAACCGCGAGGACATCGGTTCCAGCGTCGAACGGATTGGTGCGAACGACCATGTGAAGGTCGGTCTTTGAGCGATAGCCAGCGGGATACTGGACATCCTCTAGGCGAACATTCCAGTTCGCTAACTTTGCCGAATCCAACATGACATCGGTTGTCACATGTTCATCAGCAGAAAAGATACGATTGGCGAGACCATGCCATGCGGGAGCGCCACGCAATGCGAACGCCACCTCACCGCCTTGAATCTCTAAATCGTGAGCCATAACAGCCCCCTTCTATGCGAGACCTTCTCGCATGCGCTCACCCTATCAGATACATCTCTCAACCCTATTAGTTCTCAGAAAGTTATCCACAGGGCGCGATGTTTGTGTTGGGCTGCTTATGTGTGTATATGAAGATATATAGCGAAATGTTTATACACACACGCCCATAAGCAGCCCAACACAAACATTCTTCGTTTCACGTGAAACAAAAAGGCCCGAGCGGGAAGGTGCTCGGGCCTCTTCGTAGGGGGTTTATAACCTCACGCCATCGCTGGCGTGAAGATTCGACGGATATAGTTTTGCTGCTTGCTTGTAGTGACGCTGAACTTCTGATTCACTACGTACCAACCATTGGCCCCATACCATGCGATTGGCGTGCTATATGATAAGACTACGTAGGCGCCCTCTTTAAAGTCTTCTACTAGTCTACTGTATTCCTCGCCTAGGCGTCCAGGTCCTGGCGTGTAGTTGTAATAACGGCCACTAAGTGAAGAGGCTTCGAATGCTTGACGGTTAGCAATGCGCTCCATCGCTTCTTTCTGATTGACCTGCAGTCTCATGCGTCCTCCCTTGTACTGTGCCAGTAATCGGCCGCGGCTTCTGCCCTGTCCGCGTAATCCTGCTCACCCTCACTGTAACCCTTGAGGTAACCTGATATCTTGCCAGACCTGTAGGCGAAGAATCCGACAACAAGAGCAACGAGGATGTCAACGAGTAAGTTGAAACCGTTATAGAAGATGATTTCATTCACGCTAGCGCTTTCCTTTCCTCGTCGGCGCATGTGTAGCAGATACGCCCGACGAATTCCAAAACACCTAACACGAACGCATCAACGCCACTGTGTACAATATTGCCGTCCTGCGTGGTACCGCATTTATAACACATTTATAACCCCTAATCTGTGAGCCCCTTGCTCACTGGGATAAACTTAGCAGGCCTGGGATATATATCAATAACCCTCACAGAAAGTTATCCACAGGCAAACTCTCCTCCTATAACTCCCTATATTAGAACGGGGTGGGAGGGCCAACACAAACATGCGAGAGCCCCGCGCCTTGCGACGCGGGGCTTCGCTCTACTACTTATGAAATTGTCGTCGTGCTCATGAGGCGGTCATCCTGAGCCTCGCCTACTTTTTCGTACCAACGGGTATCGCGCTGGATGAATGCTGCGATTATGTTAGACCATAGATTTACATGGTCAGAGCCATAATAAGGGGCGATTTTGATGTCGCATAGTTGCGTCATGTAATCGAAGTCCCATAGTTGGAACCCCTTATCATTTACCACTAGGCGGTATCCACCTTGAGGTAATAGTTGAGAGTAAATTGGCATGGATACCAATTCGCGCTCGCGGTCAATATCTACCTCGCCGAATTCATAGAGCGAGTGTTCCGCGTTTAGTCTGCCCTCTAGTTCAGGGGTCAGACCTCCTGCGAAAGTGTAAAGAATAGTCATCTGACTAAACCTTCCCTACTTGGGGCGCTTACTCCTTGTTCAGCGCCCAGTGAGATAAACTTATGGCATAACCCTATTAGATACAACCGACACTCAGAAAGTTATCCACAATCACAGAAAGTTATCCACAACCTAACCCTCTACCTGAGGTTGAGGGGTAGGGGTTAGACGACACGCCCGACCGCGTGGGTGGCAGGTAACATGAGTACCTATTTATACATTTAGTAGGCAGTAGCCTATAATAGAGTGTGCGAATAATGCGAAAGTACGGGAAGGGACACCTCGCCTTTACGCGGGGCAAGTTCGATGACTGGGCAGTCTATGTTAAATACCCAATGTTTCCTCAATGGCCCACAGACAAGTGGTACTTTATTAAGCTGCGGAGTATGGCCCTCTATGGACCCGCATACGATGATTTTGTCGCCCTTTACGATAAGACCACGGCGGAAGTTGATGAGCTGGTTTTTGACTGGATTGACGGGATAAGTACTAAGTACCCCAATGCCGAGGAGGCCGCGGTTATCTTTGGTATCTTCTATATGACTATGATTGCAGAAGAGAACAAGGACGGGGCTATCCTAAAGAAAAGAATTAAGAGGCTAGGTGTCCATCAAGTACTCAAGGAGGGCATGAAACCAGAGCTGGCGGCTAACTATTCGCGGGGAAAGCCCGTCGGAGAGTTAACTTTAGAGTGTCACAAGAGAGGGTTCTGATAGGATTAAGGCATGGAACTATTAATTCTCGTACTTATCGCTCTTGGTGTTGCTATTACCGCTGTTGCTCTTCGTGAAGATAAGTGGTTTAAGCAGGAAGACTACTCTTGGTTGGACTTTGAAGAAAAGGTTGATACCAAAGAAGAAGTCAAACCTAAGAAGAAGGCTGCTAAGAAGCCAGCTAAGAAGGCTGTAAAGAAGACAGCCAAAAAGAAGAAGCCAGCCAAGAAGGCTGCTAAGCGTCGCTAATGTGTTTGAAGTGTGGGGCGTGCTCAAGAGAGCACCCCTACTCAATGGATGATGCTATAGATGCCTATGAGAGTTTAGGGTTTAAAACCCAGGCAGTAGCCTCACAATATGGTCGTGAGTTTCTACGACTATCTAGAAGAGAGCCTCGATTACCAGGGGCGCACCGCTAAGTTTGCACGTCTTGTATTCACAGACATACATAATGGTTGCGGTAGTTCTAAATATGACGCTGTAGCGTGGAAACGTCACTTTCAAGAAAAACATAAAGATTCTCCTCAATTAGTGGACATGCTTCTTCTTGCCTTTATTGAGTATTATCAGGCAAAGCGGAATAGACTTTAGTTATGGCTAGAGATGATTGGGGCCCTGTTAAGTCGGGCGTTGTAAACCGTGCTAACGATAAAGCTCGTGTTATTGACTTAGGGGTGTACAGAAATAATCGCGACCTTGGATTTGCCAAGGGCACCTCACAAAGGCGTGCGACAGTTGACACTCCTGATATGACACGACATGAGAACTCAGCTATGGAAGTTGGCAATCCAGAAAAATCTAAATTGCAAAAAGGCCTGCAATGGTTAGGGTTGACCGAGTGATACCTGACGAAGACCCGATGAATGAGTACAGGAACCTTAATGATAAGTTTCCTGATAATCGTGTTAAGTATCAGCGTCCAGACCTCTCTGAGTACATGATGCGTCAAGTACGTCCAGATGAAGTTCACAATCCAAATGTAAAGCCTTATGACCCATATCATGACCCAGGTCCTTATCAATTTGGGAAAAGACCAAAAGGATGGCGACCATGAAAAAGATTATTCTTGATACTCTTATCTCTAAACCAGCGATATTTATCTATGGCTTCATTACAGGATGGATAACCTATCTTCTTGTACTTGTAGCAGTTATGAGGGCATGGGGATGAAAGACCCAGCATTAGGTCGTAGCCGTGCAGAGCGTGCACTTGGCGAGGCATACCCTAAGAAGAAGGGTGTAAAGTCAAAAAAATCGGCTTCGTCAAAGAAGAAGGCTGTACGTAAGACCAACGATATTCGCAGAAATAGCAATGGGATATTTGATGGTCCGCGTCCATCATATGGAAGATACAATGTATCTGAGCAAGCTCAAGATGTTTTAAACCGTTCGTTGAATAGGAGAACCCGATAATGCCAATCATTGGCCCAGTAGTAGGCGCTGTAGCAAAAGCTATAGGAGGAAGAGCTGCGCTTGGAAAAGCCGCTTCGTTTGCTAAATCACCTGCCGCTAAAATAGGTGCAGTTGGTTATATGGCAGGAAGTTCTGGTCGTAGCGCTTCTATGCAACAGGGACAGATGGATGGCTGGTTCCCAGGTGCAGGTCAGGGTCCTGGTCAAGGATAATGAAAAGAACTGGTGGACAATTTCCTACCTGTGAAAACTGTGGTAAAGAAATTAGAGATAAAGCTCTTAAAGTAGCCACCCGTAGACAAGGCGAGTATCAAATGTTTCATCCTGATGCCCATGGATGTGCAAGTGCAACAGCGCCGAAGGAGCCTAGCCAACGTGCCAAAAAAAACAATTAAAGTACAAGGTATTAAACATACCGTTAAGAAGAACAAAAAGGGCGATGTTGTAGTCGACCATGAAGCCAAAGCTAAAGCTGGCAAGTACGACAAGATTAACCTGACAAAAAAGGGTGGCTCTAAGACAATTAAGCAGGGCGTCAAAGCCGTCCGTAAGTGGCATAAGGAGAACCCACACTAATGGCTAAGTCAGCAGCATGGACCCGCAAAGAGGGTAAGAACGCCAAAGGCGGACTTAATGAAAAGGGACGCAAGTCTTATGAGAAGGCTAACCCTGGAAGCAATCTAAAGCCACCAGTTAAGCGTGAGCAGGCTAAGAAGTCTCCTAAGAGCGCCGCACGTCGTAAATCTTTCTGTGCACGTATGGAAGGTATGAAGAAGCGTAACACTAGCGCTAAGACTGCACGCGACCCTAATAGCCGTATTAACAAGAGTTTGCGAGCTTGGGATTGCTAGTTTGTCACCATGTGTACGAAAACACAGGATATGCTCTGTGCCCTTCCTGTGGCAAAGACACCCATGAGATAGACTGGAATAAGCAAAATAAGTTACAAAAGAAGTGGCTGAAGGATAATCCTGATGCTTGGCGAAATGTAGGATGGTGGAGTATCTAATGGCAGAGACCAAGAAGTTTGGACCCTACAAGGGCTCTAAGGCTAATGGCGGCCGCCCTATCTACGTTTATAAGAAGAAGGTCGGCGGTAAGTGGGTAACCACATCAAAGAATAAAGCTAGGGCTGACTACGAGTCTAAGAACGGTAAACTTAAATCTAAGGATATTACGGTTGACCATAAGGACAACAACCATAATAACGACTCTAAAGGCAACCTAAGAGCCATCTCTCGCAGTAAGAATACTGCTAAAGAGAATAAGCGTCGTGCTGGTAAGAAAGAGAATGAGAAATGACAGAGCGCACAGAAGGCCAGTTTGAAGGAACTACAGTTAATGTAGGACCTGACGGCGTTCACGCTATGAATAAAGAAGGCGTTAGCAAAGTCGATTTAAAGACTGGCAAAGGTCTTTTTACCCCTTTTACCATGACTAGCAAGTCAAATCCTAATATTTCTTTTACAGGCTCTCATACAGAAGCAGGTCTTAAGATGATGAGAGAAAGACACGGAGAGAAGTGGGATATTCAAACTCATGAAGCATAATGACTCTCAAGGTTTTCCAGACCCATGGACTGCAATGACAGATGAAGACTGGGCTGAAATGGATAGAAAAGCTGAAGAAGCTCATAAAAAGATGAGTGACGGCGACGGAACTAACCTATTAGACAAAAGAACTTGGAAGAGAAAGCCACCATTTTAATGGAAACTGTAACTGCACGAGAACTAACGGCTTTAGACCGCTGTGATAAGTGCAGTGCTGCAGCCCGTGTAATTGCAACTTTTCTAAATGGTGAGTTAATGTTTTGCGGTCATCACGCAAGAGAACAACGTGATGCGCTACTTAATAAAGCTGCATCAGTTTACGACCCAGATAAATATATTTTAATGTTAAAATAGACTTCTACTTAGGAGTCTTAAATAAATAAACTGCGTTATCTCGCAGCACTATTCCTAGCAACACTTCTTCATTTACTTAGCCAAAATACGGCATACGCTAATGAGCCTGCCCCAGAGCAGACGGTTTCGCCTGCCCCTAATCCTTCTCAATCGCCTTCATCAGAGCCTCCAAGCGAGCCGTCACCATCTTCAACTCCTTCGTCTGAGCCATCACCTGCTCCAACTCAACCACCCAGCGAACCTTCGCCCACTGCCTCGCCATCACCCAGCCAAAGCTCCACGACACAGGAAAACACACCAACAGGAATAACACCTCAATCAGAGACAATTACGGTTACCTCCGTACAAGAAAAAATTGATACAGCTGTGGCTACAGTCTCCACAACAAACATCCCATCTACAGTAGCATCAGAGACAACAGTTGTCACAGCAGTTTCTGAAGCTAACACTGCAATTACAAATGCACAGACAGCAGTTGAAAGTGCAACTGTTTTAGTGCAACAAGCTGAGAGCGCAACTGCTCTCGTAGCACCTGCCGCAGCGGCTGTGGAAACCGCTACCACCACAGCTGCTGCTGCAGCTACAGCAGTTACAACTCAAACTGCAGTTGTACAAACTGCAACTGAAACTGTTGCTGCTAGACAAGAAGATGTAAACGTAGCCACTGCTGCCGTCTCTACTCAACAAGCAGTAGTAACGCAAGCCGTTACTACTGAGGCTGCTGCACAGGCTGTAGTAGACGCCGCTACTCAACCAGGACTTAAGGTTGAGGTTTACAACGTATTAGGACAAAACAACGCCCCAGTTCTTCCTGCAGGAGCAACGCCTATCCACACCACAACCGATACCAATGGAATTAATGAGCAGTGGCACAGCGGAAACGTGGCTGGGTCTAACCGTTCAGAAGATGTAATTGTTAAATACTCGGGTAATTGGACTCCACAATACACAGGAACTCAATACCTGCATACTCCAGCAGATGATGGAGTAAAACTTTACTTAGATGGTCAATTGGTTATAAATGACTGGTATGACAAAGGTGGGGGAGGTTCCACAGCAGACGTTGCTACAACTGCTGGAACTAGTAAGGTATTTGAAATGTGGTATTACGAAAACGGTGGGGGAGCACACGTAGCCCTTATGCGTTATACGGGTTCTGGTTGGGAAATAATTCCAGGGTCTGAGTTTTCTCAAAGTTCTGCTACTCCACAACAAGTAGCCACATTACAAGCAGCAGAAGCAACTGTTACTACAGAAACCGCAGTGTTAGCAGTTAAAGAGGGAGAGAAAACAGCAGCAGAGACAGCACTTGCAACATCTCAGACCACATTAACAACAGAAACTCAAACATTATCTAACCTCCAGGCTGAGAAAACTACTGCTGATGCTGCCGTTGTGTCAACTACTGCTGTTCTTACGCAGGTTACAAATGATGCGGCAACCGCTACTTCCGCAGCTAATGCGGCTTTAAATACTGCTAATACTCTTGCAGATGTTGCTGTTGAAAAGTCTAATCAGATTGCGAGTGTAGTCTCCACTGCCGTTTCTCAGATTCCTGTCGCGCCGACTCAGCCGACAACTCCGCCAGAGCCTCAGCCTCAGCCTGCGCCTTCAACTCCTTCTCAACCAGAATCTTCTTCTTCAACGCCAACTGAGCCTGCAAGTCCAAGTACTCCAACGTCTCCTTCTGACGATGCTTCAACCACTCCTCCTCAGACAGATTCTGGAAGTCCATCTACAAATCCTCCAACGGAACCGCAGCCTGATACCGAGCCTCAGCCTCAGCCTGAGCAGCCTTCTGAATCTCAGGAACCGTCTCCAGACAATGCTTCAGATGAGTCTCAAAACCAAGAATCCAATCAGGAATCTGACCAGACAACTGACTCTCCCGACGAGCAATCAGAAGATGCTGATACGCCTGAACCAGATACTGATAACACATCTGATGATGATAGTGATAATTCGACTGAGCCAACTCCGACTGATTCATCTGATACACCTACAGACTCAACAGAAGAACAAGAAACCACAGAAGAAGAACAGTCACAAACAGACCCCGAACAAACAGACGAAACCGACGAGTCTCAGACTGACAGTAGTACTGAAGAATCAACACAGCAACCGTCAGAAGAACCAGAGCAAGATAATCAGTCGGAAGAAACATCCGATAATAATACACCCGAATCTGTCATTAGTGAAGCATTGTCTGACGGTAAATTAACCGAGGAAGAGAAAGCCGCGGTAGTAGAGGCCCTTATATCTGACCTAAAACCAGGAGAGGCTATTAGTGCAGAGGCCCTTCAAGAGTCTGGTCTTACCTACGCTGACCTACCTCCAGAGACTCCAGTTGACGTTCGTACTGATGAGAACGGTAATCCCGTTATAATTGAAGCTGAGGTCGCTGCGGCTCTCGTGTTACTTGAGGACCCCGCAGAACTCTTAGGCGCAATATTCGATGACCCAGGTCAGGTCCTTTTAGCACTCGGTTCTATCGGTGCTGATATGTCTCCAGAAGAACGAGAAGAAGCAACCAAAATGGTGGTTGCTACTGTCGTAGCTGCTGGAGCGGCTCTTAATGCTATTGGTGCAACAGCTGGTGGCTCTTCCCCAACAGGGGGAGGCAGTTCTGGAGGGGGAGCCCCTTCTGGAGATAGTAGGGCCGTTAGGAGACGGAAGCCATGAAGAACATATTAAAAGATTTTATTGACCAAACCTGGACACTTCTAGGTATGTTCATCGCATGGGTCGTCTTAGACGGTAGCGCTAAGACAGTAGTTGGTTATGCAATCTTGTTCAGCTTAGGTGCTTGGGCAATTACATACCCAATTCGTAACCCAAAGGATGATGAATGAAATCACTAGGAAATATTATATTAAGAATCATCGCTACCTTCGCGGCTAGCGGTCTTTCAGTTATTGGTGCTGGAGCAATTGCTGGAGTAGACACCTTGACAGCTGTAACTGTCGCTGGTCTTACTGCTGTTGCTGCGGTAGTTGAGAAGCTCGCAAGAGGCTTCATGAATGATGGAAAGCTTGACCTTGATGAGATTAATGCAGCATTTGCCGCTGTTGATACAAAGGCAAAGAGTGAGCATGACCTTAAGGTAGAAGCTAAACAAAACGGTCAGGACATTGTTATCAGTGCCGCTGGCGCAGTCTCCTATGCAGCAGTCACTAAACCAGACGGACAGGTGCCAGAAGAACAACCTGTAGACGAGGACTGGGACAAGGAGGATAAGTAATGGCTAATCAAGGAACCGCGGCACGGCTTATTGAAGTTGCTACCGCAGAACTAGGAACCATTGAAGGTCCTAAAGATAACGAAACTAAATACGGTAAGTTTGCTAAGGCTAATTTCCAGCCATGGTGCGGCTCTTTTGTAATGTGGTGTGCTAATGAGGCTGGGGTAAAGGTGCCTAACACCGTTTATACCCCAAGTGGCGCAGCGGCGTTTAAAAAGGCTGGCGCATGGATTGACGGTGACCTAGCAGACCCAGATGCTGGAGATATCGCCTATTTTGATTTCCCATCAGATGGTGTCGATAGAATCTCACATGTCGGTATTGTTATTAAAGACAATGGCGATGGAACCGTATGGTGCATTGAAGGAAATACCAGCCCTGATGAAAAGGGTAGCCAGCGCAACGGTGGCCAGGTATCAAAGAAACTTCGTGCATTTAAGAAGAACCCAAAGAAGGTACAAATCTCCATTGTTGGGTTTGGCCGTCCTAAGTTCAAAGATACAGGAGCAGCCGCTCCTGCAGCTAAAACCTGCCCAACATGTGGTCAGGCTGTTAAATAGTAGGTGCCACAAGACCTATTTTTATGTGGGGGGTGCGGGAAGAGATTTCCCGTACCCTCTTTAGCACGTTCTTGCGAGAAGAAACACCTACAATCAGATTATGAAAAAGACAAGAGCAGTTAGAAGTGCGTCTGAAACCCAATTAAGGGCCAAAGCCACTTCTCACATGGGTCAAAGCGCTAAAAAAAGTAGGTTAATTAGAACCTTAACTGTTGCTAGAGTAGCTAGAGCTCTTGATAAATCTTTGTCTAAAAAGGGTAAAAGTGGTAAACGCGACTATATTGATGTAGAAGAAGTAACGCCTAGTAGTCGTAGAGAGAGTTCATCCACCCCTGGTCGTCAATTTGTACGTTCTGAAAAAGTAACTCGTGCCGTATCAGGAGGAAAAAGAACCCCTGCCGCATTACCAGCTCCAAAGTCTGGTACAAAACCAGCATCTAAGAAGCCTCAGCGCAGTAAAAAAGAGGAAACTCCTGGAATGCAGCGAGTATTTAAAGCAACACCTGTTGTAAAACTTGATGAAGGCCCTGATTTTGGCAAAATTACTTCGCAAATTGAACCAACTTTTCAACCAAAGAAGTCTAGGAAGAAAAAAGATGCATAAAGATGGCGTTCCTAGAGAAAAAAGTAGTATTGCAGCCCGAATTACAACTAAAAAACCGAAAGGTAAGGCACGAGAAGAACGAGATAGACGTACGTATGTCATGTCTCCAATAAAAGGACAGACTACTATGTCTAAACAATGGAGCCGATATGAAGGATGGACCCCTTGAGAGGTGGCGAATTCAAAAAATCGGTTACAAAACCAAAAAAAGTGATTGATTCAAGGTTTGGTCTTCGAAAGCTGCGTTATAACAGCAATGAGAAGCCAAGCATAGCAACATGGAAGACCCCTGGTAGAGGCCCTAACGGGGAAAGTCAGAACTGAAAGGTACATAATGCCAGCATCATTTCCTAGCGCAGTACGTGTTTTTACTACTAAACAAAATGTTATTGATACTGTAGATGCCTCACATCCCAACAGTCTCCAAGAAGAAGTAGTTGCCATAGAGACCTCTCTTGGTCTTAATCCTGCAACTTCAACTACTCCAAATCCATCTGGTACATTTAATGGAAGCTCTACCAACTTTAATACTGTATCAGCGCGTATTGCAAACGTAGAAACAGGAGTTGTAGCAGATTCTCACACTCAATACTTAAGAAAAACATCAGATGGTGCTCAATCTAATAAAGTTCAAGCTGGTTTAGCAACTAATAGGCCATTAATTCTTCAAGGTGCCTTAAATCAATCAGTAAATCTTTTAGAATTTCAAGGTTCTGGTAACGAAATTATTGCTGGTGTTACTCCAGATGGTACATTTACTGGAAAAGTTTTAGCTAACCAAATTCAAGGTCAGGTTTCGGCTGTTGCAGCTGACGCTACAGTAGAACAAAAATCTTCAAACTTTACGTTAGCTGTAGCTGATAAAAACAAGCTAATTTACTGTGTTAATACTAATACATCTGTAGATTTAGTTATTACTGTCCCAGCTGATACAGGAACTAACGACTTTCCAATAGGTTCTCAAATAAGCATTGTGAGGGGTCAGGTAGGCCCTGTTTCGTTTGCTGGTGCTGGAGTGGCATCTGTAAATGCTACCCCTGGATTAAAACTACGAGCCAGATGGTCAGGCGCTACTCTGGTTAAGGTAGCAAACAATACCTGGTGGCTATCTGGTGATTTGAGTGCTTAATGCGCTACGTAGGAGTTAGTGACTCTCAAAAGAAGGTACCACCATTACCACCTTCTATTGCTTCGCGTTCAGATTCTGGCTCTAACAGGGCTTTTGATGATGGGGCGACGTTCTTAACATTTGAACCTACAACTTTTGATGGCAAGCTGCCGATTATAGATTATATTGTTGTAGCTACTCCTGAATCAGGGGCTGCTATTAATATTACACTATCTAATCTACTTCCTTTTGTTTTTACTGGCCTTCGCTCTGGCGTTAAATACACATACAGAATTAGGTCTAGAAATGAAGTTTTTGAATCTGCTGATTCTACAGGAGTAGGTCCTGATACAGCAACCACGGTTCCAGGAAGACCCACATCACTAACTGCAATTAATCAAGTTAATGGTGGAGGTATAACTTTAAATTGGGTAGCTCCACCAAATGGTGGAAAGTCCATAACTAGTTACACTATTACTCCAACTGTAGGCGCTCCTATAGTGACTAATAGCGCAGCTACAACTTATGCTTTCACAGGAACAGTTGGAACTACTTATAACTTTACAGTTGCTGCTACAAACCAAAATGGAACTGGGCTAGACTCAACAGCATCTGGCACTGTAGTGCCTACAGCGCCCGCTCCACCCCCTCCCCCACCACCACCTGCGGGTCCTAGCGGTCCTGGTTTATCAATTGTTTCTTTTAGCGGCTCAGCTTTTAACTCTGGCGGCAATAATGGAGCAACTGTGACATGGAGCGCTACTGGCTACTCTTCTTACAGAGTTACTGGAGCTAATTGTGATTCAGGTATTATAAATGGTCAAGCAAGCTCTTATAATTTAATTTGTAATCAAGGTACATCACTATGCGGTCAAGTAGCAACCGCAGTTTTGACGGTGTGGCCATTTTCTGGCGGTACTGGTACGCCAGTTTCATCTTCTACAAACATAACTTTATCAGCATGTGCGGCTGGCCCTTCTGGACCACCTGCAGGACCTACTCCATCACCAACATGCTCTGGAGCCACTTTACTTAATGCAGGCAGCTTTACATTAACCTCAAGTGAAACAGCAACTAGATGTGATGGAACTACCGCTTATACAAGAACTGTTAATACTTATACTAATTTTTCTACTGGAGCAACACTTACATGTAATGGCCCAGAGTCTGGAGGAACAGCAAACTCTCCATCATGTGGTGGTGGTACAGTTGTAAATTGTAATTGTATTCCTATAAGCTTTACTTCTACTACTAGAAGCGTTAGTACAAGTATCTGCCCTTCTGGACTTCAAAGTGGAATTTTATCAACATATAACGCTTGCTGTGTAACTAATGGAACGGTATCTAACAATCCAGAATATACTGCTTTTGAATGTATTGGTGGCGTAGGTCCAGGTCCTTCGCCTTCGCCAGCAGCGTCGCCAGCAGCGTCGCCAGCAGCGTCGCCAGCAGCGCCTCCAGCAGCGCCTCCAGCAGCGCCTCCAGCAGCGCCTCCAGCAGCGCC